CCATGCGACTATAACGGGGAAATTGGATCTACATATATGATTGAGGTAAATCGACGCTTGTATATGATAGATGGAAAAGTCGATCAGGTTCTCCATGATCGTCTTCAAAATGACTTGACAGAAGTTATGACAACTATAGTTGATATTATGGACCCGAGTAACAGAAGAATGTATTGACTTTTTAGAAAACATGTGGTAGAATATAATCTGTTGAGCAACTCTGCTTGACACTACAATTAACCTCCTTTCACAAGGCAGTAAATATATGAATTGCATTAACCCAAAGAAGATTCCAGTTGACATCACCAAGGACTCTCATCTCAATTATATGGGTGGGACCAGTTGGGATATCAAGAACCCACTTAACAAGCTCCGTATAGCCGCTTCGTCGTGCTTTTTCGGTGAGCCCCAATACTATAACCGAGACGCCGATGACAAGCGTAAGGTTCGTCACGCCCCTGACTATCGCCTCTCCGATGCCGATGTGAAGGAGCTTCGTAGCGTACTCGACGCTATCGACCCGCAGGAGTGGCGTGGTATGTCTCCGAAGGAAATCATGGAGAAGACGATTGACGAGGCTCTTGCGTTCAATGTCGAAGAGACTCTCAAGGTCGCTGTTGCTCTTCGTAACGAGGACAACATCCGTGTTACTCCACAGGTCATTCTCGTTCGTGCTGCTAACCACAAGTCTGCTAAGGGACTTGGATTGGTTCAGAAGTATGCTCCAGAAATCATCAAGCGTGCAGACGAGCCAGCAACGGGACTTGCCTACCAGAAGTCCGCATTTGGTAAGCCAATTCCTAACTCCTTGAAGAAGGCTTGGGCAAAGGCGCTCTCCGCTTGCAGTGAGTACTCGCTTGCGAAGTATCGTCTTGAGGGACATCAAGTAAAGACCGTCGATGTCATGAACATCTGTCACCCAAAGTCTGATGCTATCGGTAAGCTCGCCAAGGGCGAGTTGAAGTCCAGTGGAGAGACTTGGGAAGCGATCATCTCCAAGGAGGGATCGACCAAGGAGACTTGGACCAAGGCTGTCGAAGTCATGGGTCACATGGCTCTGCTTCGCAACTTGCGTAACTTCCAAGAGAAGGGTGTAGATACCAGTGTCTACTTGGATAAGCTTGTTGCAACTGCCGAGACTGGAAAGCAGCTTCCGTTCCGTTACTGGAGTGCCTTCAAGGCAGTCGAATCGCAGGGTAAGTCATCTGTCATGGATGCCGTTGAAGACTGCATGAAGATTTCTCTCAAGAACCTTCCGCAGTTCAAGGGTAATGTCATGTCGCTCTGTGACAACTCCGGATCTGCTCATGGAACCATGACTTCTGCCTATGGTAGTGTCAAGGTATCCGAGATTGCCAACCTTACCGCAGTTGTCACTGCAAAGTGCGCCGAGAACGGACATGTTGGTGTCTTCGGTGACAAGCTTGAAACCTTCGCGGTTCGCAAGTCTTCATCCATCTTCGATGACTTGAAGAAGGCTAACAACCTTGGTGATGGGATCGGTGGAAGCACCGAGAACGGAATCTGGTTGTTCTTCGACAAGGCAATCAAGGAGAAGGAGCATTGGGATCATATCTTCATCTACAGCGACATGCAGGCTGGACACGGTGGCTTGTACGGAACTGAAGCATGTTCTCGTCAGTATATGAAGGAATATGGTTGGAAGGGAAGTAACCATATCCACGTTCCTAAGCTGATCAAGGAGTATCGCAAGATCAACCCGAAGGTCATGGTTTATTTGGTTCAGGTTGCTTCGTACACTGATACGCTGGTTCCGGAGAACTATGACCGAACCTTCATACTAGGAGGCTGGTCTGATGGGGTGATTCGTTACGCTGCTCAAATGTCAAAGATGTACGAGCAGAAGCAGTAAAAGAAAAACATCTGTGATATAAAGGGGAGAGCTTCTTATGAGGCTCTCCCCTTGCTTTTGGTAAATCCGTTGTTATGATAAAGCATGCCCCATACTCTCGTCACGGTTGACCTTGACTATTGGACCAACCGCAATCCATCGTTGTCCGACCTCCGAGCAGCTTCATGTTTCATTAGGCAACTAATGGATAGCGTCAAGTATTCCCATGTCATCAAGTATCATGATGCCATTGTAGAATATGGTCTTATTCCAAAAGGAACCAAAAAGGTTATTAATATAGACTTCCATAACGATATAGTTGTCGATTCTGGTGATGAGTTAAATGAAGGAACCTGGGGTAACTTCATGCCCAAGAGTGTCAAGGAGTTTGAGTGGAGGTATCCAAGCTACACCGAGTGTATCAGACAGAGAAACGGGTTGTGTAACCCATATGGAAAGAAGAAAGATTATCCTCTAAAGTACAAGACTAGGCTTGGAATAGAAGATATAAGCCTAAGAAATATAAACTCCGTGGTCATCTGTCTTAGCCCTAACTGGGACTATGCCAAGGTTCTTCCGGACTTCGTGAACATGCTTGGGCTGTGTCCACTTGATGAAGTCGATGATTACATCAGAAGCATTCGTTCTTACAGGAGTATTCCTCGTGGTCGATGAAGAGTATGTCAAACAGCTTGAAGCCCATATAGAGGGACTAAATAAAGTCATTGACAAATTGCTTGTCAAGGAAAATCTGTTGTATTATGTCAAACCAAAGGGCGACAACCTGATTCAATTAGAGGACAACAAAAGATACTTCAAGACGATTGAAGATGTCTTTATAGCTTTTCTTCATATGGGTGGAAGAATGCGACTATTGGTTAGTGTTGACCAAGATTATGCTAAAAGCGAATACGCTGGTCTTAGTCTCATACTTGACATCTACTCGCTTGACGTAATAACAGGCGAAAGAAAGAAGGTGTGGGGATGATAGACGAAACCTATGTCAAACAGCTTGAAGAAGAAAATGAGAAGCTTCGCAAGAAGCTTGAGGAAAACGGACTCAAGTCTGGGTGCTATGACCTTATCATAGACCATCTGGCTACGATGTATACGCCGTCTAAGAATGTATTGAATCACACCCGAATAGACGAAAAATATGTGGAAATTGTTGCCCCTATTCGTCGCACCAAAAATAACATCTTTATTCAAAAAATAGTCAACGACTGCATTGAAGAAGCCAAAGCAGAAGCAGGATACCGAAAGAAATGACCGATATCTACACCAAGCAACTTGAAGAAGAGAACGAGAAACTTCGTCGCCAGCTTGAAGCTGCCCAAGAGACTATTGACTATTGTGGAGCTACTTGGAAAGAAGAGATAAACGGCTCTGAGGTAAATTATCGACTCTGCTTAGGAAACTTCTGTCTTGCGGTTATTGTCCAATCATTTATGGGTAATTACAGGTGCTATGTCATCAGGTTTGATCGAAAGGAATGGTACTGGAGCGAACCTAACCGAGAGTTGACACTTACATCAGCCATGCGTGCATGTGAGTATTCTCTTGGGTTTGGAAAGGAGAGAGTTGAGAACACTCGCCCAAAAGACTTGAAGACGATAAACGAAAATGCTATTATGTGGATGACAGAACAAATAGAAATCCAGAATACTGAAGCGATTGCTAAGAAATTTCTGGAAGATATAAAATCAAACCACCCTAAAATGTCCAAATGAAAATAAAAGTAATCCGTAAGCAGCTATCTCTGGGTCAAATGGAAGGCTGGAGTCGTTTGACGGTCAAGGTTCCTCTATGGCTCCGCAGCTTCGAGAATTATACTCAGTTTATATTTGAATACAACATTGTCGGATATAAAAAGAAATTTCAAAAGGATTGGAAAAGGTTCTCCAAGTTGAAGAGAAACAACACTTGCGATGTAAATCAAGACACCGATAATATGCAACTCCAGAGGATTGGCTTATGGGAGATTTAGATTTTTATATCAAGCAGCTTGAAGCCGAGAACGAGAAGCTCAAAGCTTCCTTGGAGTCTGCCCTGTTGACCAACGAGATTGAACAGAAGCGTAATATATTTTCTTATGAGAGATGGATATGTAATAAAGACGGGACTATTCTTCAGTCTGATTATACGCTTGATAAAGGCGAATGTAGGAGATGGATAGACTTCATCCACACTGATATGATTGGAAAGGATACCTCCCTTATTGTATCAATGTTGTGTTATGCGTATAAGAAAGATAAGAATGCAATGACAGCAAGAATAGTGTGGGATATTGATTTTAGGACTTGTAAAGCAAAAGGTAATCAAGCCTTTTCTATATACAAGCTAAGTCGGGGACGAGTGTATTGTACTGGCGAGGAATATAAGACGATCACTGACAAGTCAATAAAAAGAAAGAAGTATGGTGAATGAATGTCAAAACTCTGTGGAAACAAAGATATATTTGGTATATTATCCGGAAGACAATATATGTTCACCAATCACAGATGCTCCCGTCTATTTCATAGAGCGTTTCCTACGATATGCAGCCACAACAGAAAAAGACAAAGGCATTGGGATTGGAAGCACTTGGGAAGTCACTACATGAGATATGAGCATATATTTGACTAACACCGACAATTATGGTAGAATGTGAATAATGACAACTCTGTATAAGAAAAAAGGCAAATGGGGAGTATATGGAAGAGACTATATGTTCAATAACCATATCGGGTCGAGGCAATACAAAGAGGTATTAGCTGGTAAATCGTACAATAATAGAAAAAGGCAAGCCTATGTCTACTGGAAAGAAACGGGTGAATATTATATGAGATGTCATCACATATTTGACTAATACCATAACCCATGATAGAATGGACATATGCCCGAAGCTACGACTATCTATGAAAAGCTACTGGAAGCCGAGAACGAGAAGCTTAGAGATGCTCTTGAGAAGCAGATAATAGAATGTGATGATACTAAAAGAAAATATCATGCTACTGCCTCCGACCTTCAAGAATTTAAAAAAGACATAACAAATTTGCTCTTATCAAGTGATATAAACAATAAAACATGTCGAGGAACACGGAGAAGTCCGGATTATAATATAGCTGTTTGGTCAATTCAATGGCATCCCAATAGTGAATATACTTATAAAAGAATGCCAATGTTATACCCAATAATGAAAAAAATCTGGCTAAACGATTTGGAGAGTAAGATTCAGGCAATGAAATTTGCTATAAAAAACAATAACACTGGACAATGGAGCATATTTCAAAACAGGACTTTTGGATTCGCGCCAGAAACAGAAAAGATTGATCTATAAAGGAAATACTATGGATGACGCAACTGCAAATTACATCAAGCAACTGGAAGCTGAGAACGAGAAGCTTAGGAGCAACATGGAGAAACAGGATGCTACTCTACATAAGCTGATTCGGGATAATATGGAAGTGAAAAAAGATAAAGAAGGAAGGTTCTTCTTACGTCTTAGACCCCTTCGTGAAATGATACCACTTGTCGATGAAGAAGTGTTGGTGTTGGTTGGAATAGACGCTCAGATAGTAACTCCCATGGAGTTCCCCGAGTTTCCGACCAACTTCGGCAATATAGCCATGCCCATAATACGAAATGCCTTAAACCAAGAGGAAATAGAGAAAGAAGTTGAGAAGGTATTGGAACATCAAAAGCAAATGGAAGAGCTTCGTAAGAATAAGGAAGAAACAAATGAGTAACTATGACGATGAATATGTTAAAAATATCGAAAAGCAAAATGAATACTTAACTGAAAGAATTGATGGATTTCTTGTTTGTTTCGAGCAGATCAACAGATTACTTCTATTATCATCTACGACAGATATGAAAGGGAAGAAGACTTATAGTGTAATTGTAAGGGGTGGTTCGAATAACAAAGACATTACAGAAGAAGAATATTTGGCTCTTTCTAAAATTGGAGTAGAGTGTGAACCACACGTTGACATGCGTAAGAAATATGAAACAAACACCTACGACCTTGAGAGTCTGAATAAGAAAATACAAGAAGCATTTGAGAAACTGAGTAAATACCGATGACTGACCTCAACTACATCAAAAGTATCGAAGAAGAAAATGAGAAGCTCCGCGACCATATAGAAAGGGTTGAGCAGGAGAAAGATACATTAGTCAAAGAAAGAGATGCGATGTCGTATCACTACGACAGGGGTGAAGTTAGACTGGTATCAATTCTCTTGGGTAACAAGAAGAGTGGGTATGTAACCCTTCCTGTATTTGCCCATTCCAGACAATCTGAGTGTGTCAAGTTTATCAACGCCCATTATGAAAAGTATTGGTGCTATAATAGTGTTAGGTCAGAAATATCCAGAGTCATGGGAATAAAGAGAGCCAATATCATGTATCAGATTTCTTTCATAAGTGGAGCAAAAAACAAAGAAATAGATGGTAGAATGTGGTATGATGGATTCAGAGTATTTGAAGACAAGAACGAGGCTATGTACTATGATCCAAGAAAAAAGGCATTCAATGTTACATTCAAGCCATCCTGAAGTATATAACAAGGACTTAGAAGCATTAGTGGATTTGCTTCGTGATAAGCTTGAAGGTGCTGAGATTCGCGAAGAGCATCTCAAGGAGCGTGTGAAGGAGCTACAAGAGAAGTTCTATAAAGTTGCCATAACAACAAAAACTTTATGTAACTATGATATAGCATATTTCAGTAACTATGAAGATGCTCATAAGTATCTCAAAGAAGAAGTTGCGTCATTCGTATTTCAAGCGGAATCGTCACCAGTCCACTCAGACTCTTCTTATCTGAGAAGGATAATTCCCGTTCCCATCCATGAAGTTGACACTATAAGAAGCTGGAACATTGACATAATCAGGTTCGGTCAAACTAGATGTGTTGATGGTTCGGTCAAGAACCTCTTGACGTTGGGACGCACGGGTGAGCTTATTCGAGTTGTTGGGGAGGGTAAATGAAAGACGCATACACCAAAGAAGTAGAGAAGCAGAACGAGGCTCTCAGAGATGCCATAGAAGATACTACGAGCAAGCTTATGAAGCTTGAAAAAGAAATTTATTTGTTTGACTATAGACCAACATTCGTCATCAACCACCGTAAGAAATCACCATTGCCGACATACGATCATTATCCCTTTATCCATCAAAATATTGATTCTGCACTTGAAGTAGTGGTTGATTATGTGGCTGATGCTATTCTTACCCATGTTGAAAGAGTGGATGGAAAGAAAAGAAGAAGTCCCAAAACCATTTGCATGATAGATTTTCAATGCTGGTATCTTGGTTCTCTTGAAAGAACCTATATTGTCCATATCGTTTACCCAATGCAGAAAAAGTACTCCATATCTATTGGAATGGACAAACCACCGGGAATTCTCCCCATGTGGGATGAGGAATTCGACAATTACTATAAGACAATGATACCAACAGAAAAATCATTGCATAAGTATATAGTCGAAGAAATTCTTGATTGTAAAGATCTACATCAATACCTATACGATAAATAAGAATTGGAGGAAGATATGAAAACATTATCTCTAAATGGTGGTGGCTCCAAGGGGTATATGTCTGCTTATATACTTATGCGTCTTGAAGAAGCATTTGATAATAAGTATAAAACATATCAGCTATTTGACATGATAGGTGGAGTCTCAACTGGCTCTATTATTGGAGCTATGTTAGCTAAAGGTTATTCTGCCAAGGAAACCGTTGAATTATATCGTGAGTTTATTCCTAAGATTTTTTCTAATAAACGTTGGTTTATTACTTCTTTATTTCGTGCAAAATACAGCCGAGACTCCTTACAGGAAATTGTTAGGAAATATATAAACTTCCCAATCAACACTTCGAAAACCAAGTATATGGCATATGCCGTTAACATCAGTGGGAAAAGTATAAAACCAAAGTTCTGGAAGTCGTGGAAAGATGATATTAGTTCCGTTGATGTGGTTTTGGCATCTTCAGCAGCACCAACCTATTTCAACCCATATGAAATAAATGGAGAATGTTTTATTGACGGTGGAATGGCTTGCAACAACCCAAGTATGTGTGTGATATCAGAAGTTATAAGATCCGGAGCAACTCTTGAGAATCTTTATAATGTCAATATAGCATGTGATACTCTTGAGGGATATTCAAAAGCATGTGGAATTCGTGGTTTACTGGAATGGGCACCTAAAGCAATAGAAGTTGCGATGTATGCTGCTACAGGAATGGAAGAGTATCAGGCTCATACCCTTCTGGGGTTTAATAATCATTACATTGCCCCACCAACTTCTCTTCCTCTTGATTGTCAGGATTTTGCACTCATGGAAAAGATAGCAGAAGAGCAATGGCAGAAACATAAAGAGGCGCTTATAGAGAATCTTCAGCCTGATAAATAAGGTGTGGAGATATCCCATGAAAAACTGGAGTAGCAAGTTTCTTATTGAAAGTGATTCGTTGAATGCTTTTAGCTCAACCTTCGAAAACAAGGGCATAAAGTATTTGTTTTTAGACTTTGATGACACTGTTAGACATGCTATACACTTGCCCGATGGTGATGGAAGACCGCCATTGACAAAAGAAGAAGTCAATGTATTCCCAGGAATGGGTCAAGCGATTCGGACTTGGATGGATGCTGGTTGGACGGTATGTGGAACATCTAATCAGAAGGGACCGCTTCGTAGACGTCAATATGTTCCAGATTTCATGACCGATCAGGCTACACTAGACGATGCTGCTATAGGATGTGGAAAGGTCATGGACGAGACAGTGAAGAAGCTTGGAGTTGACTTCCCTGTTTACTTCTGCTCGGATGCTTCTATATTTGTTACAGATGGTGGTAATGTTTCATTAGTCAAGAATGGTTTAGGTAAAGAAACAAAAGAAGCTGGTAAAGCAGCCAAGCCAAGCCCAGCGATGGGATTGGCTATCATTGAGAAATACGGAAAGCCAGATTGGGAAAAGTGTTATATGATTGGTGATAGCTACGATGGCGCTGACGAGCAGTTTGCAAAAAATCTTGGTTTTCACTTTATCAACCCAGGAAAGCTTGGAAGAGACTTCGTAGATTTCACGGATAAGTTCTTCAATGAAGAAGGACAGGAACTTGATGAGTTTATCAATCAAAAAGGTTATGGAGCTACTGGTGGATATAACCAGGGCTTTCAATCGGACTACCCCAATACAAAGGTGTAAATATGACAACAGTGGCTTTCTCAAACTTTTTTATGTGTGAAGACTCCCATGGGTATTCAGATAGAAACATAACATTACAAATAGAAGAAGTGTTAGTTGACGTTATAAACGGAAGAACACCAAAATACAGAAGTCTTCTTCCAACTGGAAAGAAAGTCATTGACATATTGAAAAGTAAAGGAATGAATATTGGCGATGACGCCAAGCACTATGGATCAGCAAAAATAAAAGGAGAGCTATCTTCGAGCTACATAGAGAAAATGCGTCAACTATTTCCTGACTATAATCCAATCTCAGCCAACCGAACACCCAAGACAGACTTATATACTTCCACCCAGAGAATATCACTGAAGTGTAACGCTGGTTGGTTGTTTGCACACCAAATGATTGATACATCTATTTGCTTCCATAGCATCATAGACAACGCCAAAGAACTAAAAGATGAGATAACTTCAAGAGTTACAAAGGCAGTGTCGGGAATACTGGAATATGAAAAGGGACTATCAAAAGCAGACAAATCAAGAGTTCTCCAAGATGCAATAGCAAAGGAGTTTACGTCAACTTTTGATAATATAGCCCTGAAGAAAGCATTTATAAAAAATGGTGTTACTGGCACATTCAAATTTGGTGACAGTCTAGCAGCATGCAATACTATGTTGGTTATAAAGTATACTCAGCAAAAGATGTCTTCTGAGAAAGCACTTCGTAATCCAGACTTTATTTCCGATGCCACTTACATGACTCCCGTTTCTAACGATGCATGGATAAACAAAATGACTTCTATCATTCAGCCGTCATTCATGGTACAACCATCAGGGAAAATAAGATTCGATGTAAAACAAAAGAACGCAAGTGCCGATGTAACCTCTGAGTCGATGTATCTTGAAGGTGTAATGTCCGACATTGGAAACTACATCGGTAAAGGATATAATGCAGTCAAAAAATATATTGAAAAGCTAGTAAACTTTATCATCGTCACTCTTCGCGAAAGTTTCACTAAGTTTATGACCTTGTTTGGGTTAGATGTAGATGTTAATCTCAATAATGAGTTTATTCTACCTACCCTGTATTGATTTATTTTAGGAGTGGGTATAATAAATCTCACAAGGAGATTACGATGCCAAAGCGCACCCCAAACGAAGATGATAAGGTAATGAAGCCAAAGCAGATTGCTAAGGTAGTACTTGACATTTATGATAACGGCTATGTAGATAAAAGTTTGTCGGAATACTATATCAACGAAGAAACCAAGAAGCGTAAAAAGTTTGACCATGACTCTGTAAAGGAGTTCAAGCAGTGCTTCAAGGAGCTTCTTTCGGACGACCCTGATGTATATGTGGTCGGAGAGTTGCTCAAGGCACTTGATATCAACCCAAAGGTCTTCGCACAAAAAACTTTAGGATTACCAGTAGATAAAGAAGAATAACCAAAAGAGAAAAAAACTAGGAGTTTAGAAGAAGCCCCATAGAAATATGGGGCTTTCTTTTTTATCATATCATGATATAATACCAGCATATGAACGACAATCGTAAAAACGCATCTATAATATCAAAGTCATTATGTGAATTCATAGACGCTGGTTTGAGCCACGCATCAGCCGACATTGATAAGCTTTTTTTACTAACTTCATTAGCTATTCATATAGATAAAAGACAAAAAGAAATATGTGGGGAGCAGACATGCGAGCAAAAGACAGATCCCAAGAAGCAGGACAAGCGAGACAAGAAGAAAATGAAGAAAGCTATGCAAAAGAACTAGAGAGGCGTTGCGAGCAATACGAGGAACACATAGCTAAGCTTGGTGACGAAATTAGCTTCTTGAAGAGATATGTAAAATTCAGGGGAAATAGCTTTTGTTTTACGGGACCACTGAAAACAATGACGCGAGATAAGGCATATGATCTTGTTCGTGCTGCTGGTGGACAACCATGTTCTACGATGTCGCATGGTGTATCGTTTCTCGTTACCAACGACAAGAACACAGATACAGAAAAGAATAAGTTTGCAAAACGAGTAGGAACTGAGATAATCAATGAACAAGAGTTCCTATGGGTACTAGACCATCTACCAAAAAAGTCAATAATAGTACCGCCGAAATTCTAAGGCGTCTCAAGGATCTTGAAGCTGATAACGAGCGTCTAAGGATGCTTGTAGATTCTATGAGATGTAAGCTTATCAGATATTACTTCACATCCCGACTAGAAGGGAAAGATACTAATGTATGGCATTATTATCTTGGTGGAGTAAAAAGATTCACCGTGACTGAAGTATTCAATTCAACCGACCACACGCTCAAATATGGAATGTATAGATACCCCGAACATGGCTTCCGTATTGAACTGACTGGTAATGCTTTCAATGATTTCTGGCATCCACTTAGTAGCGAAGTAACCAGAACCCCATGTTTTTTTTCATTAAGTGACGCAGAGACATTCATTCGTGGATTTTTCAATGGTAATCCAGACATGTGTGTGATAGTTGACGCAGAGAAGCATCACACTATAAAAGGTGCTTACAAATAACTCTTGCGTTCCCAAGAACCCTCGTTAGAATAAGACCCAAGGAGATACAATAATGTTGAAAGCAACCACGGGAGCTAAACCCGCAACTAACCACCTTGACCCACAGTATGTCAAGGATCTTGAAGCCGAAAATGATCGTCTCAAGGAAGACAACCACGTTTGGATGAACAGATGTACTGCGCTTGAGAAGTGCCTCAAGATTGACAAGGCTCAGTACTCTGCTACTGAACTCGTCGCTCGTGCCAAGAAGGGCTTCGAAGGACAGTTGTCTGCCACTCAGACCGTCGCTGCTCGGCTCTATGAGAACGCAATCAAGCTGCTTGATTCGCCTGACCTCTGGACCCCCGACCACCCCTATGACTACGACCTGACCCACAAGGTCTATTCGCTTCGTATCGTTCACGACATTGATCGCCAGTATGTCGATGTCGAGATTGAGCAGAACCAGGGTGAAAGCAACTTCAACTGGCAGGAGAGGTTTGATCTTAACTCCCCCGAAGGAAAGAACTTGTTCGAGAAGTCGAAGAAGGTGTGGCTCTACCATCGTACTCAGGGTGTGGCATTCGAGAAGTTCGTGAACTACATCACCAACGAGATTACGCTGGAGAAGGCAAAGGAGATGTTGGAAGAGAAGTCGAAGGAGCGGTGATCGGATTGGTGTGGCGTAGTAGGTAGTGGAGAGAGTAGTTGTGGAGATGTAAATGGAAACCCATTTTGGGTTTGGGAACTCCGGGCTAAGTCCGGAGTTTCTTTTTGTTTAACTATAAATAACGATTGAGGTATCACATGGGTGACATTCAGAGTATCCGTGAGTCGCTTAAAAGGAATCTTTTGATAGAATCTTTCAAGGATTCGGCGTATTTGTTTGATCTTGATAATACCCTCTTCAATACCGATGCCAAGATTATCGTTCTTCATAATGGAAAGCCAGTCAAGAAACTAACCCCTGAAGAGTTCAATACTTATCAGAAGCAAAATGGTGAGTCGTTTGACTTCTCTCAGTTTGACGATCCTGATCTATTCATGGCTACTGCCAAGCCGACCTATCTACTCAAAGTCATCAAGCAAATCAACGATGCTATAGAGCAGGGAAGAAGCAACTCCAAGATTTACCTCCTAACCGCCCGATCAGCCAAAGTAAAGGATGCTGTATTATCTACTCTGGCTAAGCATGGTGTCAATAATATTGCTGGCTACTTATCAGCTTCCGAAGGCACCAAGAGTGGCAAGTCAATCGCAGAAGTGAAAAAAGAAATACTTCAGAAGGTTCGTGCCAAGCACATGGGCAAGGTCAAGTTCTTCGATGACGATGACTCGAATGTACAATTAGCCAAGAGTATCCCAGGCGTCAAGGCATATAAAGCCAAGACCATGGGTGAAAGCTGGAACGACGATGAAGATGGTGATAGCCCATGGGAATCGCTCTACATGAGCCAATTCTCAGGAATCAATACTGCCGTTCGCAGGATGGGTCTGGACATAAATTCCGTCCGTTTGATCAATACAAATCGCACAAACTTGACTTCCAATAACATTAAAGACATATCTGAGGGATTTCATCAGTGGTATAGTATAGGAACTGCTTGGTTGGATTGGATCCAGAGAAACATGACAGATCGCCTTAAAGTATGTAACTATGCTATTGAATTCGCTAAAGAACCTCTTACAATAAAGACACCAAAGCTGGTTCAGATGTTTGAAAGAAAATATATCATTGATCCGGAAAGACCAAAAGACTCTGCCATAAACTGGAAGTTGCTTTATGAAAATGGAGTTGGTGCTATAGAATTTAATCCATATGATAAAGGATTTAGACCTAGTAAATCGTCACTTGGGTGGTATTCGTCTATTGACATGGCAAGTGGAGCTATAGTAAACAAGAGTATCATCAAGAATGTTGTGAAGCTATATGATGGGACCGATGACTTCAAAGACGCAGGAGTAAACCCAAAATGAACGAATGGTGGACTGAACCTCTTGATGATATAGTATCTGCTGGCTTCGAGTATGTTGGTCCTGCGCCTCTCGCTGGCTCGTATGATAAGCATTTCTTCAAGTCGAAGAAGAATGGCAAGAAGTATCTCTGGAAGTCAGGAAAGCGTAAGATAGGCATGGTATCCAAGATAACCGGAAAGCCCCGGGCTGCCAAGTCAAGAGACAAAGAGTTCACCCAGCCTAACGCAGAATACTTCGCCTCGAAAGCAGCTTCAGCCGTTCTTGAACCCGGTGAGCATATTCCCGTAACCAAGTTGCCATTTCCGTTCGATGATGTAGATGGTGTGGAGCAAGGAACATTGGGTATCGTTATGCCGTTTCTTGATAACGCAGAGGAAAACAAGTTTGGTGATAACTACACCGACAAGCTAACGCCAGAAGATATACGGACAATCCAGCGCCTTCATGTGTTTGATTACCTCGTATCCAATATGGACACTCATGCAGAAACGACACTCAGGGTAGGTGGAAAGCTCATTGGAATCGACCGTGGACAGGCAATGCGGTATCTGTCAAAGATACTCAACGCTACCTTCCCCAAGGATCCGGATACGCTGGAGAGAACCAAGACGCCTGTTGGTGCCAAGTCGTATTACAACGAGTTCTTCATTCGTGTAAAGGAAGGAAAGATAAAGGCACCTTTCAGCAATGTAAAAGATATACTTGACAAAGTGGAGAAGATACCCGACGAAACTTGGAGAGAGTGGATGACGGATTACTTGGAAGCATTCAAGACCAAGTATCTTATAGCCATGAAGTCACAGCCAGTTGGAAAGCCAGGAAATAAAACATATTGGAAAGGACTGACGCCAGAAGAAATTGATCGTGACATTGAAGGTATAGCCGACGAGATGGTAAATCGTAAAAATCGTATTAAGCATGATGTTATTTCTTTTTATAAGAAGCTTGAATCTGGGTTGAATGAATCGGTCAAGAAATTTGATTTATCACCAGCGTCACTCGCAGATGAAGTTACTATAATAGTTGATGATATGGTATCAAGAATAATGGGAGATGTAGATGATAACTGGAAAAGCACCGTAAGATATGCAGATGACGCAGATGTTGCATTTGAAGCCGCTATGCGTTCACATATGGAAACCAAGGCTCTTTACTTCAAGGCTCTTTCGAGTTGCTTGGATTCGCTTGTAGGTAAAGAAAGACCCGTTCCGGAAATAATGCTTAAGCATGTTGTCAAAATAGCAAGTCGCTGGAAAAAAGAAGCGATGGAAATAATAGAAGATTTATCTCCTGATAATATAATTGCCATGAAAAATGCAAGACGTAGAGAAATAGAAGCAGGGTTATTTGATGCCTTTGAAAAATTCGAAGCAAGTTGGGTATTGGTGTATAAAGCAGTGTATAATATAAAGACAGATATAAGTAGAATAACAGGAACAGACGCATAAAAACTTGCAGCAGGTCGGAAGCTTATATGCAAGTTCAAACACCGGAAGATTCGTCTTTCGGTGTTTGTTTTTCATGATAAATACTTATGTAGGTGTTCTTTTAACAACTGAAAAATAAGGAGGAATCCACCATGGAATCCACGTCAACGCTTTACGAGCACGACCTCGAAAAGCAAAATGAAACCTTAGTAAAAAAACTTGAGGAAACTGAACTCTTATTGGATAATATAAACGAAACCCAGGAAGATAAAGAGAGTAGATACCAAGAAGTAATAAAAGAATCACTTGACACTATATACCAGTTGGCTACAGCACTGCATAAGTATAAATCAATAGTCGATCAAGATGGAGAATGGGAGCCATCGCAAAAAGAACTTGAATTGGTTGGTAAGAAATACTTACGCAACTTCATCAAGTATACCAATACGCATAAAGCAACTGTGTCAAGCGAGTGCGAAGATTTGGTTGACGAGTTTCTTGTCGAGCTAAAGTGCGACAAGAGTCTTGAAAAACTTTCTGCATAGTGTAAGATGTGGGGGAAGGAGCCTCCCCATGTCATTGGTATATACGCAAAAAGAGTATCATTTTATTGAAGAGAGAATAGGAGCGAAACTTTGTCGCCTGTTTGCGAAACTTGATGCTTTCTTGGCTGGTGGATCTATTACTTCTATATTTTCTAATCAGCCTATCAATGACTTTGATATATTCTTTCGAGACAAAGAAAGCTTCGAAAAAGCCAAGCGGTACTTTTCTGTTCTTATAAAGTATGACGATGCTTCTACAAAAGAATTATGTGTTACCGAAAGAGCAACGACATATTCACGAACTTCGAAGCGCGGTGAAATAGCCAAGATCAAGCAAGAAAAATATGGTCCGACCTATGATGTCAAGTGGAAGGATGAGAAGATAGCCATTCAGTTGGTTGATCCGAGATTCGTAGTAGGAACTCCCGAAGAAGTCTTCATGGGATTTGATTTTACAATATGCATGGGAGCATATCTATTCAAGAAGGGAGAGTTTGTATTTGACAAGACTTTCTTCAAGGATATCGCAAGAAGAGAATTGGTATTCAATGTAAATGCCAATAATGTTGTTTCTTCTATATTTCGCGCCCAGAAATATAAAGCCAGAGGGTTTACCATGACTATGGCAGAAGAAATGAAAATGGCTTTAGTGTTTGGAACGAAAAAGTTTAAAACTTTCGGTGACTTTGTACATGCTGCTGGCTCTGTTATGAATGAAGAGGTCGCCCAGCATCTTTACAATCATATTAGATACCCGTCTGAAAGTAATAAAGAAAAAGATTCTTTACTTGAGCAACCATATAATCCAGAGGCAATTATAGAGTGGCTCGAAGAGTTGCAACATGCTAACATGTATGTTCCCAGTGTTGCTGTTGAAGGGGGTGCAGTGTTTCCCAAGTGTACGGGGTTTTCTGGTGTCATGGTAAAAGATATACTTGAAAGCGATCTAAGCGACGAGTCGGTAAGGGAAATTGAAGAAAGATACAAAAAAGAAGATGACAACGTGCCTTTCTTGATTAAAAATCAGCCGACAGCATTTTTCCCTTGCAATGTGGTAAAGGGATACAATAATAAACCCATATCCGATGACGATTTCGACTTAGCATAACATATATGAACATCTTCCGCCTTCATAATGATCCTGTTATAGCCGCTTCCATGGCTATTGATAGACATATTGTTAGAATGCTTCTATAAACTTCCGTATAAATACATATGTGGAGGTTATATGGTTGAATGTCTTATATGTTCGAAACAATTTAAAAATAAAAAGGCGCTTGCTACTCACATAAACATTATTCACAAATTGGACACAAAACAATATTATGATAAATTTATTAAATCCGAAAAGGACGGTATATGCTTGAATTGTGGAAATCAAACAAATTATAGAAATTTTGGAGTAGGCTATTTAAAATCATGTTGTAAGAAATGCGATGCCGAATACAAGAAAATTCATGGAGGATTTGGTAATTTTTGGAAAGGTAAAAAACAATCTAAAGATATAGTTTTAAAAAGAGTTTCGAATACAGATCAAATAGCAAAAGAAGAAAATAGAAAAAAAACTTTCGTACAAAAATACGGAGTATCAAATTATGGAGAAACACACGAAGGGAGAAAAAAGACATCAGAACGTTTTAAAGGCAAACCATCACCAAGAACTCCCGAGCATCAAAGAAAAATCATAGAAACAAAAATTGCTAATGGAACAACAAAGCATTCAGATGAAACGAAATTAAAAATCTCCATTATGAACTCAGGGGAAAATAATCCATTTAAAAAATACCTAAATAATGGAGGAAGAATACCAAAAAATTCAGGGGGAATATCTGGATATTATGGTGATTTGTATTTTAGGAGTTCCCTCGAACTATCATTTATACACTTATATAAAGAAAAAAACTATACATTATTATCAGCAGAGAATAATGAGTATAAGGTAATTTATTACCTTAATGGTAAAGAAAAAAGTTATTATCCAGATTTTTTTGTTGCGGAGACTGAAACTGTTGTCGAAATAAAGCCATATTCATTATTAAGCTATAATAACAACAAATTAAAGTTAGAATCTGCTAATAAAGCATTTCAAAACTTTAAGGTTTTTACAGAACGCGACATACCTTACCTTAAAAAAGAAACCATTGACTTTCTTATCAAAAGTGGCAAAATAACAATAGATGAAAGAGCCAAAGAAAAACTTGAAAGGTATAAACATTGAATATCTTCGTTCTTGACCACAATCCAGTAAAATCTGCTAAGTTTCATTGTGACAAACATTTAAAAATGATTTTGGAATCAGCACAGATGCTTTCAACATGTATTCGTCACTTAGGGGTTGATGATGATGATATTCTTTACAAGAAATTTAACCCTAAGCACCCCTGTAATCTGTGGCTTATGGAAAGTAGAGAAAATGTCAAGTGGCTTATGGATATGTGCGATCAGTTGGGACAAGAAAATATTATTAGACAAGGTAAGCCGCATAAAAGTATGAATATAGTAAACCATTCAAAAAAATATATAGATATATTTCCAAATAAACCATTGACGAAATTTAAACTTGCTATGTTTCCTCAATTTATGACCGACGATCCAGTACATTCCTATAAATTATTTTACGCCGGATCTAAATATCGTTTCGCAAAATGGAAAATTAAGCAACCCGAGTGGTGGTCCGAGTATCGTGATTATGTTGTCAAGCATAATCTTGAAGTAGTCAATGACAAGAACGACGGAGTTGTGTGATACACTCCCCAAGCATCTTGTATTGTCGCTTGCGAGGCGCTCAAAAGCTGCTACCATAAAGGTAAGGAAACAAATACTATGTGCGCCCATCACGGAAACTCCAGCATCCCCGAAGACGATTTCGAGCATATCGTCTGTCCTTTCTGCGATCAAAAGATTGGAACCGACCCCGACACCCATTGCAAGCATGTTGCATTCGTCGTAACTGATGGTATGGTCAATCGCTTCAACTTCACCGACGAGATGGACAAGGCACTTGACAAGAGCATTGGCAATGACCTATGTGATACCATCACCGAACGCAAGCTCAAGAACTTCTGCAAGAAGTTCGACATTGAACTTGACAGCATCGTTGAGCATGGTATGTGCTGCGGTCCTGTCTGCACTGAATATACATTTGGATTTAAGGAGTAAATATGTTTGCTTTTTATCTTCTTGTCATTCTGTTTGTCATAGGTGCAATCTACGATAAGGTAAATCGCCGTAACAAGGACTTCAATCTTGGATTTTGGCTTGGTGTTTCTGCATTCGCATGCTCTCAGAGCTTAGTCCGTGATTATATTGGTAAGGAAGCGTTTGTTGCCATTATGAATGGGGTTTGGGTATCTACGTGGATTGCCGTGCCTGCTGTCATCGGCGTTATTGCCACTTGCATTTTGTCTGTTTGGTGGTATTATCGTATAAACGAGAAAAAGGAGTAAATCATGGGATACATGGGTCTTAGTCACTGGTGCGATTCTGACAACGCTGCTGACTTCCGCTCAGAGCTTCTGTCCAATATGGCAAATACGCTGAAGAAGGAGTTGAAGCACACGGATAACGAGTATAACACTCCAGGCTTTCTCAATGTGGCTCTCGTCATGGAGGACAAGACGATCTTCGGGAAGATTGATAAGGATTACCGCAACTACTTCTACAATGTCACGCATGAGACTATCAAGATGCTCAAGGAGGCAATCGCCAGTGATGATTGGGACGCATCGGATAAGAAGAGCATGAAGCGCATGAAGAAGAATCTTGAGACATGGATCAAAGGAGTTGAAAATGACTGAAAAGGCAACCGGATCGTTCATGGGAGTTTGTGCCACCATTGCCAATAAGACTGGCGTTGATGTATTTCTTATCAGAATGATTGCAATTTTCCTCTTTTTGTCAACTGGTGGGACTTTCTTACTCTTCTACTTTCTTCTTGGTATATTTGCATCGGAAAGTGAATAATGGTTATCCTCTTCAACTTCACGGGGCTGAATAAGATTTACTGGCTTCCGTCTGTACGCCGTGAGAATGACACCACAATCGGAATCTGGTATTTCGACTTGAGGTTTCTCTGTGGGCAGGTAAGTATCTACAATGCGAAGATGGGAAAGAAACTGATAGTTGCTATCAACGACAAACACACATGGAGTTCTAAATGAAAAAGAAGTCGAAGGAACCGAAGGATCCTCGCTATCTGTCATGGGTCAAGATCGACCCGTCACTCAGCGATGAACACATGAACCACTACAAGAAGCATCTTGGTCGAGCCGACTTCTTGCTCTACATGGGCGAGATTCCTAATCAGCCTGGGCATTGCGTCATCTTCAACCAAGATGACAATAAGATGCATGTCGGTTATCACATTGAAACCTTTATTGAAATGACGGAGGGCGAAGTATGACTTTCCAAGGAATTTTCTGGTTGCTGGTTATCGCTATAGCAGCCAGTGCATTTTGTTTCTGCGTTCATACTGTCAGCAATGCCACCGACAAGGATGTTGAAATGGCTAAAGCAGGATATGTCGAGAAAGTTGTTGTTATTGGCGACCCCAATAGCACATACAATCGTTATGTTACCAAGGTTTGGGTAAAGATCGACGGAACCCCCATTGTGGAACAAAAGTAAAGGAACCATATCATGGCTAAGAAAGTAATCAACCTATCCGGACCTGAAGGCAATGCCTTCGTTCTCATGGGCTACGGTCGTAGCCTCTGTAAGCAACTAGGAAGAGACTGGGAGCCTATCCAAAATGAAATGATGGAAGGCGACTATGAGCATCTTCTGAAGGTATTCAAGCGTGAGTTCTGCGACTACTTCAGGTTGGTGAAGTAATGGACACCCCACCTAAGACAACCGCCCAATGGAGTCTATCGCTTGACTGCGATTGCCCACATTGCAAGGAATTTGTAAATTTGCTTGACACTCCGGATTTCTGGTGTGATGCCGAGTTTGAACCATGTGAGTATAATACCCATAAGACTCGTGACGTCAGGGTAATATGTCCAGCATGTAATGAAGAGTTCGTTGTAGACTTGGAGTATTGATAAATAACCATAGGAATATAACCTATGGACCCAGAACAACTAAAACAAGACTTCCTCGAAGAGATTGCTGGACCGATAGATTTGTTTTTACAACAGAATCGCCAGCGCATGGCGAACACTACAAGAATAAAAGATTATAACAAAGTTGAGTTGATAAAGCATGTTCTTACTGAACTTGAGAGAGTGATACAGCATTATAAAGCCACCGAAATTCCTGTTGATTATCTCAGTAAAGTAATAGATATAATAAAACCAATAGTGTCAATAGGAAAAGAAACCGAGTTGATTGAAATAGATAAAATACTTGTTGACATCGTGAAGAAGCTGAACCAAGAGCGTGGTATGAAGTCGCTCAATCTTCCTCACGATGAAGATGATGTACTGGCTCTAAAGGACGACTTGTGGTTGACCTTTAAAGAATACCCTGTCAGTGATTATGAGAAGCTTAAAAAGGCACTGAACGGAAGAATTGATACGAGGCATCAATTTATAGTAAAGGACAAGATTATTTCCCACATAAAGAAAGATTATGTTAAGACAGATGGTGTGACTCTTTATGACTATATCAATGATAGACTACGAGAAATATTTGATATATTGTGGGAGGACGAATTTGAAGCATTGGCTTTACAGGACTTACAGAACAGGCGCGAAAAAGAAAAGAATAAGCTGGCTGGCGTCAAGGAGTCCATACGAGCCGCTATGTTGACCAAACTTATGGCTTGACTTATCTTCCCGTTGCTCATAATAGGAGCAGCAGAAAGGAAGATGTATGAGCTTTATAAACAAGCTTTGGAGATTCATTACTGGCAAGAATCGTTGTGATATGCATGTTGAGCATATCTGCCATGGAGTCGATGGTGTCAAGAGGGTAATTGATAATCCCAACTGGAAGCACGAGCGTACCCTGCATCACGAGAAGCTGGTTGAAGAGCATCTACGCTTAAAGGCATATTTCATTGCCGAAAAGGATGGTTTTAGGAAGGATCCGGCTGTTTACTGGGAGGAAGCCAAGCGTGTCTAAAATCGTCAAATTTACAAAAGAAAACATCAAGGACATTACCAGTGGCTACTACTGGCTTGCGAACAATGCCTTTGACAAGACGGGTAAAGACATTATACTTCACCGTCCTGTTGAAATCGTTGTTGTGGGAGAGGCATATTCCCGCCCCTGTTCAGGGTTTCGTGATGGGATATGGACCACACCCGGAGTCTATCTCATATTTGTTGGAAACCCAGATTGGCACACTATTGACTATGTGCTTGATTGGGGTAATGTTGTTCTAACACCAGCTAATCCACCGAAAGGATTTTGACATGCGAAACCTTGATGAAGTTATTGCCGATATGCTTCCCTTTGTTCCAGAGGAACTTAGGCAAAGACTCTCACATGTTCTTGAAAATATTCCATATACTCCACCAGAGGCTTTGGATATGCGTTGGCTTGAAGTTCAACAGCATCTTAATGCTTTCTTACCGGAGTCTATTGACGAACTGAACGACTGGCAGAAGAAGATGCTTAAGGTATGGACGGGAAAGGACTTCTAACATGAATAAACTATCACTGACCAAGGAATGGATCGACGCCTTCGGTCCAACCCGCAACCTTCTCAGAATTCGGGGTTGCAACATCGTCTTCGTCGGCAAGCGTGGAGCCATGTTCCGCTGCCGACTGGCGTACCTCGCTAAGCGTGAAGGTATTTCATTCCGTAGGTTCATCATTGATGCCATCAAGCGTGGCTGTGGAGCATAATCATGTCAGACTTCGTTTCAAAAACCATCGTTCGTGTTGTATCAAAAGACGATTATTACTTCGAGATTGGTGAGGATATGGACGGGCTTGGCAACGTCGAAATCCGTTACTTCGAGAAAACTTTCAACAGCAGCAATCAGTACGAGCAGCTAAAGCGCATGTCGTTCGATCCTGCTTGCGTTGACAATCTTATTAATGGCTTGAAGATTGTTTCTGATAGTATGAAAAGATAATTAAAAAAGATATGTAAATGCGAATACCTCTCCACCCAGGAACGCACTTGAATGATTCCCGTGCCATGAAGAAGCTTCGTGACATATGGGTGGAGTCTGACGAAACAAAAAGACGCATGATTGTGAATAACATTTTTATAGAGATTGAGAGCTTCCGAGGTTGTTATATAGTCGAAGAAGTTCCCGATGAAGATGGGGCTTGACTTTCGTTATCGAAGTATATGATATAACCATGAAGAAAAAGACACCAGACATTCTTAAAACCACTTACTATGGTTTTGAGGTTTTTGTTCAAGTCAAGCCCAAGGGCAAGCGTCCTACATGGCAGCTTTACAAGCACTTCAACACCAGTCGCTATCGCTGGTACACCGATGTTCTTCGAAAGGTGGAGTTATACCCGAAGAAGGTTTCTCTGCTTCTTGGAAACGACATTGAGCAGGAGGCTATTGAGTTCTCCTACAACCGCAAGCGTTACATGGTCGTTCACTACAAACTCTGATTCATAGAAAATCAAGGAAACAATATGAAACTCACCGAAACCAACACCACTTACACTATCACTGGCGAGGTCGAATGCGACTCCTGTAGGGGAACTGGTCTTTACTGCGGTATGGCTGAAAGGAAGGGCGCTGCTGTTGTCTGTACCCACTGCAAAGGGACTGGAAAGGTCAGCGTCAAGCAGACCTTCAAGAAGTTTGTGAAGCGCAAGAAGCGTGAAGGCGTCAAGCGAGTCTTTGAGACTGCAAGTGGATATGGTATTGCTGCTGAAGATGTCACTACTAGTGAAGGCAACACCATCCACTTCAGCCGCTTCGGGGTTGATTATGAAGATTGGCTGAATGGCGCTGAACCCAAGCCCATCGAAGAGCTTCACTGCCCCTATCAGCACACTGGTCAGGGACTCCAGAGCCACGATGTCAACGATCTGTACAAGACCCGTTGTACCAAGTATCTTGGGTGGGGCATGATTACCGAGTGCAAGTGCCGTAAGGATATGGCGAAGTGTTGGAAGATTTACAACGGAAAGTGAACATGAGCTTCTTAGACCATTCAGACATGAGCGAGCGTGAAAGCGAGGATTATGCTCGCTACGAGGAACTCAAGCAGAAGCTTCGTGAGTATCTTCGTCGCCCCTCTAACGATGGTCGATCTGATCGGGCTGCCCTGAGAAAAGAACTTGCTTCTTTGGTGGGGGCTGAGTATAATGATAAGGAAGCGAGGATAAAATAACATGGACATTCTCTTAGGCACTGTGATCATAACTGTTTTTCTTGGTGGATTGGTTCCCGCCTCTATAATGCTGTGGATTATGGTTGTTAGAATGCTTAGAGAAAAGATAGATAAGAAGGACGAGTAAAAGGAAATATATGACTAAAAACAAATCCTATAAGTGGATTGAGCCGCAACTCAAGTATATCAACGAGAGTGTCGGACCCAAGCCAACCAAGAAGCTGCTGGCTCGCGCTAAGCGATTCACCAAGCAGTATGAGAAGCAGGGCTGGTGTGACATGGAGACTTGGAACCTTGATTTCAGGTTTGCCGAGTGGATTGTTCCACGACTCCGTAGGTTCATTGAGTTGAACAACGGGTTTCCTGGGCATTCTGGAATGACCGAGAAGAAGTGGGACGCTACTCTGAAGGAGATGCTTGAGGGCTTCGAATTCATGGCGAGCGATGACTACTATGGATGTAGCGACAAAAAGAAACATGCGAAGGCTGATAAGGCGCTTGAGTTGTTTGGGAAGTGGGCAAGACACCTGTGGTGGTGAGCCATGGGCTTGAAGTATCGTAAAATATTACATGGAAGCAAGAATCGCGGATCAATAAACGCTTACTTTATTGAACGGGGTTTGTTTTTCTTCAACACTTCCGACACTTCCGGTGGTTTTTGGAATAGATCGTATATGCTCCGTTATTACAAGAAACGGGGAAGTGACGCTATGCTTCGGTGGAGGGAAGAGTGGGCTTGAAGATAACCAAGAATCTTGATAGTGTAGCGGGTTGCTTCTATGAGCTTGACATGGGCTTATTGTGTAGCTATAAGTTGACTTTTGCAGTTACTATGATTGGAAGGTCGCCCGATAACTTGTATTATGTTCGAGTTCATGGAAAGACCCTGAGAGGGGCTTATAAGCAACAGGGGAGAAACACAATGGATGGGTGGAGTGGCGAATGAAGGTCCGAAAAGGCGTGTTTCCTTCTGATGAAGTATTTGTTTTCCTTGGGAGAAGATACTTTATACATATGCCGCCTTTCTTTGAGATGACGGTTTATAGAAAAAGAAATATGCTTTACAAAAACTATAAGATGACTGGAAGAGATGCGATGAAGAAGTGGAGTGGTGAATGAGACGCTTATGAGATACAAGATAAGTAAAAATCCTGATCGACATGGCTATAATTTTTTATTGGATATTGGTTTGTTGAGCGGATATAAAATATATATTTCATCTTTGCCCCCAACAGAAGGTAATCTTTTTAGCTTGCGTATGAAGAATCTAAAGCGAGCGTGTAAGAACTATGGGAGAACGGCAATGGAGAAGTGGGATGGTGTGTGATACACTTGGAAGTGGGCTGGGAATAAGGCTTGAAGTTGGGGAAGTGGTGGGTATAGTATGAGAGTAAACCAAGGAAACACACATGTCCGCTAGTCAGATTTCTTCGTTCCTCAAGTCCCACGATGTCATCGACTTGAAAGGCATCAGTCCGAACTTCTTGAAGGTTCTCAAGGACATTGATAGCCACTACTCCACTGTTCAGAAGGCGTCTGTTCTGAAGGGGAGAATTTGTGAAACGGTGTTCAAACTGGCTCTATACTTTCGCATTGAGATTCCGGGGATTCCCCGCAAGCTGAGCCTATATGAGAATGGTCAGAAGTGCTACAAGATGACCGACATTGGCTTCGGCGTCAAGTCTGGTGGTTGCGACATTACTGCCATGGACGATGAAACGATTGCCGCAGGAACCTCGAAACTCAAGCATCTTCATGGTGGTGGTAAGACCCAGTGGGGTCAGATTGATTGGAGGTCAGTTATCTTAGATGGTGGGCTACTGGAAAAATACCGTAACTACCGTCAGATTTTCATCGCTGTTGTGGGTGACAAGAACGATATTGAAGACCGTGCTGTTCCGTCGCTTATTCGTGAGAAGTTTCCTGGGGATCGCTGTCTGATCGTTGATATCAACGATCTTGCCGTCCTCTGGTCCAAGATTATTGACAAGTGTAAGGCACATGACTGGAATACTTCTGAAATTGACGAGGCTGTAAAGGACCGTAAGCACCTTGAACCCATGCCCCATCAAAAGGATTGTGTTAGCAAGGCTCTTGAATTTGTCAAGAATAACCCCAAGGGTGGGAACTTCCTCATTGCTGACAAGCCGAGGGCTGGAAAGACCATTATGTTTGCCGAACTTATCCGTAACATGTGGGACGCTAAACGGGGCGTGTGATACACCGTCCTCTGTTGACTTGTGTCCGTTCTTGAATATACCGTAATGATGGCTACAATAATGTCATCAACCAAGGAAAGAAAAAACATGCCTTCCATGAATGTCCTCATTATGTCCTCCTACCCCATTCTCAACCAACAGTGGGTTGAAACTTTCATGGAGTGGGACGGTTATCAGGGCTACAACATCATCAATGTCCGTAAGGGTGAGGAACTGTACATTGCCAAGAATACTGTCAATGTCTTTCTCGTCTCTCTTCAGGATGGCAAGGGAGAGGCTGATGAAGATGCTGGCGTATGGTCAAAGCAGAAGTTCGATGCTATTCGCAATGTCAAGTTCGATGTTGTGGGCATTGACGAGATTCACCTTGGTGTCGAAACCGAGCGTACCGATGCTCTTCTTGAGTTGATCGACTACAAGTATCTGATCGGTATGTCGGCTACCCCTGGGCGCAACCTGTCATATGGTCGGTTCGAAATTGAGAACACCCATATGTGGGATCTGGTCGATGAAATGCAGATGAAGAATTCCGGTCATGATGCCTATCAGCGTTTCGAGCAGATTCACTTTATCTGCCCGACTGTCAAGGCAGAGAGCATCAAGGAACTTGCTTCGGTTTATAGCAAGGACGAGGGGTTCACCTTCAAGAAGTTTCTCTCCGTCAACGAGAAGGGGTTCTTTGAGTATGACGAGGCAGTTGAGCATGGTCTGAAGATGATCTTTGGCATTGGTGCCTATCAGCGCAATGAAAACAGTTTGATTCGGAAGAACTGCAAGGGGGTTCTTATCACGGTCGAGAGTTCCAAGTGTGTTGAGGCTCTTCGTGCTAAGCTGGAGAAGATGGTCGGTAAGAAATACAATGTGTTCTGGACCACTTCACGGGAGAACGATGTAACTGCCCTGTATAACAAGGTCCATAATGACTGGCTTCCGACAGAAGAGAAGGGCAGCATTGTCATTGTAGTTGACCAGTTGAAGACTGGCGTTACACTTCCGTGGTGCGATGCTGTGGTCTTCATGAACGACTGCAAGAGTCCGTCAGAGTGGATCCAGACTGCCTTCCGTTGCCAGTCCCCCCGTAAGCCGAGCGATGATCGGTACGGCAAGGGTGTCTATGTTTATGACATGAACATCAACCGAGTCCTTCACTGCGTTCACCGCATGGCTGAGCTTCGTCAGGCTACCAACAAGGGTTCACAGTACCTTGAGGTTATTCGTGAGGTTCTTGATTGCTGCCCGATCTACACTTCTGATGATGGTATCACTTTCGACCAGATTGACGTTCAGCGTTTCATTGATATGAAGCGTAAGATGACTTTCGAGGGCTACTACGAGAATATCTTTGGTAACACGATTGTCGGCATGCTTATCAACGACAAGGACGCCGAGTTTCTCAACTCGCTGAATATTACCGGATCTTCGTCAGGCAAGACCTCCGATGCCATGCACACAAATGACGCCCACGATAATGGCAAAAACGAGACTATCAAGAGGAAGGGTGACAAGAAAGGCAAAAAGGAAGGAAAGGTCATGTCTCCCGAGGACAAGGCTCGCATCCTGGCTAATAGCATGATGAAGGAACTTCTCATGGTTTGCCCGACGAGCGTTATGAACATTGAAGATGTCATCCGATTCATCGAACAGGGTGTGTGAGACACTGACGAGTAATTGGGTTGCTACTACTTGATGTTAGTAGAAACACCCTATACTTATAGCATAACCCGAGGAAAGAAAAACATGTCCAGTCTGTCATCTTTGAGCAAAACCGTCGTTGGATCTACTGTCAATGACATTATCGGTCGCTACGATATGGGTAACAAGAAAACACTTGTTGCTACTTTGCGATTACTGGATAAAATGTCTAATGGAACGATAAATAACCCCATAGCAGAGGTATCAATGGCACGCAAGCGTGGCGAAGATGTAAGCAAGATTCTGACCCCCGGTGACATGTACCGCAAGCAGTTTGGCGAGTGTTTCACTCCTAAGCAGCTTATCCGTGATATGCTTGACAAGCTTCCTGCTGATGTATGGAAGCACAAGGATTACAAGTGGCTGGACAACAGTGTCGGCGGTGGTAACTTCCTTGTGGAAGTGCTGGCTCGTTTGATGGTGTCACTGGCTGATCAGATTCCCAACGAGGCTGCTCGCAAGAAGCACATTATTGAGAAGATGTTGTACTTCGTTGACCTCCAGGCGAAGAATGTGTTCTTCACCATGCAGCGTTTGGGCAACGAAAATGACTACGACTTCAACTACCATGTTGGCGATTCTCTGGAGTTTGACTACTGGGGTGGAATCAAGTTTGATGTTGTGGTTGGGAATCCTCCGTACAAGAAGGGCATCGACCTCAAGTTCCTTGATCTGTTCATTACGAAGTTGGACGCTAAGCATGTTCTCATCGTTCATCCATCGACTTATTTGATCGACCTCAAGGGAAATAGCCGTTATATCAAGATCAAGAAGCTACTGGAAGGTAAGCTGAAGTCGGCTACTTTGTTCAATGGGAATAAGACTTTCGATGTTGGTCTTTATGTTCCATGTGTTATTATCAGTTATGACCGAGACTATAACGGCAAGTGTTCTGTTGAGTATTTCGACCAGAAGTTCGATGCTGATGTTTGGAACATTACTAAGTTTGGTGCTGATTGGGAAACTATCGTCAAGCCTTTCGTGGAAAAAATGAAGAAAGATTGTAGCGGCGGAAACGATGTGTGGAGTTATAGTTTGGGGAAAACCGATAAAGCTGATAAAAACAAGCAACATTGTCAGTTTGCTGCTATTCGCGGAAATGTCAACATGTCCGCGAATAGCGTTTCTAATACCATTGTGAAAGATGATTTTTATACAATGAATACACAAGATGAATCTTGTAAAGGTATTCGTATTTTGGACTTGACAAGGGCTGGTAATCCAATTCCAACTTTCCAGTTTCCTAACGAAAACGAACGCGATAACTTTCACGAATACTGCAAGACTTTCTTCGCTCGCTTCTGTCTTTCTTTATATAAAAACAACTGCGATCTTTCACTTGGAAATATGTCCCTCATCCCCTGGCTCGACTTCACTCAGTCTTGGGACGATGAGAAGCTCTTCAAGCACTTTGGCATTGACCAGAAGACCCAGGACTATATCTACAAGTTCCTCCCCGATTACTATGGGATTCGTGGATGATCCTCGAACAAGTCTTCAACGAAGTCTATAACGAGTTCATCAATGGCAACTACAAGGTTGCCAACCCGAAGAATCGTGACCAGATAAAAAAGGGGCGATCCCCCAAGATGTCTTCTGAGCAGGCTCTTCAGCACACTGTCAACTACATCCTGTGGGAATGGACCAATGACAGGAAAGATGACAAGTTCAAGAAACTGATAAAGATGGTATGTATTCCACCCAAGGACTACGATCTGTCGCAAGTAACCTTCCGAGAAGTTCTTGAAGTCATCTGTCCAGAGATTATAAAGACTTCAGACATACTTGAAGTAAAATAAAGTGACCGACGCTCTCTACATCAAATCCATCGAAGCTGAGAATGAACTTCTCCGCGACTCCGTAGGTTCATTGAGCTTCACAACGGCTTCCCTGGAGACTTGACCGAGAAGAAGTGGAAGGAGATACTGGAAGAGATGCTTGTGGGCTTCGAGTTTATGGCAAGCGACGACTGGTATGGTTACGACAAAAAGAAACATGCCCAGGCGCAGAAGGCACTGAAGCTGTTTGGCGAGTGGGCACCGCACCTGTGGTGGTGAACCATGGGCTTGAAGGTAAGTAAGTTATACGATCCTGTTGGTGGATGCTACTATAAGCTTGACATGGGATTATTGATACACTATACATTGACTTTCGGGACAACTATGGCTGGTTATGATCCCGAGAATATGTGGTCTATTAGAGTCCATGGAAAGGATCTGAGAGGGGCTTATAAGCAACAGGGGAGATGTAGAATGGATGAGTGGAATGGGGAGTGAGTGATACACTTGGGAGTGGGCTGGAAGTAGGGTATTGATTTATTCATAAAATATACTAAAATATACTTATATCTGATATAAATACATTATAGGAGAGTCCCCTATGGTAGTTATGTCGAAGTATATGAATATCCCTGAAAGGATAGTGAAGATGAGCGAAAATTACCAGCATAATGCAACTAACTCAACGGGCGACAAGGCAGTTAGAGAAAGGGCAGATGCTAAGGAACAAGCAGTCCGAGACATGATCCAGGGATGGTTGCCTACTATTGAGGTTTTGCGTAAAAAAAGAAGCATCCTGGCAACGACTGGTTCACTATAGACGGACTTCCTAGTTTTGTAAAATATAAATCTCCCCCAAAAATCTGCCCAGATGCTTTTTTGTATAAAGACAACACCCTTCTTCCTATTAGAGTAGAAGATGTTGATCAGAAATCAAAGTGTAATGGTGGACCTGAAAGATTACTTCGAGTAGGTTATTTCTTATGGATAGAAAGACTAATAGAGAAGCACGGAGATATTTCTTCCTATATGCCGGTGGGATATGAGAAGCCAGTATTTGGATGTATTGCATGTCCACCACAAGCACTCTCCTTTTTGTATAAGAACTTGGACTCTGATCGACGGAAATATTTCTACTATATGAACGATGCTAGTGAGATACAAAGACTAAAATCTAATCTTGTTTCTGTTGTTGATAGTATGGTTAGATATTGCATAGATAAAAACATAATAAAGGAGATTGGATGATAAAATACCTCGGATCAAAAAAGAAACTGCTTGATGTCATATACCAAAACATCGAAGAAATTGATAGATACAAATCCTTCCTTGATGTATTCTCTGGAACTTCGAGAGTAGGACATTTCTTCAAGAAGAAGGGATTTCTTGTTTATGCAAATGACCTAAACACCTATGCATATACTATAGCCAAGTGTTATATCGAAGGCGACAGAGATAAGTATCTCGCTGAAGCTGAAAAGGAAATAAAGACACTAAATACATTAGAGCCAAAGAATGGGTGGTTCTTCGATAATTACTCAATAAAGTCAAGATTTATTCACCCCAAAAATGGTGGGAAAGTAGATTCAATTCGCGAGTATATTGAAATACAAAACTATCCAGAACCACTGAAAAGTATTCTTATAACCTCGTTGATGTTAGCGGCAGATCGTGTAGATTCTACTTGTGGTGTCCAAATGGCGTATCTAAAGAAGTGGGCTACTCGTGCCAACAACGACTTACTGCTAACTATTCCGGATCTTGTAGATGTCAGTCCGCATGGACTTGGAAAGGCTTTTATTGGCGATGCTGCTGACATAGGAACTAAAGTAGGTGAAGTAGATATTGCTTATCTTGATCCGCCCTATAACCAACATTCATATCTCGGAAACTATCATATGTGGGAATCCTTGGTTATGTGGGATAAACCAGAAACCTACGGAATAGCAAATAAGAGAATTGATTGTAAAGAAAGAAAATCAGGATTCAATAGCAAAACTCATATCTTAGATAGTTTTATCAAGACATGTGACAATATAAAATGTAAACTAATGATTGTGTCATTCAATAACGAGGGGTATATAACAAGAGATGACATGGTAAAGGCTCTTACAAAATATGGAGAAGTTATTGTAGTTGAGGAAGACTTCAAGAGATATGTTGGCGCTCAAATAGGGATCTATAATCCAAGCGGTGAGAAAGTCGGTAAAGTAAGTCATACAAGAAACAAAGAATATATTTTTTATGTGAAAGTCAAATAATATGAAACTCTCTGAATACGCCATAAGAAACTCTATATCCTATAAGACCGCCTGGAATCACTTCAAGTCGGGCAAGATCCCAGGCGCTCGCCAGCTTCCAACTGGCACCGTCGTTGTCGATGAACTCGACAACAGCAAAGATGAGATTATAGCCCTCCAAAAAGCCCGCATTCAGCAGCTTGAAGAAACCATAGAGAAAATGAAACAAAAGTGACCACCCAAGCCTACATCAAGTCCATTGAAGCTGAAAACGAGCTACTCCGTAACAAGATAGAAGCCTATGAAAATGCTTTTGACATTGTGAGAAGATATACCTATATAGACCCCAATGCCAAAGATTCGATTCTACTATCAGGGACAATATTTCTATCCTGTAATGTTCATGGGAAGCTTTACTTTACCACAGAAAGTAGCTATCTTACAAAAGAAGAATTTGACATCCTCAGTAAGTTCATTAGTGTTGCTGAAAAGAAAACCAACAGAAACTTCAAAAAGACTCCTTGACTTCTCTTCCCCGATAGGTATGATATTATTCTTCATAAGGAAAATTAAAATGACTAAAACCAAATACATAATAGGTCTTGTTTCTTTTTCTATTGCAGGTATTATTGCTGGACTTATTATTGTTAGATATATCAACGAATATAGGGAAAATAAAGCAGCCATAAAGGATATCGTGGAATTGGTTGCTCCAAGTTCCTATATGTTGGTCACACCTACTGGTAATCTTGATAAGGATATTGCTCTCTTTGAAGATGCTCTTCGTAGCAAGAGAATGCCGAAGCCCGGAAGGGTTGTTGAAGAAATTGGGTTCACCAAAAACCTTGACCATATCTATATCATTAAGTATTGGGTTGGTGACAAGGATAGTGGAAATATACAAGAATTTAAGGCAATTGCTCTTTCTAAAGACTCCATTGTTGCCGGAAATGAATTGCCTTTCATTGCATATGACACAATTCTCATTAGTAAAGAAACCCCATATAAGTTTTGTAATGTTAAGTCACTTAAGGGCAAGAATATCAGTAATGAATGGGAAAGTGTTGCCTTGTGTATTGACTCCAATAGGAATGCTATTGTGGAATATCTCTCTGGTCTAAAACAAGCGAAAGAACGAGAGACACAGAGAATGCGTGCATCTGAAGCTGATGTTAGAATTCGTGAGATTTATGCCAAGGCAGAGGCAGAGGAAAAAATCATTCGGGAGCAAACCGCCCAACAAATTCTTATTAACGAAAACAAGAGGAAACAGCAAGAAGCTGATGCTGCCATTAAGAATAAAGAAACTGAATTGAAAATTCAACAAGATACTCTTCGTATGCAAGAGGAAAAAGAAAAGGAATTTCAAAAAGAGCAAGATAGGCTGTATGCACTCTCTATTGATACCAAGGCACTTATGCTTGCTACTATAAAAGAAATCAATCTTGCACTTGCTCCTTATGATATGTATAATATCCCTCGAACTTTTGAAGACGATAATCTTAACATTCAATTCCTCATTGATGCAATTCAGAAAAACATTACCCAACTCCCGGCGGAATACTTGAAGGATGTTTATGCTATGAAGGAATATAAGGAGTATGAGGATAAGACTAAAGAATTCAATGGTGCGCTTGTGGTGACTAGAAAGAAACTCAATAGTTGGAATGCATATGTTGCTAGAATTAATAGCCCAGAAGAAAAGAGTCGAATTGAGAACGAAAAAGAAAATTCTCGTCGCCAAGCACTCGCCCGGCAAGCCGAATCAAAAGCTAGGGCTGAGCAAAGCAGGAGGGACGCTGCATATCGTTTGAGTCGTGAGCCAAGGATGGTTATAGTATTAGGAGCATCTGCTCCTGTTCGTTAATTACTCGCAAAGTAACACTTGACTTCTCTTCCCTGTCCATATGATAGGGCTATAAGGAAACCACTATGAGCAAGCCTGCACCAGAAGTTCTCGACACTTGGACCGAAAAGAAATTCACCAAGAAGCTGAACGACCGTATCACACTGACCATGTTCCGCTGCGTGTATCGCAGGGGAAAGAAGGTCACTCGCATCAGTTATAAGTTCGGTTCGTCCTGTCACTGGTCGTCCGACATCGCTACGCTGGACTACCGTGAGGAATGGAATGGTAAGGCAACCGACAGCATCAACTGGGCGAGCGGCGGCTGCAACGATGGCTTCACCGTCGAAGAGTATGCGCTGGCTCAATCTGGCATCTTCAAGTGGGTTGCGAAGGTTGCCCGAAAGCATGCTGGCAAGGTTACGCCATGAGCGAATCGGCATACTATAAGCGTTGGAAGAAGGCACAGAAAGCCGCTGTCAAGAATTTCAAGCCGATTACACGCCACTACACCATCGACAAGTGCCCCGACTGCTGGGGAAGTCTCCCACAGGGCAATGAAAGTGCCTGGGCAAAGGGCTGTCATGGCTGTGAAGTATTCGATGAGTGTGGTGAAGCCACTGAAGCTGTTCAGGAGGCGTCCATGACGAAGAAAGAATGGGAAGCCATGGTAAAGCGACACAAGGAGTTCATGAATCCTGACTACTGGCAGAAGAAATATGGTGGTGGCTGGAAAGGTGCTTGACTTCTCTTCCCTTTCTGTAAGATAGTAGCATAAGGAACTATATGAAGATTACCACCGATAAACTCTGGAAAGTCACTGTCAGGGAATCCGATAGATTCCGGAGTCAGGAAATTCTGGATGTCTCGTTTTACGATGATGAGCAGGAGGCTATCGAAGCAGCCCGCGCCGTCAACTGCCAAAGGGACTTCGTTGGTCCTGTACCAGAAACCTATATCTACGCCGAAGTCACGAAGGCTTGAGGAATCACATGAAATTTCACTGCAACATCCATGACCTTGACTTTGAATACGAGAACCCAACGGGGCATCCCGTGATATGCCCGCTCTGTATGTTCAAGGAGCTTGAGACTTTACGAGACGAGTATCGTGCTGTCAAGCATCAACGAGATGTTCTTGTTGAAGCAATCGGCATTGTCAAGACCATTCAGGAGCTAAAGTGAGCCGCAACACCATCGCTGATATGTATGTCTTACAAGATAAGACTGATTCCGGCACCTTCTATGCTCACTATGAAGACAACTTCTATGCTGGCACCTTCGGTGATGCTGTGTTATACACTCGCTCCGATGCTATTCTCGCATTAGATCCAGACAAGGAACTCTGTCAGAAGTACAAAATGGTTAAACTTTCAGCTATCGTCCATATGCTCATGTATGTCTGTGGTGAGATTGAAGCCAACGCCCGAGCATAAATATAAGTTACTCATAAGGACCACATGGAAGACCATCTTACTGCTACTATCACGCTTCAACCAACTGTCACAGTTGGACAGGTTACTACCGTCGCTGAGAAGGTACTGGAGACACTCTTCTCTAAATATGAGGCGGTCCTTGAATCTGAAAATCCAGTAAATGACCCCAAGATGTTTTTCCGCATGAGGAATAACACGGTTAAGATGCTCCTACAGCCCATTAAGTATGTTCGTGACTCCAAGGAGCCGCTGGGGCTGAAATTTGACTACGACGTTGACTCTGGTATCATGAAAATGTCAGCCATTCGTGCGTCTCTGGGCGAAAGACCTAAGAGAACCAAGGAGTAACATATGTCAATGAAAGATTTCAAAGAATCGCTGGAAAACAAGGTTAGTAAAGTATTCAACCGTATGGTCAACGGCGTTGTCATCATCGGCAATGGAGAATACAAAAAGACTCTGATTGAAGATACTATGGGTAACGGTGTCTATAGCAAGTTTCGTCTTCAGTCCATATCCATTGACACCAACAACAATGTCCTCGAAGTCATCAAGGAGGCAAGAGCCGAGAATATTCCTGATGGTCTAAAAGGTGGAGTTATAACCCTGTCAACCGACATCAACGCAACCGCAGGATCCGGCATTATTGGAAAGATAAAGGCGTGGGCTAATACCCTGTTGAACCGCTTAACCAGCGTTAGTAGAATCAAAAACACGGTCTACTCTGGTGGGGGCGGTGGTATGACCATTGGAAGATTCTTCCGTGGAGTCTACAAGTCGAAGAGTGGAAAGACATTCAACGAGAACTCGCTATCTGTCGAGATTCTTTATGTTGACTCCAAGACACTGGAGAATATAGCAACCGACTTGGCTAAAGAGTTTAACCAAGAGACGGTTCTTGTGAAGGATTACAATACGGGTGAGATGTATTTTGCCGACCAAAAAGACATTCCTGCTACGCAGGTTGAATCTGTGAAGCCATGAGTTACGATCCACCCCAATAAAATTGGAGATTCATAACAAAAACATTCAGTTTCACGTATAAATAAGTATGTTGGGGACAAGGATTGATCCCCCTGATTGTGCCTAATCCACGATCTAACCCAACGTTCTTACTTCTGATTAGGAGAAACTATTATGAATGAAAACATTATAAAACCTGTATATGGTTATATCTATTGTCTAACTCTGAAAAAAGACAATAGGAAGTATTTTGGACAAACTACACAAGATCCATACCAGTATTATAGACGAGAGTACGTATGTTCTTTAGGAGGCAATCGAACGCACCTAAACAGAGCAATAAAAAAGTATGGAATTGATTCTTTTGATTTCGCAGTAATATGTAAGGCATATAGCAAAAAGAGACTGGATATAATGGAAAGATACTATATCAAAAAATATAAGTGTCGAGACAAAAGGTGTGGGTTTAATTTAATGGAAGGTGGTTCCCATGGAAAACATAATGAGGAAACCAAAAGAAAATGGAGTATAAGCCGAAAAGGAAAACAGGCAGGAATATCACACCCTAATGCGCTTATAACCACCATAAGAAATATTAAAACTAATGAAATTGTAAGTGGATGTATGAAGGTATTGGCTAAGCAATATTATTTTAACTACAAGCATATGAGTGCGAGAGGAAAGTCGAAAGATTGGAGAATGGTTCGGTTGACAACAAAGGACGGAATTGATGTTACAATGCCATCAATACCGAGAGATAAAGAGTTGTGTAAGGGATTGTCTATTAAAAACGCAAAGTTAGCTACGATTAGAAATATTGCGACAGGTGAACAGGAATCTGGATGTGTAAGTGAACTGGCGAGAAAATACCATTTATGTAGAAGTGAAATGTCACTAAAATCTGGTAGGTCTGGAAATTGGGTTCTTGTTGGAAGTCACTCTGACAAATACCTAAAAAGTAAAAACATTTGACTTCCCTATATGATTCGTTAGAATACTACTAATGACTTATCTTCACGGTAATGATACTGACATATATGAAAACTACTCTATACTCCATCCTAGTGGTGATAGAATGTGTTTTTGCGATGGAAAGAAGATACGCTGGTATCTAAAGAAGGGATTGGCGAAACAAGTTGACGAAAAGACAATACAACTATTATTTGAACCAAAGGGAATAGGCAATCTTCACCTGTCCGATGTTTATAAAAACAACATGAGTAATAAATGTGTCATATGTGGAACTGATAAGAACCTGACCAAGCATCATATCGTTCCTTACCAATACCGAAAGCATTTCCCAGATGTCCTGAAGTCGCATAATCATTTTGACATTCTTCCTGTTTGTATAGAACATCATGAAGAATATGAAAGAGAAGCTGATCTGTTCAACGCCAAGCTCGCAAAAGAGGCTGGTATAGTCACCAAGAACAACCAGAAGCTACCCGAAGTAGTCAAGGCAGAAAAGCTGAACGCTATCATCATGACGCTGGAAAGCAAGTGGGACGATATTCCGCCGCAACGTCGAGATGTTCTATTAAGAGAAATTGGCGACCATTTTGGCGTTGTTGATATTGACAAAACTTCAATATCATCATTTAGGCAAGAAATAGCCAAAGAAACTCCAAGTGTTTCTCCAGCTTCTGTTATCGTATCACATCAAAAGGATCTTCGCGAATTCATTGTGCGCTGGCGAAAGCATTTTCTTGACAATATGAAGCCTCAATTCATGCCCAAAGGGTGGATTGATGACCACGAAAGGTTCTTCTATGGAAACTGAAAAATATGGATCTGCTACCTTTAGGTGGAGCGAGTTTGAAGATTTCTTTCACGACTTCAAGACTACCTTGTCTGATCCAGAGCATGTGCATCTTACGAATGTATTGCGTGAGGATTTTATGAGGAAATTCAAGGAAAGATGTCGTGTGGTTCCTCCATGGCTAAGGAGAGATTGATGGAAGGAATCACACGAGAAGATCTTATAAACAGCCTCATGGCATTGCATAGTGAATGTCCCGAGTGTCATGGCAATCCCATTGATTGTCAGCTTGTCAAGTGCCGTATGAAGTCTCGTGATGGTTTTGAAGAATACTTGAATTCTCTTGCCCCCAGAAGTTTTATGGGATATGCTGGATAGACACAATAGCTGTCAAAGAAAGATGGAACATGGAAACCAAGCATCTTGACATCTTGAAGGCTCGTGAAGAGTATATATGTCATCAATGCAATTGTGTATCACATGGTGCTGCTGGATTAGCTGCTGTTCTGTTTGCTAACTACACATACGCAGACTGTTACTCAACTCGCTGGGAACCAGATAAGCCAGGAACCATCAATGTAGCCCGTGGTGGAGAACCATGTGAGCCGAACATCATCAACATGTTCGCCCAATATAATCCGGGGAAGCCCCGTGACGATGACCCCGTTGGGGACTCCGCTGAGCATCGTAAAAAGTATTTTATTTCGTGCCTACGGGAGATAAAGAAGTTGAATCCTAAGTCACTTGCGTTCCCTGCGAAAATTGGTTGTGGGTTAGGCGGAGGGAATTGGGAATGGTATTCGTCGGCTTTACAGAAGTTCGAAGAAGCTACCAAGATTCCTATTACGATATACATCAAGGAATAAATAACAGAAGGAGTTTCTGTTATGCTAACCATAATAATCGCTTTAGCCAACCTTACGACACTTGCTGTAAATCTATATATGCTCTGGACTATAAGAAAGTTTCTTATTGCGACTGCTAAAAAGACCATTGACAGGGTAGAGGATCAGATCAAGAAGATATAAATAAAGGCATGCCCAAAGAAACTTTCGACCAAGAACAGCTAAAGTATAAGTCAAAACTTGGTCTTGACACAAGCCCCGGAAGAGTCTATCCAGTTACTTACACTGTGAACTGGGAAGTTATAGATAAAGACGGATCTGTCAAAAAGTTTCAAGACGCTTATGGTTCTGCCAAGTCGCTTGAAGGTGCGCTAAAGCGAGCAGAATGGGTATTTGGTAAGTTTCCCAAAAGTCGTATATGGTTCACGGTGTGGATGAACGGAAAAGAAGTGGATCACAAGCTATTCAACCAGCCAGCGGAATGGGAAGGCAAGCCGCCTGCCGAACCCAACATGACAACCAACGAAAATAGAAGTAGAATCCAGAGACTCTTCACCCAGTCTATTCTTCATGAGTCATCCTCTTTCAAGAACATTGTAGCCCTCAACGAAGGAGACATCAAGTTTCTTGAAGCCATTGGTTTGTATATCATGGAGGGATTCAAGAGAGACTTGAATGAGATTATCAAAGACGCCAGCATGGAATCAAACCTGTTTGAGAACCTGAAGAAGCAGTCGCAGACCTATCTTGACGGGCAGCCATATCTGTATTGGAATCAGCCTGAAGAAAAAGATGGAGAGCCTGTTGGCTACCATCTTGCCACCATCGACAAGAACCGCTTGAAGAAAGGTAAGGTTCTTAGGAAGTCGCTGGTCAAGGAACGGGTCATCCTCTATCTGCCTATTCTTGAGGATTGGATTACCTATTACATGGGAAATAACAACGAGGGACTTGATCGGCAGCTAACGCTGAAGTGCCTCGCAATTCCTCTACAGGGACAACGCATGCTGAAGTATGTCATTGTCAATGGAAGCAGAGAAGAGATAAGTGATGAAGTGGGTGGTGACTAATGGACAACCTGCTTAAGAATCTCAAGGAATCATGGAATAAAATAGTTGAAAAAAACAAAGAGAATGATATATTCTCAAGAATCATAAAATGTTACGAAATTCTAAAATCACATGGTTGCTCTCTTGGTGGGGGAAATTGCGGAATGGCTGCCATCGCTATTTTAGAATATCTTAAAGACAAAAATTTAAAAATTGCATTCGTTACTGATGTGATTACCGATGATGAATTACTGGATGGGGAGCCTGATATATATCATGTTGCAATATCACATGGTAATAGATATTTTGATGAAATGGGAGAAATTAACGTTAAATATCTACAAAAACTAGCACTTGATCAATACGGAAAGCATGCAAATATTATAAATTACAAATATCTTGGCGGTAGAGAAGTGTTTTTATCTATTATTAGAAATAATACAAACTGGAATACCGAATGGAAATCAATGTATAAAGTATTAAAGACGGCAGGGGTTTAAATATGAGGGATAATCGCTTAAAGATACTGAAAGAAACTTGGAGTCAACTGGAAGCCGATGCTCAGATGGTTTATGAAGACAATGTGAAGTATCATCAAGTTATTCCAGAAATCAAGTTCATGAACCCACAGATTATCAAGCGACTCAATTCCAGTGAAGTCGGTTCTGTCCCTGATGATGTAGCAGCATCCATGGACTTCAGTGAGCCTATAGATGTGTCGATATATCGTGATGGAGAGATAATCTGTCAGAACGGACATCATCGACTTGCCGCAGCCAAGCAGCGTGGTATGAAGCTGATCAATGTCAAGGTACAGGCTATAAACGCATACGGCAAGATGATAAACGAGTTGATACGTAATCAAGAGATACGGGAAAGTCGCTTGGTCGAAATGCCAGCATGGAATGACGGAAATAAAGACATTTCCAACTACGTTGTTAAACAAAATAAAAGAGAAGTATTATCTATGTTAAACCGTAGGGGTATGACTTTGGTAGATGAGTTTAACATAAGTGGATACAAAGCGGAAACGTGGTCAAGAAGAGATAATCTTCAAATACATCTATATAACGCCGAAGGAACGCATGTCGGTGAATTTATCTGGTATACCGAAGATGGTCAATGGAAAACAGAATCAGTCGCTCTTGCCCCAGAGGCACAGGGTAAAGGCATAGCTATCAAGCTTTACATTTATGCTATAGAAGAATTCATGAAGACTTTATATTCCGATACATCACTAACTGGCGAAACTGGAAAGGGTTCGTTTGATGTGTGGGTCAAACTTGGAAAATATTTCAATTTTAAGTATGTTTATAACGAAGAAGAAAACATGCTTGAAGCAGTTGATGAGTTTACTAGAGATATGATGGGTTCGGAAAATATACGATTTGTAGTATCGACCGAATATCTTATAGAAGATGATACTATGAACGAAACTCTCGTCAGCCTTCCTACGAATTCTATTCGTCAATGGCTGTCGAAAAACATTGATGAATTACTTCAGAAGATTCAAGAAACATATACACAAGGCTATAATACTTATGTGGAAGATTCTATAGAAATGGACGGTCGTTCCATATCTGTAAATATCCAAAAGAAACTCTTAAGTACGTCACCAGATATTGAATCTGCTCTTTACTTCAACGAGAAAGAAGATGCAATCTATATCTCTGCTGATTCACTTGTTAGCAACTTGAAGAAACTTGACAAAATAAAGGCATTTGTTACACGCGGTATATGGCATGAGTTGACACATGTGAATGATCCCAATAGATTACAGCATAAGCAAGATCTATCTTCGTATGCCGCATATATCAACTCTCCAAGAGAATTCCCCGCATTCGCTCGCATGTTTATAGAAGAGATAAGAGATGCTGATAAGTCATTAAGAGATGCTGTCTTAGTGGCTATTCAGCAAGATAAGAAAATACCAATGAAAGATATTGACACTTGGTATAAGAAGCTAACACCAGAAAATAAAGAAAAGTTTAAGGCTTACTGTCAGTCCGAGTTTGCTGGACCCAACGCTTAATATATTTTTTTATTTCACGTTCAGATTGACCAAAAATAGTCCCTACAATCTTTGAGTTATATATTAAGTCTGAATTCCAAACGTCTTCCACGCATTCGGGCGTTGTGGCATCATAACAATCTAATTCTTTCTTTGTCATGTTTGTATTATACCATGTAGATAAAAGCATTACATAACTTTTATCATATTCCCACCATTTATAATGAGTGGTGGTTACTTGAAAGAAACTTTTACAAAAACTAAAAATCTCGTATAAATATCTTTAGAAGGTGGTATAATAGTAATATGCTCAAATCGTTTAAATTCCAACTTCTACCTACGAAAGACCAAGAAGTGCTACTTGCCAAGCATTTTGGTTGTAAGAGATTTGTTTGGAATCACTTCCTAAACAGAAGAAAAGACGAATACTTAAAGAATGAAAAGACACTAAATTACTATGATTGTGCAACTGAATTGGTTGAATTAAAGAAAGTAGAAGAAACTACTTGGTTAAAAGAAATAAACTCACAGACACTTCAACATACTTTAAGAGATTTAGATGGAGCATATAATCGTTTCTTCCGTAAACAAAGTAAGTTTCCAAAGTTTAAAAGTAAATGGGATAAACAATCTTTTAGAGTTCCACAGCATATTTCAATTGAAGATAATAAGATTTACTTTCCAAAGTTTAATGAAGGTATAGAGTTAAATGCTCATCGTGAAATAGGAGATATTAACTTCATTACGATTTCTAAAACTCCATTGGGGAAGTATTTTGTTTCAATTACTTGTGAAGTTGGAGAAATACAAAAACTTCCAAAGAATGATGAGTCAATAGGAGTAGATTTGGGTATTAAAGATTTCGCAGTTTGTAGTAATGGGGATAAGTTTGATAATCCCAAACATTATCATAAGTTAGAAAAGAAACTCAAGTTCACACAAAGACAATTAAGTAAAAAGAAAAAGGAGAGTAATAGTAGAATAAAATACAGAAAACAAGTAGCATTAGTTCACGAAAAAATACATAATAACCGTCAAGACTTCTTACATAAACTTTCACATAAGTTAATTCACGAAAACCAAGTGATATGTATTGAAGATTTGAATGTTAAAGGTATGATGTCAAATCACAATCTTGCTAAATCAATCGGCAATTGTGGTTGGGGTGAATTCGTTCGACAGCTAAACTATAAGGCAGAATGGTATGGAAGAGAATTGGTCGTAATAGACCGCTTCTTCCCAAGTTCTAAAACTTGTAGTCATTGTGGTTGGATTAATGAAGGATTAAATATAAAAGACCGTGAATGGACTTGTCAATGTGGAAAAGTAATAGATAGAGACTTAAATGCAAGTCTTAATATATTACAACAAGGTTTAAATCAAAAGTCTGGTTTAGGAATTAAATCGGACTCTAAACAAAAACAGGTGGAGGCGACTTCAATAGAAGTGTCTATGAAACCTGAAGCCCACTCGCTTTAGCGGGTGGGTAGTTCACATAATTTTGGCTACTTGATATAATGAAAGTCGTATAAATACTATTGAAGTATTATACCCCTTTAGGAGACACTTATGGCAGACATGCGCGACTATCGTAATCAGTGGAAGCAACTACAAGAATCCTGGGCGAAGGAGGACACTGAAGTCAATGTCTCCGCTACTAAGAAGGAGAAGCTGGAAGAGGGCAAGCGCAAGCTACCAGATGCCCTAAAGGCACACCAGTTCAAAAAGAAGGGCGCTGAAGAACAAAAGGAAGCATCAAAGGTAGAAGAAAAGGAAGACGATAAGAAAGAAGACAAGACCGAGGGTAAGACCATCTTCGGCAAGAAGGCAACCGAAGGAAAGAAGCCAACGATGGGGTGGACACATGCCCATGCTAAGCAAAAAGTAGTTGATGCTGAGAAAAAGAAAAGACAAGAAGAAAAGGCTAAGAAGGCAACTGAAGACGCTGCGCCCGGATCTGCTGGTGGAGCCACTGTAAGTGCCCCCGGCGCTGGCGACCCAGCCGAAGGAACAGGACCAACTGGTATTGCTCGCTTTCCTGAACGTCTTGGCTGCAAGCCAGGACAGAAGTGCAAGACAAAGCCACAGCAGCGCACCTTTCCAGAGAAAGTAACCACAAAAGAATCTAAAGGAAAGAGACTTTTTAATCATTTCCGCAAGTTTATGGAAGCGGAAGGCTTAAATCTTGACCAAGTAACTCCAGAAGTAACTCCAGAAGTAACTCCAGAAGTAGCACCTGAAGCTGAAGTCCCTGAAATGGACGTGGAGCCAGGGCTTGACAATGTTGGTCAGGACGCACCACCGGAAGCTGGATTGATTGCTGACCTCCAAGCTAAGTTCCCAGGTGCTAAGATCACTGTTACCATCGAAGCAGGAGAAGTTCCTTTCGATGCCGAGACAGTCGCAAAGGCACAAGAAGTAGCTGAAACCATTCCTGTCGAAAGCGACATAGAAGATATCGGTGGAGAAGAAGACCTTGGAGCCTCAGAAACTGGCGTTCCTGGCGCTGAAGGATTGGGAGATGTTGGTGGAGAAGAGCTTCCTGTCCCACAGGAAGAGAGCGCAACGTCCGAGTTAGACCTCGTTATTCAAGATGCAGCAGATTATGCTGCTGGACTTGGTGGGGAAGTCAATGGACAAGTTATCTCACAGTTCGTTCTTAAGCATTACCCATCTGACATTGACAAGATTGACATGATAGTTCAGGGTGTTAAGGAGAGACTCAATGGAATAGGAGAGTCTATAGTCATGGGTGAAGAAGGAGATGAAGTAACTGCCGATGTTCCAGAAATGGAAGTTGGCGGTGAAGCAGGAGCCGAAGGTGGAGAAATGGGTGATGTGGGCTTAGGGGGCTTGGAGGCAGGAGCCGAGGAAGAAGTGGCAGCCGAAATATCCTCTGACTCCATAGCCCTATCACCAGAACAGTGGGAAGCGTTCCTTGCTGGTGGAACCGAAGAAGAACCCGTAGATGACATGGTAGGCGGAGACGCTGAGCAGGAGGAATCCCCCGAAACGGGGGAGCATAAAAGTGCAGATCCAGCAAGCATCTAACGGATTCGCAAAGGGAACATACTTGGATATGCCATGGACAGCAAGGCGCATAGAAGGGGCTTGGAAGTTCAAAACAGCTAAGAAGCTGACACCCGGAGCTAAGGCGAACATAGCTACACAGATAAATAAAAGAATATCAGGAGAATAACTATGAACATCAAGATTCCATCTCTCGACAACGTTCGTCAGAGTATCCGCACGAAGATCGTTGAAGGGTATGATAAGATGGGCAAGTTAATAGAAGACGGGGCGGTAGATCCCCTCTATCCAGAGAACCCAGCCGTCGATGCTGCTCAAGTAGCTGCATCGGTTCCAGATAAGACCGTTACGGTCAATTCCACTCTGTTACGTGACTTGCTTAACTGGGCAACCAGCGCAGACGCAGCATCCATTGATAATGTTGTAGCCAAGGCAGAAGAGCTTAGTGCAGCAGGACCAATGGGACCAGAGAAGCTCATTGACTTGACTGGTGCTGCTGGCTGCCAGCAGCCCGGGTGCCCAACCAACCCAGAGACACCTGGAACAGAAGTACCCGCAGTTGGAACACAAACAACCCCAGGAATGCCAATTCCCGCAGGTCCAACCGGACCTTTGTCGCCAGTAATGGCATCTTTCTTACGTCGCGGTAAGAAAGTCAACGAAAGTGCTCCCGAAAAGGAAGAAGATACGGAAGATGACAGACCAGAAGATATGTTCGATCATGGGGACAGTCAGAAGAATAGACATTTAGATGATGATCGCGAAGATATGTTCGACAGTAAAAATCTTAAAGAAGATGACATTATCGACTCTGATAACGAAGTTATCGTAAATCCAGATGAAATGAAGAAGCCTGTTAATAAGGGCGGGTTTGGATTGCCACTTGACGATAAGTTGAACAAGGGCAATACTGGAATGTTAGAAGATGATATCATTGATTCGGACCACGAAGTTATAGTAACCCCCGACGAGATGGGAAAGAAAAACCCAGAAATCAAACCAGACGGCGGGCAGGAACCAGAAGGATTGCCACTCGACAACCCATTGAATAAGGGTAACGCCGGTTTGAAAGAGGATGGTTTGGAAATTGGGGATGACGAAGCAAGTGAAATAGGTAAGGAATTGGATGCCGAGGCTGGGCAAGATGCCGTAGGAAGTGGTCCAGTTGAGACGGGAATAACCGTTGACCCAGCAGGAGAAGAAGTTGGATTGGATGGTGCAGAAGTAACTTCTGTTGATGCAGGAGGTCCAGAAGTCACAGAAGTAGAACCACCCGCAGCAGAGGGTGGTATGGTGCAACAGATAAGCGACTTGCAGGCTCGTATCGCTGAGCTTGAAGCCATTATCAAGGGCGGAAGCGCACCAGCAGCACCACCAGCAGCACCAGCAGCACCAGTTTCTCCCGTCGATGGCGCTGTAGATGCTGTAGATGCTGTAGTAGATGTGGCAGACGATGTTGTTGACGGTTTGGAAGATGCTGAAGGAGAAGGAGAAGGAGAAGGAGAAGAATCTGATGAACTTGAATCGGGTGAAGATGCTGAAGAAGTAGAGGGCGCTGAAGAAGTTGAAGATTCTGAAGAAAAGGAAGAAGAAAAGGAAGAAGAAAAGGAAGAAAGCAAGGAATAAACAATGAAATCTCTTAGGGAGCAGTTTTTCTCAGGAAAAGGTTTGGAGATAAATCCTCTCGAAGAGGCAATGTCCCCAGAAGAAAAGGCAAAAGCAGCAGAAGATTACTGGAAGAGACAAGAAGAAAAGCAAAAGCAAAAAGCAGCACAAAAAGAAAGAATGAATAAGTGGTTTGATAGATATAATAAATTCAATGATTTCTTAAATAAAAATCTTCCCGAATTAGCACAACAAAAGAAAGATGCTGAATTGACAGCTTCAATGTATGGCGAAACAATAAATGCACCCGACTACCCCGAACTAACGGGTGATTTAGCTAAGGATGCAGAGATAGCAAAAGAATATATGAAGCAATGGTTTGAAGCAGCAAATAAGCGCGAAAGAAGACCTTGGGGACTTGGTTCGTAATAACACAAAACAAAATATAAGGAGACAAAAACCCAGGCATAGTTCCTGGGTTTTTTGTTGATAAATACTTAGTGATGACAACATTCGGAGCCATATGGAGTTAAGTCAGTGCCCGTGCTGCCTTCGCCATGTTCGCAATACTGATATGACTCTGCATCATTGGCTGCCGAGAAGCCAAGGTGGGACACTTAACGAAACAATTATATTATGCAAAACATGTCACGAAGCTTTGCATTATATCATTCCATTAAACGATGTCATAAAATACAAAAATGTGGATGAGTTAGAAACCCATCCACAATTCAGTAGCTACTTACATTGGATCAGGACTATTGATCATCCGAGCCATGTGAAAGCTAAGTCGGCTTATAGGGAAGCATGTCGCTTTCAGGATTCCACGCCACTTCAAGCGACTGGTTAACTACCAGTAACCTTCCGTTTCTAACATCATTGTCAAAAATACGACAGGCTAATCTTCCATCTGGTTGCCCTGCTTTGAAATCAAGACAAAATATATTTGGTGATGGCTCTGTGAATAGTCTGTTACCATGTGTGTGCCCGTGATATAGATGCCAGCCTCCTAAATCATCGTCACATCGTTCACTTAATTGTAAGCGAACGGGTAAACCATCCACCGTATCTCCGTTGGTCAACCCAAATAAAAGGCGACTGTAGTCTGCCTTACCCAACTCATTGTTGTGATACTTCTCAACAAAACGAACTGGCTTCGCTCCGGGGGCATGTGAGAGCATTATCTTATTGTCTTCGTCAATGAGGGCAACATACTCTTGGTAGAATAAGTCACAAAAATGTCGGAAGGTGTCTGGACCATCCTTGTTGAATAAATCTATAGTAGCGGCTTGTTCGGGAGAAAGACCAACTCCCCGACCGTAGGACCAGAAAACATATTTACGATCATGATTCCCCATAAGGAACGTTGATATATACTTTATGTCTAAGAGAGTTTTTAGAGTTTCCAGGGGCTTTGGTCCCCTATCCAGAATATCCCCTAAAAAGATGTAGTTCTTGACACCTTCATCATGACAAACTCCAAGAGCCTTAACAAGCATATCGTTACATGCATGGATGTCACTTAGAATGGCAGTTTTGGGTGATATTTTCGTCGCTATGACTTTCATTTTTATACCTTATTTGTTCGAATTTATCGTGTTTTCTCTTCAATCCTTCAATGTTACCATCATATATTAGATTATAAAAATTACAAATACTTTCTTTTCCGGTAGCCCGTAATGCCGAACTTCTATTTGTATTTTTGTATATAGTTTTCGTTTCTTTAAAATATATGTTATTCTGTTCAGCCCATTCAATAACCGAATTCCATTTCGTATTGTAACTTCCCGATATACATAGCTGTCTACATCTATTCTTCATATTAACGTACATACATCCATCACCGTCAAATAACCCATGTATCCAATGTTTTCTTAAATCTTCTGGAATATAGCTAATAGCCGTTGTCATATCGTATCTCCCAGACACATACCCCATTTTTTCAAATATATTAAACATAACTGGATTTGATATTTTAACTGCCGATATCTCTTTCCAGTTGTATCTTTTTCTATTATATATTTTCCAACCATCGTCAGTAAACAATGAAATAATGTCATTAATATCATCTTTTTTTATTTCAAGAGATATGCATCCTCCTTCTTTAACTCTTTGAAATGAACCATCTGCCCATAGAAATCCACATATGTAAGCAACTCTTGGTGTTTGTATTTTTAGATACGGAAGAGCAACATTTGTATCCTTTAGCATCTTAGAGTTTTTTATAAAATTCTTCCCGTCCTCCCCTATTTTTATCTTTCTATTTCCCACATAACTTTTTATTATTTTATAGTCTATCCCCAAGATACGGGCAGTTTCGATACCCCCATATACAGGATATAACTTATATATAGCATCGGTATTTTCTTTAGTTAATATCATATATACTCCTATACACTTATTTATATCGCAATTATAGGTATTATACACGCAAAAATATATTACGCATGTTTAGTATAATATAACACCATGGCTTTTACATGTGACAGAAACAAAGAAAATCTAGAATGGTTCCTATTTAGGGAGCATCTTTACAGTGACAGAACACTTGCTATAGATGATATCAAAAAGGGATGCATATCAATCAATGGGAGGGTCAAAAAAGACCCAAACTACATCGTCAAGAAAAAAGACAAGTTTGTTATACAGGGGACTCCTGCCGATGGCTGTCTTATTTCCTTTACTGTAGAGGAATGATTATCTTTTTGTCGGAATCTCGTCTTCCCTAATATATTTTGGTCCTGGCAACTGAGGTTTCTGCTTGGTTGGTACAGGCTGAACATCCACTTTCCTGGCTAGGCGTAGCCCCTTCCAAGCAAATGGCGAAGCTGTAATGGTATCAAGCCCAAATTGCTGACCTTTAGCATCTTCTACGGTAACTTCATAGAAGACACTGGGGTATCTCATTTTGAGGTTTCGTACTAAATGCAAGAAAGTATAACGCGCCTCATCGTTGCTCCAAAATTGGCTATTACGAAATGCTATTTCTTTCCACCCGTTGATATCACATGTGGCTACACAATTTGTAGCAGCGCAGGAGGGCATGAGGTTGTCCATTGCCTGTTTGACCTTGAATGCATGATCGGTCGATGAATCTGCCACCTTTTTCCACAACTTATCGGTACGAGCCACACTGTCGTTGAGAATGCTACCATATTCTATTGCATTCTCGTCTTTTTCAAGAACGCAAGGAGGAACCCAAAATACAACATCTTTAGGTGGTATTTCGCTTACGGTAATGGTTCCGTCCATATCCCTTAAAGAAAACACAAAGTTTCTTGTGACATTGATAAATGCTACCGTGACATGCGTATGTTCGTATAGATGGTTAATGTCTTTACTGCAAAGAGTCTTATTGTATTCAAGAGTTGACATGTCAACATTATTACTTACATTTGTCACTTCAGCAACTATTTCTGGAATCTTTTCAACATCGCTAGGGGAATCATTAAGATTGCGCTTCTTCCAAACACTTGCCCAATCCTTGCCATTAATAGTTTTTATCAGTCTGTCAACTGTTTGAGTATTTATTTTTGACTCCGAAATAACAAATGATTCCGGTAAATTATTCTGTACTTCCATATATTATCCTTTTATAATGTACAATTCGTATGTCGGCGTCCTGATAAACATCGGCAACGGGTTCCCATTGCATCCAATCCCACAGAAAATATGTATCACCATCGTGGCGCTTCTTTACATGAGTTATAACCATATCATCGCACCAGTCAATAAGTTCTGTATATAATTGAGCGCCACCAATGAGGAATATATTTTTGTCTGGAATTTCTATTACGGCTTTTTGTAATTCTTCGATGTCTTTTACTATTATGGCTCCTGGGGCATCTTCGGGCAACATAATGCGCGAAAACACAATATTAACCCTATTAGAAAGCGGTTTAACAGGTAGTGATTGCCATGTCTTGCGACCCATGACCACTATATGACCACTTGTAAGTTTCTTAAAATAACTAAGGTCTTGGGGGAAGTTCCAAGGAAGCTTTCCGTTTTTACCTATAATCCCCATTGGGTCCATTGCAGCTACTAATATCATTTTAGATTTTTTACCAATTTGGATCTTTTTATTATAAGTGTTGCAACATCTTCGAGAAGTTTCTGATTGAACTGCCCTTCATTTTCCGCATAAAAATTTAAAACCATTGCCATAGCAGTCCTAAGACTCTTGTCTATTTCTTTAACTTCTTTGAGGACACGGGCATTCTTGGATTTCTTGCCCAAAATCATATCAAGTGCAAATTTCATCCATTGTTTTTTTTCGGGATCTTCTTCTTTTGATATTTGAGATTCCAATTCTTCTACATCGTCATTTTGGATATTATTCATATATTTTATTATATGCTATGTGAACAAATAAATCAAGCACTAAAAACTAACGTATTATATAACTTTTCAACAATATCATTATGTGACATGTCATAAGGTATGCGAACGAGGTTATATCTGTTATTCTTCGCCCATTCACTTTTTATAGAATCTAGTTTCTTACGGTATTCAAATTTAACATTGCCTCCAAAATATTTCACAGGTTTAAAGTGTTGTTCGCCGTCATATTCAATGAGGACATTTTTACCTTCAATAAGAAAATCAAAAGATAACAACTTTATATGCCTACATGTCGGAAACTTTACCTGCTCTATGAACTTTATATTATTACTCTCAAGAAATTTTCTTATGAAAGTTTCGCCGCTACTTTGTTTTATGCATTTAGGACATCCCGATCCACACAGGTGTAAATTTGGTGTTTGGCGAAATGTACCATGTTCTGGACATATAATATCAACTACTTCACGTGAATTCTTATATTCTACCACTGAATAGTTGTAAAGGTTTCCATGTTTTTCCATTGCTTTATGAATGAAATCCTTGGTGTTTGATATCTTTTGTCTTCCAATAGTAATTTTTGCACATTCAGGACATCCCCTACCACTAATATGATTCCCAGGAGACTGCCAAAATTCACCGTGCTTGTCGCATATAATGCAAACTCGCTTTTCGTTATTTTCATACACTACATTGCTGTAATCATACTTTTGATTATGTATCTCCATCGCCCTCTTTATAAAGGTTTCTGCATTTGATCTATTAGTGTTGGAGGCACATATTTTACATCCACCTTTTCCCGATAAGTGATGGTGGGCAGATTGCAAAAATGAAACATTGTGTTTCTTACATGTTATGGTAATATTACTGCGTGATCCTTTATACTCTGTATTTTTGTAGTCATACTTGTCGCCATGCTTTTCGATTGCTCTTCGTATGAAATCTTCGGTTGTTATTATCTTTGGCATATCCTTATTTATATAGATTATCTGACATATATTTGTCCTTGATATTTCCTTGCTAATTTATATTCTACATCAAACCCCTGGATACTTTTGGGTATTCGCCCAAGGAACTTTTTATAAGTTTCCTCACGAAATACATAAACCGCCAGCTTCTTTGAAGCAGCGTGACATGCCAGTTCATAATAGGATTTTAACCCTATTGAGTGACAATGCTTAACAAGTTCCTGTAGAGGGTCATTAATCATCTTCGTACTCCATTATATCAATAATCAGCGAAATAACACCACATCCTTTGTGGTCATAAAGCCATGTGTCCCATACATGCTGAAATGCATTGACTACATCAAGTAACTGAGCCTGTTCTGCCCCCTTGTCATATGCTTTAACGCGAATAGAGAACTTACGACCGTTTGCATGACGAAATTGCCCAGTCTTACCATGAGAATCTTCAATCGTGTCAAATAGCTTCCACTTGCTACTATTTTCAAGCCACTTGATAAATGCCTTTGGGTTAATGAACTGCGAACAGTCCTGCATCGACATTTTGATTTTGAGTTCGTCAAGTCGCTTGATGAACATAGAGTATTTATCAATCTGCTCCTGTTGACGCTCAATCCGGAGTTCCAGATCCTTGACATAATCCTCGTCGTAGTTCATGTTAAGCCTTGGTAAAGGTCCAAAATGCCCCATACCCCTCGTTATAACCGGGCTTGTCGAATTCGACTTTCCAGCCTTCCCGACTATAAATCTCTTCTATGTCCAATATGTGCTTACGGAAAATCTCTTCTCGCGTAAACTTCTCAGTAACCAAAAGCGCACTAACGACATGTTCCTGCCTTACAATTGCTTTTCTACCATCCCATGCTGACACAATGTGGTCGTTGAAGATATTGAAAACAATATCAGGAATATGCTTACATTTGAGGTTAACAACCTCAGACGGCATGATGGGTCTATTGAGTGCTTTGGGAGGAATACCATCAGGTGGGTTCATAAAGAGTTCCTTACTAGTATATTCTATGACTTCAGAGCCGAAGTCAAGTCCTAAAATCCACCATACCAGTAACCTAAAAATACCCCTAAAAATGTATTTAATTTATGTGTTATGTAGGAAATAAAAACACTATAGTTTATAATCTTTTATCAAGTGAGGAAAGATACTACATTAATAAACTGAAGAATTGTGCGTAAATATGGGTAAGGAGATAATATATGAAATATATCATAACATTACTAGCGTTCTTATTAGTAGCCTCAACATACTCATGTGAGGTCGCAAACGAACCAGAAGTAACATTACCACAGGAAGTAAAGGGAAAGGTACTAGAAATCCAGAAGCTTAGGGAAGAACACCGTAAAGCAATGGAAGTCAAAATACAAGAGTTGAAAGAAGTCCTTAAAGGACACCCAAAGCTACAGGTTCACGTTATGAGAATGATAATAGCTAAAAATGGCGTATTGTTCCCAGAAGCAAGAAACCTTCCCGAAAGATTAGAGGACCGTCGTGAGAATAATGAGCCATTGAGAGAAAGAGTAAGGGATAATATAATCGAAAGAAGACGCAACCAACATGGTGGCAAAGAATAATGTAACAATTGAAACATTTATTCCCCCATAATAGTATAAATATAGTATATCATTATGGGGGAATAATGGGAAAGAAGTATCCATCACGAGCCAACATACCAGCCCTCCCCACGGAGATTTCAAAGTGGCAAAAGGCTTCTGTCGAACTTGTCCATCTTAAGTTTAAGATACACAACATCTTAAATGAATTTACCACTGAAGAGCGTCAGAGTGACCAATATAAGGAGCTAACTGATATTCTTAAGGGGATAATAGTTCATGTTATTGACGATAATGGAGAACATGGCAACACTACTGCTGTTGCTCCAGTTATTGTCCAGAACATTAATACAGTTGAGCCGCCAAAGAAAAATAAGCTTAAGGAAATGGCAGGGAAGTACTGGAATTTCCAGACCCTTGTCGTGGGTATAATATCTGCTATAGCTGTTGCAATAGCGCCACATATTGTGGAAATAATAAAAACAATAGCAACTATTATCATGGGGACGCCGTAATGAAAATTTTATTTTTAGAAGACCATAGCTTTTTTGCTAAGGAAGTTATAGAATACATTAAGATGTTCATAGACAGTGGGAATATTGATATCCACTACGCAAAAACCTATAAGGAAGCTGAAGAGCTTTTGAAGACACACAACCAGTTCGATTATACTATACTAGATGTTCAATTGCAAAATGGTAGAAATGGAATTGAATTTGCTGATAAGAATAAGTCCAATATTGGTAAAATAATGTTTATAACGGGAAGCGTTGAACACGAGGTATTAAATACTCTTGAAGAGAAAAAATACTATTACATCAGCAAACAAAGTTTACTATGGGAACCTTTAAAGAAATTTTTAAGTTAATAAGAAAATTAAGATATTCAATCTTAATTTCTTTTTTGTTTTGTTTGTTGTCATATACAACTCTGTATTCAATCTGTCATATCGTACAGAAAAATTACGAGAGCCAAGTTAGAAGTATGGTATATCAAGAACAGCAATCGGCTGTCATTGATGCGTCTAAAAACTTATTTGATACAATTTCTATACTTAATGGCGTAATATCGTTAACCGTATCCTTCTTATATTTTTATATCAACTATAAAAAATTTAAAGCCATTAATATAACCAAAAAAGATTTTTTCTATCATCAAAAAGAACTTGATGATTTAATCAAAGAAGAGAAGGAAAAGAAGCATTTAAAAGATAAGCAAGAAGAAATTTCCTTTCGCTTGAACATAGCCCATAGCAACTCTCGAAACCTTAAGAATGTCATATCTGGAGTTAATCATGAGGTAGCTCCGTGGTTAGGAATAATTCGCAATGTCTCCAATATGATGTTGCAATTTCTAACACTGAAAACCCAGCTTAACGGCAAAGACTTTAAGTTTATACAAGATAAAATTCAAGAAATAGAAGCATCTGCCGAACAGTGTATATATATTGTAGATAATCTTAGTAAGAATATAAAGTACCTTCAGAAATATGATATGAATAGGTCTAATGTTGGATCCACCATTAAAGCCATGGTTTCTGTAGCTTTATTGAATTCCTCAATAAGAAAAAATATAAGACCGTCACAAATAGAAGTTGATTATACTTCCCTTGATTTCTTATGTCGTCACTCCCCCATGTTTCTTCATCAGATATTAATGAATTTAGTCAATAATGCCATTGACCACAATTCCCATATGAGAGATGAATTAAAGATAAAAATATATGGCGATTCTTCTAAAAAATCTCTTTATGTAGAAGACAACGGCAAGGGAATTTCTTCTAAGGTCATGGAACAATTATTTACGCCAAACTTCACAACCAAAGACGACCATGTTGACACACACGGACTTGGGCTTGCTATGTGCATGGATTATGCAATATCAATGGGCGCATATATAGACGTCCAAAGCCAAGAGGGATTATTTACAAAATTTATAATAGAATTTGAAGTAAGTGACGATGAGACAGATAGGAAAAGAAAGTATATGAATGGTTCCTCTTCTAACATATACAAAGCATATCAAGAAAGAAAAGAAAAAGCAAAAGAGTTTGATAGTGTTAGTAACTCTGGCTTCTTAAATAAAGTAAAAATAGAAGAAGAAAAGGAATACGAGGCTAAAACAGATATGCCGTGGATGCCTTAATATTCGCTATTGTCCAAACTTCTTGTCATTGACTTCATTCTGGACTTTTGTCATTCTAGCATTGAATTTACTAGGATCTGAATCGTTGAATTCGATCAATTGCATGTTCCCATTCTTGTCTTGATAATCCAACATTAAGTCTTTATATCCATAAGACTTGACTATTTCTTTAATAGTCTTTATTTGCTCCAGAGTCATTGGAAGATATACACTGAAAGAAGCCGTTTCTGGCGACCAGCGAACAAGACCAGTATATTTGGCAAGAGTTTTTGACCCAGGAAACTTTTTAGTAACTAGCTTGCCGTCCACCGTGATTGGATAACCAACATCTCTGGCGAAATCTTCATGACCCATATCCCCAATTCTTTCAACTTTACCATCTGGCTTTATAAATCCCCTAGCCTCTGACCATTTTAATTTGTTTTTGTTTGTTTTTGGGTATGCGTATGATATTTCGGCAGAACTCATTGCTTGGGCTTCGTCTCCAAAGTCACCTTCAGCCTCTCTCTTTATTATTGACTTTCTAACGCTTTCTTTATAGAAATTTTTGAATCCCATAATAAGTTACTCCATACCTATTTATAGAATATTTTAATTTGATTTGTTATATCGTCTCCTAACTCTATTCTCAAAAGCATTTCAAGGGCTTCCTTATCTATAGGACAATTCTTGGCAATATCAACATATTTCTTAATAGAATCATCAAGGGAATCTTCGTCCCTATCAACACGAAAGTAAGGTTCCCGTTTTGGGAACCTTACTTCTTTTCTTATAACCATTATGGGTTCTACTCTATCTGTTCTCATACACTTAGTATCGGCACAACTGACGATTACTTTAGTGTTGATTTCAGTTTTTTCTGTATTTCGGCATTGGGGTTGACCTGAACATAGCGATAAGCAACTTCAAGGTTTAGGATATTATAGCAAGTTGTCAACACTCTTCCTATGCTTGATCCATGCCACGACTGCCCTTCCCAGTTCCACGAGCCGCGAGCGCAGCCCTGTGAAGCATCTTGGGTTTCCACGGTGTAGGGAATTATGGTATTTAAGCATTTCTTCCAACGCTCTCCCCCAGCCTGAAACATTGAGAGCGAAAGGTAGTAGCACGCATAGTTATTCTTCTTATACGCTCCACTATCAACCCACCTTGCTTCAGCATCATTAAGCATCGTCTCCAACATAATGTCTCCCGATCCATGCCCCAAGAACACAGCGCATGTCGTTCCGATGAAGCTCAGATGTTCCTTTGCAGTCGAGTTATTAATAGCATTCCAAGTATATGGAAATATTGTCTTGTCGGTATATGGATCAGTTTTCTTTTCCCATTCTGGGTTAGCAGCTTTCCATACTCTTTCAATTGCTTTCTTACAGTTAGTCATCGAATTTCCAACATTCAATCCTGCACCATGCGCCGACTTGACAGCCATTACATTCCAACCAGTGACGCTCATATCCTGTCTAGCCATATTTGGCTTTACATAATCCCACATTATCTTTCTATATTCATTCCTTCTTTTCTTTTCGTTATATGATAAAACTTCATCTTCTATTTTACTGTCGTATATCTCTTTAAGTGTCTTCTTCCCATTATTTTTAAGATTGACAACAGTATCTCCTGATAAACATCCGTCAAGTTTAGGCTGTGACGCTAATGGGAATTCAACTTCATGCTCTCCGTACTTATGAGCGAGCATCGGCTCCGTAAACTTTTCGATGTCAATATCTTCCAGCTTCTCGTAGTAGCCCGAATCGACCTTCTTCTTGTACTTTGCCTTGGCTTCTTGGAGCGCCTGGGTTTCTGGCGAGGTTTCATTGGCTCTACCAATGTTTTTTCCTTCACAGACGGTGGGCTTGGAGGTAGTCATCTTACCACCCTTGATACCTTCGACCGTGAAGAAGCTATTACCTTCTACATGAATGGTCCACTCCTGTATGGAGCCGTTTGAGGTTCTGGAGTAAAGTGTATAGAATTTCATGCTTTCTCCCGTAGTTCCATGGCTGCTTCAAAGTTATCCAAGTCATCTTCTGTGATGACATATTCGACTAACGAAGCTTCTTCTCTGTATATCCTCTTAGTGTCCTCGTCAAGAAACTCCCACTTGACCCAAGACATGTTCCCGCGAACCACATCAATGAGGTAGTTCATACGAGCGTATGCTTCTGGGGTATCGTATCCATTCTTCATACAATTATTGTAAGTAGTTTATTACAAAAATCAATAGGTTTATTTCTCTTTACCTTTATAAGATGCTTTATATTTATCGCATTGCTTTGCGTATGAAGAATCAGTATTACAATTATAGTCAAATATATCACAGATGCCGTTACGCCCTCCATGTTGAAAAGAGGGATTTTTTATTCTAATGAAATGCTGACAGTTACCACATGTTTTTCCGGTTGGCATTGAGTTTCCTTAAACCTCATATTATATAAATCGCAGAGATTTATATAATAATATGATATAAATCGCTTCGACTACAACTATTCCTAATGTCATCCAAGGCACCAGAGCCGTTGATAAGGTCTATCAAGTCTCTTCGTTTGATGAAGAATACTCTAATGCCTGTGTTGAATCCTCTTACATTTTCCGTAAGTTTCAATTCAATATCCTCGTCAAGCCACTTCTGCCGCTCCTTCTCGGCTTCTTCCCGTTCAGCAACTCTGCTGGGGTCGTTGTAGTCGTAGTCCATGAGTGCCATTATTCTATCTCCCCTCTCTGTGCCTTGGCTATAAAGTCATCCATGCCCCTTTCGGCGGAACTCAGCTTGATCTGAGCATGTCTCAAGTCTGCTGCGGTTACTCCCATAGCATCAATGGCTCGGGATATGCTGATAATCTCTTCCCGTAGCTCTACGGCTCGGTCAATTTGCTCTTGAGTCGGTTTCATTTAGTTTCCTTTACAGAATCTCTACCGTGTTGATATGCCTCTCTCAAGGCACATTCAATGCCTGCGCCACAATGTGTGAAGTTATTTTGTCTATTTCTTTTAAGACTGCCGGCGATGCCAAAATATCCCCACATACATAATTGGACAGCATCATTCTCCGAAAGTTTCTTATTAGATAAAATTTTGTTTGTGATTCGTTTTGGGAGAGGTTTCATTTGGTTTCCTTTGTGTTCTCTTCATCACACCACTTCTGGCATGCTTCTTCTGTGTTAAATAACGGGCGATCATCGGATGGTGTGTATCTATGACCACTATATCCCATATCAATAAGAGGAAGTTTGTAATAACATTCATTGCTATATTTAATAAGTCTCATTGGCTTATATCCAAATACTCCCATAGTATTTGACATTATCGGTGTCCATATTATTTCGTTCATTCACTACTCCTATTCTCATATATTTCCTTAAAGTATGGATTCTTCATGACCAACTCAAATGTCTTCTTCCAGCCCTTTATATCAGACTTTTTGGGGAACCGCCATTGCTTCCCGCAACTGATAAGACTCCTATGACAATGGGGACATGCTCCCGTATGCTTAAAAGTAACCCGACAGTCGAAGCAGACATGGTTGGAGTTGGAGGGCATTAGGTTCCTTTATGCTTCCCCAACGATACTACCATCTGTCATCTTAATCAATTGAAATTTTCCTTCTTCAGTTTCTACAATGCAAGTGAAATTTTCTACTTGATCGCCAGTATTCAAAAGATATTTTGATTTTATTTTTTTCATCCCTGGGGTGTGCGAATGTCCGTAAATCAAAATGTCACTCCCTGATATAATGCACCGCCTAACTACCAACTCATCGAAGTTATTAACTGATTGCATTGCTGACTTTACCTTTGACTTGAGATATGACGACAGTGACCAATATCCCATTCCGAACTTTCTTCTCCACCAGTTATAAATCGAATTCAAGGAGAGGCAGATTTCATACGCTCTATCTCCAAAAAAATATAACCACCCCATCGACCTAAAAGCCCCGTCAAATTCATCACCATGGAGCAGCAATACATTCTTCCCAGAAACACTCTTGTATTCATATTCATTACATACACGGATGTCGCCAAAAGAAAAATGCATTCCTTTCTCCAAAAAGTCTCTTAGTGCTTCATCATGGTTTCCAACAATGTAATAAACGGAGGTTTGCTTTCTTGCCAATCTCAATATCTTCTGAACGAATGTGTTGTGTTCCTTCGCCCAATACCATTTATGCGACATTGCTTGAATGTCTATAATGTCTCCTATGAGAAACACATTATCAAAGGTATTGTCATGAATAAACTTTAAAAGATACTCTACACGGCATTGGCGGGTGCCAAGGTGTATATCGGATACGAATAAGGAGCGGTAATGCATATTAGCAGGAGAATTCGGGAGTAAATGGTTTTAGTGGGGTTACTTTACAGATACTACAAGTATTTTTATCGACCCAATCGCTACATTCCGATGTACCATCAGTAAAGAGATATAATGAACCAACACGCCCGATTGTCTTGATTACTTTTCCCCTCTCGGTATGAAACTCCAAAGTGTCGCCTACGTTATACTTACAAGTTTTATTCCCAAACTTCTCCTGTAAGCCATCTCGAAAGCCATCTCGAAAGCCATCTTGAAATGCCTGTTGGTGCTTTATGCAACGGGGAACATATGGAGTATAGTTGGTATATGGCATTTTATCTTTACTACCATAGTGCCACTCTCTTGATTGCTTTTCTCTCCAAGCTTTCTCTATATTCCTCAAGCGATGGTCAATACTGGTAAATGCTAAATCTACACCAAGTTTCTCTTCCAACCGCTTCATCCAACCATCATATGTAATGGTGGCTGGCATACCCTCTACATCTTTTTTAGTTGGATAAATCTCATCGTCAAGTTTCCTCAGTCTCCAGTATGTATTCTTCAAGTGAAACTCGCAATTCTCCAAGCGACCTAAATCATCTCCAGGCGACTGAACAACACCTAACTTTTTTTCTATTATTGAAAGTCTATCTTTATTTGTGGGGACATTGACGCTAGTGATGTCATAGTAATGTCCCGGCGGAAATAAGTCACTCTCAAGTTTCTTTAAGCGACTCTGAATTGTCTTATGCGAGTTGCTATTTCTGCATTCTTTCAACTCGTCACATATCTCTTGAGCCTTCTGCCAGTTTGACTTCATAAACTCTGGCAGTGGCTTGTCATTCAATACAGCATCTTGAAGAATCTGAAGCTGTTCATGGGAAATATGATGTCCCTGCATCCCGTTGCGAGTCTTATAGACAACAACACGGGGAGCATATTCCCCGTTCATGGTCTGGACACTATAAGTAATCAAGTGTGATATCGCAATAAGATCATTGGGGACTCGCTGTATAGCCTCCCAGGATGGTAAGTGGATTATTGTTTTCATATTATTTAAGCCTTTCAAGGTTCAATTCCCTAAGCTCCGAAAGCATCATGCGATGCATAAGCTCCTGAAGTTGGTCATATACGATACACTCAATATTACTTTCTTCCCCGTTGTTTTTACTTCTGACACTTTCAAGTTCCTTGAGAAGTCGCTTGAACTCCATGACCTTATTGAATTTCTTTCCCTTCTTCAAACCTTCTGGATAGAATTCAATATCAGAGTAATCACTTACAAACTTCTGAACGGTCTTTGGAAGACTATTTACATCTTCCTTATGGACACTAACGTGGATAATATCATCTAAGTCACTCATGTCATTTCCTTTATGATCGTGAATAGGTTTCCCAATGTGCAGCCCACGCATCTAAACAGACATTGGCAGATACTTCTGGATACAGGGTTTTAATCTTGATATAGAAGCTATTGAAATCTATAGAGTTTTCTATAATATTCATTATAATGTTATCGTCAATATTTAGGTCAGATGCTAGTTCAGACAATAGTGAATGTACCATGACCACCATTATGACAATATTATTTCGCAAGTCAAGATGTTTTTATTGGTAAATCGCCAAGTATAAAATTAGCATTATTCCAATAATATGTTAGCTGATTAGCGTATATTCTCTTCTGCCGGAAAAAATGATCCCGGTCAAATAACTCTTGGATTGTTTGACAGCATTTATTTTCCATGAGATAGTAGAATTGATAAGCAAAGGCATATCTTTCTACTTTATTATCCGGATATAAACTCTTATCTTCTTTTATATAATCAATACCCATTGACTTCAATTGAATATGGTGGGCAAATTCGTGGACGAACCAGTGATGTGTCAATGGGTTGTTTTTCTTCATCTGAGAAAAATAATCTTCACGTATTAAAATGGTCTGCTTTTCATAGACATATTCTGTTGGGTCTGCTTTTAATCCCCATTCTCTACGAGAGATAATTTTAATATTGACATCATCATATATCATGGGGATGCTTTTTTAGCATATGGAGCGGAATATTTCTTCTCTGTCAGTATCAGTTACTACGTGTATCTTAAACTTGACTTTCTGTTCGTATTCTTTTTTCCATTCCGGCTTCTCTATATCTTTCTTTTCTGTGAGGGAGATATGAGGCTTATACTCTGGATAATCTGATTTAGGGTATCCGTGGTCCACCAACCAATCATTGACTTTATTGAACCAGTCGTGTATCTTCTTTCCTTCTAATTCAACAACCAGTGTGTCTTTATCCACGCCATAGATTTCAAACCCCTTACAGGTTGCTTCAATGTTATTAAGATCCAGTGATTTCAGAAACTCTATGAAAGGTTTTGGGTCTTTTTCGGATTTGACGTATCTGACAGTAGCATGAAACTTACCGGATTCTATAAGTTCCCCATCTAACTTAAGATTCTTTTGGAGGTCTACAAAAGGTTTTTCGTCTTCAGGTGATACATATAACATGTAACAGAAAGTTTCTTCCTTCTTTTCTTCTGTCAAAGTAAGCCACGATTCCCTTAGTTGTTTCAGTATAATGTCGCCCATGTTACTTTCCCCGTTTCTTAAGTCGCCTTTGTTTTTGGCTCTTAAGGTTATTTATCTTTCTTTCAGCATTTGAAACGGCAGCAGCGAGGTTCTGATTCTTTGACTTCAGGCTTCTTACCTGACCCTCTAAAACGCATATATAGTTGAGGATGTCGGGAACAGAGTCACAGATATCATCTACGGGACAATCGTCACCTTCCAAGGCAGCGTGATCCCTAAGCAGGTTGCGATGGTTGAGGTTTTCGAGGTCGTATCTCATTTGACTCCTTTGATAAAATTAATAATATTAAGAAAATACATCCGTAAACAACTCAGTATTTTACTTAAAAAAAGACGGTGAAGATAGTAACTTTTCATCTGAAGGAATGATAGAAGATCCCGATAGGATATATCTTCTTACATTGTTAAGATAAATATCAATTATTTCATCAGTTAATTTATTTTCAAAATTTTCTAAACACCCAACATATCCTTCATGCCAATCTCCTACGTTATAATCTTCATAGTCTAAATATTTTTGTATGTTCATACGAAAACTCTTTAATTTAATTGGGTCGGTTTCTTCTCTCGACTCCGATATCATACGAGAAATCATGGAAAATTTGACTTGTTTGCTTGTTAGGTCATAAGGGGTCATTGTCATACTTACATTATAAAGATTTTTTCCATAAATCAATAGATGGCGTATAAATATGTGTATATAGGAGATACACAATGAGTAAAGAAAAACAAGTACATATTCGCATAACCGATGATGAAAAGGAGAGAATGGTTATAAAGGCAAATGAGTTGGGGTTTAAGCAACTAAGCGAGTATCTTCGGTTCGTTGGATTGAATGCCCATGTAAGAGTTAATGTAAAGGAGATATGAAATGACTTGTGGGATTTATAAGATAGTTAATAGGGTTAATGGTAAATATTATCTTGGAAGCAGCGTGAATATCAAGAAAAGATGGAAGACACATCGGTGTGATCTAAGGCATAACAGACATCATTGTATTCACCTTCAGCGAGCATGGAACAAATATGGAGAAAAGAGTTTTATTTTTGAGATAGTTGAAGAAGTGAATAAAAAGATACTATTAGAAAAAGAACAATATCATTTAGATACATACACACCTTGGAATGTTAAAGTGGGCTACAACATGTCCAAGTCGGCTTCGGGTGGGGATTTGATTTCTTATCATCCCAATATTGATGGGATAAAGGAAAAGCAACGAGTGGCTACACAAAGAAGATGGGATATGAAAACGGAAGAAGAGAAGTCACAATACGCTGAAAATATGTGCGGAGAAAGCAACCCTAACTGGCGCGGGGGAACGACATTCTACACTTGTCCTATCTGTGGCGTTACTATTAGAAAATGGACTAAAAGCAAAAACTCATGTAGTAAATGTAGGGATCGTAATGGCAAACAAAATCCATTTTTTGGGAAAACTCACTCGAATAAAACAAGAAAAAAGATATCAAAAATGATGATAGAGAGAAATAGAATTAACAATACCAATAAAATAAAAATTCAAGTTGATGGTGTCATTTATGATAGTTTTACAGAAGCATCGAAGAAACTTAATTGTGCAGTCGCATCTATAAGAAATAGACTAAACAACCCAATTAAGTTCCCTAACTACAAACTAATCACACAGCAATAATGAAAGGTATCTTATCGCCACATTTATAGTTATCAAATTTAGTGTTATTGGCTTCCCAATCAAATATTGAAGTAAATTTATCGGTCTTTACCTGTGGGAAATCATATACTGGTCTTGTTAATGCTTCTTTAACACCATCTATTTGATTAACATATATGTGGCAATTTGATAGGAATCCGGATACCTTACCAGGGACCAATCCAGTCTCTTTACAAAGAAGATGAAGTAGAAGTGAGTAGCTCATAACATTCGCAGGAATCCCCAACGGAAAATCGCAACTTCTTTGAAACCAGCAAAGATGAAGCGTGTTATCGGTAGTGAATACATTCCATAAAACATGGCATGGGGGTAGTCCTTGTTCAGCCTTCTCAACAGGATTCCACGCACTACACACCAGTTGTCTATTTGATGGATTCTTTTTTAATTCCTCAACTATCCATTTAAGTTGATCAACCCCCTGAGAGTTAAAATTCCTCCACTGGTATCCGTAAATTTTTCCTAAATCATTTTCTTCTCTCATTTTCTTTTTAGTATCTGCGTCGTGACCATATTTGACTTTTGTTGGGTTACACCACTCGTCCCAAATATGACATCCTCTATCTTGATACCACTTCTTATCAGTTATTCCCTTTATAAACCCCTCAAGTTCAACCTTGAAAGTTTTTGTAGCCATCTTCTTATGAGTAAAGAGAGGGAACCCATTAGCCATATCAAATGATAATACAGCATGGGGAAGTGTTAGAGCATCTACTCCTGTTCTATTGGGGCAACGAACGCCTTTCTCCATAATATCTTTGAGCAAGTGGAGATACTTATATTCTTCATGTTGTTTTTCTTTTCTCATTCTCTCTATAAGAGCAAACTCTTCGTTGGATACAATGTTGAAGTCGTTCATTTCTTTAGTCTCTTTCTCTTTACAGGTTTATCTGGTTCTGACGGCGCAAGTGTTGTTACATCTTCTATTATCTCTACATCAAGCTTAAAGTCAATTCCTTCTTTAGCGTCATGTGTAAGAATAGATTCTGTCTCTTTAACCGACAGATACCAATGATCCCCGTCACCGTGGGGGAGCAACATAGCCGTCCCTTTGGTTTTTGCCTTATAGTTTTTAATATCCTTTAGAAAGATACACTTATACCTTTGATAATAGACATGTTTTCTCACTTCAGACGCTCAATAACCTTATCATATATTATCTGCTTTCCAGCGTCATTTCCATCGACCATATCAAATGGTATCTTATTGACTCGCAGCAATGAAAGCATATTTTCGGCAATCTTGTCTGACTCTTCTTCTGTTTGATTTCTCCCCGATGGATTGTACTTCTTTTTACGATTCAGGAAGAAGTTGATGTTATTCTGAGCCTTGAAGGTTTCTACCATAAACTTATAAAAGAGCGTGTTGATTTTGACATTAGGTTCTCTGTAGTAAAGAAGCCCAAGAAGCGTTGGAGAATCTGTTATGACTGCCTGAACCTGACCAAGAAGCATGTTCTGCGTATAGTTCTGAACTCCAGACACATAAAACTGGTTTGACAGAGCAACATGATTCTTTTCCCATGTCAGTGTCTTAGCAAACTCCTGAACATACTCAACATTGTAGTCTGCCGTCTTAAGCATGTTGAATATGCCACCAGCCATAGTCGATTTTCCAGTGCCGGGACTTCCAAAAAGATTAACGATGAGTGTGGACTTCATTTCTTACTCTTATCAAATTTCTCCACAACCGAAAGATATCTGTTAAGCGACTCTCTGGCTTCTTCAAGAAACTTTTGTTCCTTCTTTAGACCAAGAAACTCAAGTCTCTCTCGTAAATCATCAAGTTTCTCATAAGCCTCTTTTAAATGGGTATGTAATTTTGCCATATATTCTCCTTTAGTTTATGTTAAATTCTTTAACGACACAACCCCTCGGAACGTAGAACTTATATTCATATTGTTCATTTGGACGACGCATAAGAGTTATATTTCTCGACATTGCCCACATATATCTAACCATCTTTGGTGTGTCATCAGTCTCATATAGAGTAGTCTGATGAATTGGCGCAGTATATTCTCGAATACCACCATCACTATACTGCACTCTATAAATGTAGTATCTTACATTATGTATAGATCCGGTTCCCAATACAAAGCTTCCTTCTAAGTCGGTTTGCCGCGTCATTGATATTATATTACATTCAATATCTATAGCTGGCTTTGCAAGTATGCTGAATAATATCATAGATATCATAAAATATAGAAATAAGCTAACAACACTCGAAAACATCAAATAACCATAAATCCACCCATGTCCCTTAAAGTCATAATTATACTTGTAGATGAGATATCCACCAATGAGTATAAGACCTAAAAATATGTAAAGAAGTATCATTGTGTTTCCTTATTTCTTTTTATTATATTGTCTCTGGAAGAATATGAAAGCTGCTATCATAATAGCAATGCCTCCGAAAAATACTAAAAATATCATGGTGTTCCTTTCGTTCTCTTTGGCAGAGGCTCGCAGAGCCATTCAAGTTTCTTCTCCTTTACTATATCCTCCATCATTTGTTTTACAATCCTATTAAATCCCTTGGAGTCCATGCCGCCGCCACCTGACTTGGAAGATACATACCAACCGAGTATTTTCTGGAGCTTTCCAGCTTCCTTGCGGACTTCTTCGATGTTCGTATAGAGCTTCTCTTTGGTGTCAATGAATACCTTACCAGCGTCCCAGTCAATGCCGTTGCTGGCTCCGAATACTGGAACGCACGGGGAGCCTCCTACTGCTCCGTAGCCAGGATCAACATGAATGACAACTTCGGCTTCTTGGTCATGCATCCGTTGGAGACTCTCTATAAGTTCCTTGACTTTCACTTTAAGCTCCTTTCAAGCTCCGTTATCATGTTGCGGCACGATGTCATATCTTTTGATTCATAAATCCTGTGGGAGCTTTTTATCTCGCCTTTAATATATACCATTTTATATACATAAAAAAGATCGGCATCTACTGCTGGGGAAGTTAGTATTTCGTATTTTATTTCCATGTGTTCCTTAGTTTTGATGATACATACATTCGGTTGTGTTGAATTTGACGCCATGCATCTCTGTAAGCGACGAAAAGGGTAGCCAAGATGCTTTGCTGTTTTCACATACGATGACTTGCCCCTTTCTCTCTTTACATCATACAGCCAGGGAAGAAAAATCAATGTTTTTATTTCCGTGTTTATAGTATTGCCCACCAAACTGGTAAGGCGGATCTATGAACCAAGTTGCTTCCTCGTTCTTCAAGTCGCTATAGTCACCATGGATTATCTTCCAGTGTTTTATCTTGTAGAGATTCTCTGAGATAGACTTCAGCTTGTATTCCTGTGTATTAGGGCGAATGATCGTCTTCCACTTGGATGCCGTCTTCTTGGGCTGGGATGGCGCACCTGTTATGATGAACCCAACCAGCCACTTGGCTTCTTCACAGTCCCACTTGAAGTCATCCACATTTTCACCGCACTTCAAGCGAGGAAGACCCGTGATGTCGCTCTTGCTGCAACTCTGTAGCCACTTCCATAGCTTCGCAATAACATCATATTTCTCAACAAGTGTCACTTCTTTTTCGAAGTGTAATAAACTATATTGAGCAGTTCCAGCAAACGGCTCTATTATCTTATCCAACCGTGGAGCGGGATACTTTTTGACTATTTTGCTTTTAGAGCCGTAGTATCCCCACATATGTCACTCGAACTGGTAGTTGACATTCAGACTGATCTTGATTTCGGGAATCCGTATGTGGTTGATGAGGTTGTGTTCATGAGCTTCTTGAGCAGTTAAATACCAATCAGATCTTCCCTTTGCTTGGACGATATCCCAGAAGTATCTATTGGGCTTACGGCAGTTTTCTGCCATGATGCCATACAGAGTATCGTTCAATCTGCCCAACTCGGTTGCGTCAACCTTGACATCTTCTACCTTGCCCCATGACATGGACAAAGCATCATGTATCATAATTCTCGACAGTGGAGAGGCGAACCTATAACCATGCCAGCCACATGTCGCCAATACAGCGCCACAAGACATTGCCTTACCCATAACGATGGTTGCTATAGTCTTCTTGGAGGCACGGCAGATGTCAATCATATGGAAGAGAGAGTCGATATGTCCACCATAGGAATCTATCACTATAGGAATAACAGGTTGCTGAGAAGATTGTGCCTTAGTAAACTCCACATAGAATCCCTTTGCGGATTCTTCGTCAAACTTGTTGACATAGACAACATGCGGGAATTCAACGAACTTCGCAATGTCTTCTGTCTTGGCTGGAACGTTTGACTGGTAGGTTACTTTCATTCTGGTAGTTCCTCTATGGTTATTGTTTTTATCATACTTCATCCTTCCATGCATCCATGACGATGACAGGTGTGCCGTCTGTTACTCCAAGGCATGCGATGTTGTAGTCATACCACTCCCGTGCCTCTTCCATGTCCCATCCATTATCGTCCATAAGACAATAAAGAATTTTGGATTCGCTATAAGCAATCACGGTTTCGGAGCCATGTTGATTAGCAACCCCAATAATGGCGGCGTCAAGTCCGTCGAATACGATGGCTTTAGGGTTGACCTCACTAACATACTCACGGATTCTCTCTATAGCTTTAGCATCCATAAAACTCCCTTGCCTTTGTCAATACTTCATCAGTTGACGAACAGCCGCACCGAGTACATCCTGCTTTGACGTATGCGAGCATGTCTTCAAATGTCTTTATACCACCGGCAGCCTTAACTTGTGTAGATCCACTGACATGCGACATCATAAGTTCGACATCGAATAACTTGGCACCAGATGGTCCGAATCCAGTGGATGTCTTTATCCAATCTACATCGTTGCGGCAGCATATTCTTGTCAACTTGACTTTCTGAGCGTCTGTCAAGTAGCAATTTTCAAAGATTATTTTTATCTTAGCGTTTTTTGAGTGACATTCGTTGGTCACGGTTTGAACTTCATGTTCAACTTCATTCCACTTTTCACTGACCACTTTGCTTATATTGATAACATGATCAATTTCTTTAGCACCAGAATGAATGGAGTTGCGAACACCAAATATTTTGTTTATCTGTCCTATATAGCCAAGTGGAAATCCAGATACCGTACATGGGTAAATAGAAGTTCCTCTAAGCATATTGACAACAAGCGGAAGATAGCATGGCATAACACATACCGATGCTACATTCCACTTTAAGGCTATTCTTATCTCTTTCTCAACTTCTAATTCGGTGAAGTTGGGTCTAAGAATAGAGTGATCAATGACTTTCGCCAATGACGCTGATGAGTCTATATTAAGCATCTTTTTCATAATCCGTTTCTGAGGTCTTGGGCAGCTTCAAAAGAGAAGTTGCAATTTCACGGTCTAAATCTGACATGTCATTCCATATTTCAGAAATTCTTGGAGCTAGCTTAACAGCAGTTTCGTGATTTTTCATAGATGCTTTATAAAGCTGACAGAAAGTTTCTATAAGTGTCATTCCTGTCCCTTTATGACAAAAGTAGATCCAGTTGCAGGTTCGTCTAATCTATTCATGACGACAGCTTCGTTTTCGGGACGAATGTTCCATGCTCCGGTGATTTCAACCCAGTCATAAACAGTATATGCATCGCCTTTGGGTTTCTTTATTTCAACCTGCTGCGAAACCATATTGACTTTATGTTTGCGACAGAGGTCGTAAAGAGACTGGAAGAATTCTTTTTCATTTGGTGTCTGTTTCATATGTGAGTTCCTTGAACCCATGATACACGCCAAAAAATATAAATCAAGAATAAATTATATTCTATCTAACCACACCATCATCTCAACTTGTTTACGAAGAAAATGTAAGGTGACTTTTGGGTTCATGACGGGATCCTGCCAAATCTCCTTGACAACAACATCGTTATCTTTTATTTGACCAAGTATAGCGCCGTTTTTATACTGGTGAACATGAACCTTGTAGTTTTTATCACTCATACGGATGCTGTCAGTTGCTTTTCAGCTTCTCTCTTTGCTTCGTGTGGAAATACTATCCACTCGTTTTCTTTCTTTTCTCTTATCCAGAAATTGGGCTTTAAGCCAAACTTGTTATTTGGATTGTAATAAAGACAAGCAAAATGAAAATGTTTTCCTTGAACAAGTTTAGTTTTCTCTATAAACCAATTTAAGGTATTGCCGCCGTCAAGAAGATCATCAACCAAAAGAAACGGCACATATGATGTCTTTCTGATATGCTCGAAATCAAACCTCTTAAAGTCATAAACGGGATCAGGATTAACCGAATCCTTCTCAGAGTAAAAAGAAATCTTAAATGTGCGATGATCGGTCAGGAGATATTTTGAAACTGGTTCACTGACATATACACCGCCACGCTCTATCCCATAAACATTGAAAAACTTTCTTCTTGATGACATTATTCGTCTACCCAAGTCCAGAGTCATGTTTGTAAACTCTTCTTGTGTAAGATATACTTTATTCATGCAAGAATCCCCTTTGGTTGACCATAGACGTATAGAAGGTTATAACTCTTGACAATACGGCGACAATCGCAACCTTCGCCAACAATTTCAACGTCACCGATTCCAACAGGAGAGTATTCTATGGCATCAAGGAGTGTGAGCTTCTCCATCATGTTACCAGATGTTGGATCTATGTTAGCCATATTCGGTGAAAATTCATAAGGGTGGGCGAGGAAGAAATCTTTATTGAAGAATCTGGCTTCCATTGTCAATACATTATCAACTATATTGGCAGATCCTTTTATCACGGTCCCACAGGATCTTGAAGACTCCCATTCCGTTCTATCACCAACATGGTTGATAATAGGAATTTCCGCTGTTGCTATGTTTATTTGGTTTGCGATATCTTGAAGAACTTCTCTCGTAAATATCCGTGATGTCTTTTTTGAAGGAACATCAACGGGAATACTATTGAATCTGATTTGCATAATTTGATTATATCAAAAAGAAAAAATAAACCAATTAGTAATGGCTATATCCCAAGTATAATGAAATCGTTTTCGGGGTCAAAATCATTGGGGAAAGGTGGCATCCTTTTCCACCGCCTTTCCGTTCTCATCAAACTCAACCGCATAGAAGTCCTCTTGAAGCATCATAATAGCCGTCTTCATCATTTCAAGTTTTCTATTAGTTTCGTTTTCAAGTTTTTCCTGGCGATGTAGCATATCCTTGACTTGTTCCTTAAGTTGCGTATTTTCGTCTTTAAGACTTTTAACTTCATTAGATGATTCGGCAACTACTTGTTGCCTTTGTTCCAATGAAGTAACTTTTTGTTGGAGATTGACAACCGAAGAAAATCTTTTTCCTGGCTTGACTGTTACTGGCGAATCGTCGGATACTCTTTCAAGAAAAGCAATCTTAAGCTCTCTATCGGATTCAAATACATCGTCACTTAATATTTGGGTCTTAACGCCACTTATAACAACAACTTGACGCATTCCACTGATGTTCTTATATTTCATATAGTCACCTTATAGTTATTGTCGTTTATCCATTTCTGACCATATAACATACTTTCTGGAGTTCCGAGGTCGTGCCAAAAGCCATTGACAATAGTATGTGTCATACTATTTCTTTTTACGTAATGTGCATTAAGGTCACTCACTTCTAGCTCGCCGCGCCCAGATGGCACAAGCGAAGGAAGTATATCAAGTGCATCTGGCGTATAAAGATATAATCCAGAAACGGCGAAGTTGCTAGGAGGATCTTTAGGCTTCTCTATAATATCAACTATAGTATCTCCTTCAAATTTAGCACATCCAAATCTCCGTATGTCATCTACTTCCTTTAAGAAGATATGAGCGCCCGGAAGTTTCGTAGCTTCGTAGGTTTCTTCAAAGGCACGGAATTCTGCTACAAAGGAATCCTCGTAGAAATTATCACCAAGTATAACAGCGAACGGCTCGTCACGAACAAATCCCGAAATGAGCTTCATTGCAGAGGCGATGCCGACAGGGCGGGTAGGGTCATTGTGATCCTGAATACGATATGTCAAAGAAGTTCCAAACTTTTCACCATCGCCAAGAAACTCTATAATGTCGCCACAATGTTCCTGGGATGATATGATAAGAGTATCTCGGGAGCCACTCTTAATAAGAGTCTGGAGTGGGTAGCATATCATAGGATAAGCTCCCTGAGACGAATACACAGGCAGAAGATGCTTGTTATGAATCTGTGTCTGAATATTTAATCTAGTTCCACGACCGCCTGCCAATATAACTGATTTCACAATTGCCTCCTAAGATTATCCAAGTATACCACATGCCAATGAACTATATCATTTTTTTCAACATTGTAGGAAGTGAGCGACTTGGCATTCGCTATACGGACTCTATATGCTCCTTTAGGGTACTTTTTCTTTATCTCGTTAGTTACTTTGTCAATACTCTCAAGCAAATCCTCAATAGCCATAAGTTCTCCTATGTTCTTTCTTTTAAACTATGTTTTTATGATGTTTTTATTAGCGATTGTGCGGCAAAGTTGGGTTGTACCATGATGGCACCCCTTCTTGCTTACTTGGGTCAAAAATCGTATTGATTAGTTGAAATCCAAGCTCATTCATTATATCTGTAACGATGGGTTCCTGCGTCTTGTTCAAAACGACCATGACCCGCTGGGACATGGGCTGAATGTCTATGTTTGTTATACCAATGGACTTAAGCTTCTTACGGGCTTCTTGGAATGCGGTTTGGGCGTTATCAGCGTCTTCTTTGCTCCATGTGAACTCCAGTAAACCACGAGGCGAGTGTGTTTCGTAGAGAACATTATTAAGAACTGATTTAACTTTCTGGATGCTCATCTTTTACGACCTTTACATTAATGGTTTCGCTGCTTCCCATATTTATAGTTCTTGCTGGGTCGAAGCCATTCCCAAGGAACATAACGACGCAATGAAGTATCCATATTGCCCCAGAATACAGGGCACCGTTGAAAATAATGTTAAATGGGTGGAAGGGACCATAGAAGTAGCCGACGAAAGCCCCCACCCAGAAACCAAGGCACATCATACAGGTTATAAGCCTGTAAAAGTAGAGCATTGCTTTGTTGGTATCCACTTTAGTAGATATATAGTTTCTAAATGGCTCGAATAGAGAGGAATTAACTATTATGTTAGTTATCCCATAAACTAAAAGAATAGCAACGACATATATTGTTCCCATGATATTATTATATCATAATATATTTTATTAACGATCTGGGAAGTCTGGAATAGGAACAGGATTGGATATTTGCCATATAGTCCATGGGCATTTTCCGGGGACTGTTGGATCAAATCTAGCGTCAACACCCTGATTAATAGAATCTTTTACTTGCTTGTAATGTGTCCATATCGCTTCCCACCAAACACTATATTCTAATATTCTCTGAAATTGAATATCACTTAATGGTGATATAGTGTGTCTAGCCAATAGAAGATTTATAGAATGCCTGCTGTTTGTGTCCATTTGCGATTCTGCAAAGGTATTAGCCGCAGTCCATGCCGCACTTATTCTATTTTCGGGTGAGATGTTATTAATAATAGACATATCGTTATTCCCATAATTCATTATTTGTAACATCAAATTCTTGAATCTGTTCTATAGTTAAATTAGGTATTATTTCATCCTTAATATACCAACAAGCAGAATATATCCTCTGAATTTCTCCGATAATAGCAGCAGAAACCTGTATAGCAGTAGTATAAGACAATGGTCTAGTGATGTTGTCAGCACAGCGCCATGGCACTGACCATGGAACCGGAACACCATTAGCAGTGGCAGTTAGCAACCCAGCCATATTGTCTCTGGATATTGGATCGCCATCGAAAGGAATGCCATCAACAGTTACAATAATAGTATTCAGTCTTCTTTCTCTTTCTTTATTAACAGCATATGTAATTGCTGCTCTTTTTGCATCTATAATACTCATGTTATCACGCTCGCATGTATCTTTTGAGTTGTTCCTGTGAGATTCTTTATTTTAGTTTCCGTTGGTGATATTCTTCTTACACCAAATTCGGCTATGCTACTTGAATATCCACCGATTATTGCGGGATCATAACGCGATGCTTCGTTATAAGTAACAACAACCGCATCTATTACTGGAGATGCTTGATTGTTCGTGGTGAATAATCCCCACGCAAAGCCCAATGATGTATCTCCTTCCTGTATTTCATAGTTACTCAATCCCGTCTGAACCTCTGCCGTACTATTACCTCCACTAATATCAGATAGCCCTCCGTTGAAATCATTCCAACTACTTCCAGCCCACTTCTTCCAAGTCTGATTCCCATCAAACGAAACCAACCACCTTAAATCTGTATTTGTTGGTGATGATACCGTTGGTGTTATGCTTACTATTTCGTTTGCTTGGGATAAATTAAATGTATTAGTATTAGTTCTTACCCAATACCATGTATCTGTTGGATAAGCAATTTCTCTAGTCTGTGGTCGCCAATCACTGATAGACAATCCTGATGAAGTTGTTGATTCCTTAACAAGCAATCTAATATAACGGTAAGTTCCTGGGGAAGTAAGAGTACTCTCATATAATTCTTGTGAAGACCATGACTCTTTAGTTCTTTCTGGTTCTAGATCAATCCATGTGCTATTATCATTTGATCCCTGCATGAGCCATATTTTGGGAGCATAATTAGGCGAATTATTTCTTGCTCTAAATGAATAATTACTCATGTAAACAGCATTACCCGAACCAAAGTCATATTTTACCCACTGCCAGCTTGCGGGTGTACCATATTGAACGTTTTCAAGCGTTGTCCATGCGTCTGTCTCTACCGCATTAGCTCTATTAAAAACTTTCCAGGCAGGATACCATTGTGGATAGGGGTCTGTTGATGCTGATGCCTCACCGCTAGGAACAGTATAATTAGTCATTTGCGGAACGGCTAATTCGGGATCACCAGAAAAAACACCACCAAGCGTTATAGACCCAGACGAAAATAATGTTCCTTCTCCACTTAATTCTTGAACAAATGCACTCTCATCAGCCAAATCAAAATCAAGATCATTCCATGTCTGTCCGGTCTGAGCAACGTCCATCCAAACTACAACTTGTAGTTTCTCATTTGTTACTGACGGATGTGTAATGGATACTTCTTCATCATCTGCCAGTGTCACCGGCGAGCCAACAGGTTGACTCCATGTGACGCCACCAGAACCAGCAGCACCAGTTGCCCCGACAGGTCCAGAGGCACCTGTTGCGCCAGTAGGACCAACATACCATTCTTCATCTCTGCTTTTTACGTATTGGACGGCAAAGGACTTAATAAATACAGGCTCAGATCCGTTTACCTGAATCTTTACTCTCATATCACTAGAATTTCTTGAAGTCAATTCACATATTCCGGTATACAAAACATAGTTTGCGGGAAGTGGAAGTATTTGACCTGAATTTTCTATATTCACAACATCGTAATTTTGCCCACCATCATTACTAATACTAAAGACAAAATCATCATTTACTACATTATTTCCTAAGTTGGCTATTACAGAAACCACCGCTTCATTTGGCTCTCCCGACACTGACATTGTTGTTGTCGTTAGTAATGCGTCTTCTACTATAATATTGTCATAAAGTTTAATTTCACAATATGTTGGTGAATTTGTCACTACATTTGTAATGTATAACCTATAGTAGCGATAAGCTACTGAATTTGACCATGTGAATTCTATTTGCTGTGGATTTCCTGTAGGAGCGCCTATATTTGACGATACATACAAATCACTCCACAAGGAATCATCGTTGCTCCCCTGGAATGTAAACTCTCTCGTTCCGTCATATGTTGATCTATATAATATCATCTTAATGACGACTTTTTCATTGCCTTCACCAAAATCTATCTTAAACCATTGGGGGGTAGTGGTAGAATTCCCCGACCATCTATTGTCTCCAGCAGCGTTATCTATACCATCGACTGCCTTTTCTGGACCATAACTTCCCCCATAGTTGTATAGAGCAGATGCGGTCGTTCCTTGCGCTACATTTGAAGACCCCGCTTGAAAATTTGTAAATTCATTACTAAAACTCAAAAAAGTAGTATGGGGGTCAGAAACGGTGCCGTTAAGATTTTTACCACTATAGACACACCCATACAGCATTTGTTTACTATCATCAACATTGAGATAAGCAGAAACAGATCTTTCAATGCATGAATCTAAAATGAGATATTCAGTATCAGATGGTTCTAGCGATCCACTAATTGCAACCGAAGTTACTTCGACCCACGCCCCGTCCTTTCTGCCATATACATTTCCGTTAACAGGGGCGTCGGTTAATCCAGATCCAGCAGGACCAGTTGCCCCAGCAACACCAGTAGCTCCGGTAGCACCATCACTTCCAGAAACTCCAGTGGCTCCAGTAGCTCCACTGCCAGTCGCCCCAGTAGCACCGTCACTTCCGGCAACTCCAGTTGCTCCGGTAGCTCCATCACTTCCGGCAACTCCAGTTGCTCCAGTAGCTCCGCTGCCAGCAGGACCAGTTGCTCCAGTTGCCCCCTCGCTACCAGAAACTCCAGTTGCTCCAGTTGCTCCGCTACCCGCTGGACCAGTGGCTCCAGTAGCTCCATCACTTCCAGCAACTCCTGTTGCACCAGTCGCTCCGGTTTCTCCACTGCCAGCAGGACCAGTTGCTCCTGTTACACCCGTGGCTCCAGTTGCGCCGTCACTTCCAGCAATTCCAGTAGCCCCCGTCGCACCGCTGCCAGCGGGACCAGTTGCACCAGTTGCCCCCTCGCTGCCAGAAACTCCAGTGGCTCCAGTAGCTCCAGTTGTTCCAACGCCAGTTGCTCCCGTCGCACCGGCTCCACCAGATATATTGTTTATCTGATTTTGGATATCAGAAGTAACATTATCTAAAAATTTTACATTGGGGTGAAATGCCATTTTTATTCCTTAGATGTCGCTTCCTATAAGTCCAGTGTCTACTACAACATACCCTGTTTGATACGATGCGTTGTATTTAAAGAATCCTATTCTACATCTAACTTCTCCAGCAGTTGTTAAGTTAAACGGAAGTTCCAATCTCATGGCTGTTAGTCCTGTATCATTATTCCATACTGAAGAATCCGCTATAGAAATGAAATTATCATATGAGGATACAGTTGTATATCCACTTGGAGAAGAGCTATCTGGAATATCTGCTTGAAGAATTAAATCATTGCGGGTTACTCCATTTGTATCGTAGAGTTTATGTGCAAAATACATAATTATTTTCTTTTGTCCCGTTGTTCCAAAAGTAACAGGAATACCGGCAAATGGTAATGGCGCTATCCACAAATAAGGAAGCAAAGTCGATGTTGTTGGAGCAGCAAATGATTGACACTTTATAGAATAGTTTTTCCCCGAACTTCTATATGTATTAGTAGTATTCATGTATGTTTTTAAGCTGCGAGCGTTCCAGTTACCAACAGTTACTTCGTTTTTAGTATAAATTGCACATTTTTCATTGCCGTTGAAATTAAGATATGAATACGCAGATCCGGTTCCTAAAAATACATCTAAATTATCAATAAATATATTTCCTTCAGAATTTAAATTAAACCTTCTATTTGTTGTGGGCACATGACTCATCGTTAATGTTCCCATATAAAGTGTTGCTTTATTTATGACCGAAATGGGATAAGAAGCACTTGCGTTTTTAAATGCTGTTATATTTTCCACAAACAACGGAATTTGCGTAAGTATATTTCCTGATAATGTACAGTTACTTATAACTTTTGCGTGTGTTGACCCCGCGAATGGCATGCCAGCAATATTAAATATACAATCATAGAATTGCGAATCTCCGTTAGCGTGGACTGCTATATTATCACCATCTGTACTCTGATCGTCTTGCGTTTCAAAAATACATCCTTTAATGATATTATTTGATGCTCCTATATAAAGCATGTATCTGATACCTGTGCCTCCCCTCGGCTTAGAATAAAATACACTATTGATTATATTGCAAGATCCCGATTGGTTATAAAATGAAGTTCCGTTGGCTGAAAGATATTCGTCAACTATTGTGCAGTTTGTTACTTCACCAGACGACGACGCTCCATGATAAATTTTCTGCCCTACATTTGATTTATTGTATATTTTGCATCCGTAGTATCTATAAGACCCACCCGTATTAAATATGGAATATGATTGTCCGGTAGAAGCGTAATTTTTTATTATTGTATTTGAAATATTGATATTGTTAGCAGCAGTTAATAAATGAACTCCGCCATTTGGAACTTCAATATAGCAATCACTCATGGAGAAGTTTTCGCACTTTGAAAGAACAGCATATCTGTATATTCCACCATATGTTCCTGTGTTATCGTATGAGAATCCGGCGACATTTATATTTGTTTTTCTTATTCTTGGTGATACTGATGATATGTGAAGTATTGCGCTTGTTCCAGCAGCTTGATTTCCACCTGTTGATGTTTGGGAAAGAGTTAAATTTTCAACATATATATTAGCACCGTCAAACCTAATACCGCTTGCTGTAGAATTTCCTGTTATAGAAATAGTTGCGGTGTCAGGTACATCCGATTCCCAATCAGAAGCATTTGGAACAACATAATAAAGCGGGTCGGTTGCTCTTGGTGAACCAGCGAAGATAATGTTTGCGTTTCCGTTTGTTTGACCAGCCGTAAAAACAATAGATGTTGCTGTTCTTCTTATTATAAGTGCCGTGTTTGCTGCAATGGTAGAAAATGTAGGCAATGTATTTAATGGATCGCTGGTTGACACGCCCGAACCATTCGACCCAGCAGATGGATCAAGGAAAAGTGCTGTATATGTTATATTGTCATAGGTAAATGTAGCCATATGTTTCTCTTCTTTTATTTATTATAGTTTAACTATGTGACATCCACGGATACCACGGCGGATAACCAGTCCATGGATCAATATCCCCCTCTGAACCAGTAATGAATTCCACAAAGAATATACTATCAGGATATCCAGTTATTATTCCAGCGTCAAACATTTCTAAATCAAATACACTCCAACCAGCAGCCGTTATGTTTGGCGTCCCACCAGAAGCAGTCTCCATGTCACCAACACCATCTACGTTCATAGGGTCGGAACCATCTATATATGAAAAAGTCGATTCATATGCATAATAAGGATATGATACTTTTGAAAAAATTACCGATGAAACACTATCTGTGCTTTGAACAACCCTTACAGATCCAATCGCAGTAATCAATTTAAAATTAGAAGTAGCCATAAATTATAACTCGTACCATGTTGAATATGGATATTCGGTGTATTGGAATACTCTTCCTTCTTTCTGTGTTATTGTAATATTCCCAGACACCCCATCTATTTGATGTGTGTTTGGATTTATTGTTAATGTATTATTTGACGATGCTTTTTTAATATTCAAATGACGCCCATGATCTGGATTTAGCGGGAAGTTTATTGTTATATTATACAACGAAGTATCTGCAATTATGGTATAATCTATATCGGAAACATTATAATCTCCCGAGACTGGCGTTGTGGTTATATTATAAACCAAAGAAGAGCCAAAAGTGGTTTTTGCACTGAATGTCTTCTCACCAGTTATTTCTTGTGTTCCCTCAGAAGTAATAACTGTCGCTGGATTAAGCAACAATCCTCTAACATGATAAACAAATCCAGCGTTTGAAGATGTTGCGAAGAACATTGGCTTGCTTACATGTCCAGCGGCAGTTGGCTCAACGGTTGTTAGCTGTCCAGCTACCGTATCACTGAGGAAATATAATTCACCAGGGGTAAATATCTTTCCAGAAAATACAGAGTAACCACATTGAACTAGATTAAATGTATTTGTCGTTGCTATTGATATCATACCAATAACTTCAGAGGTCACATCCGAATCAGCAATAGCAAGAACCCATGCGGTTCCATTGTATCTTACAACATCTCCCACATTGAAACCATGAGAATTTTGTGTTATTTCTTTTTGTATTTTTTCTGATACTACTTCCGAACTAACAACTGAAAATAGGTAATTTCCACCAGTAGCACCTATGCTCATTGCACTTCCGGCTAGGGGAGTCCACGATGGTCCGGTTGATCCCTGTATTCCAGTTGCTCCAGTTGCTCCAGTTAGACCAGTAGCACCAACACCAGTAGCTCCAGTTAATCCGGTAGCACCAGATAATCCAGTTGCCCCAGTTGCTCCGTCGCTTCCAGCGACTCCAGTGGCTCCAGTAGCTCCAGATTCTCCGGTTAATCCAGTTGCACCAGTTAGACCAGTTGCTCCATCGCTTCCGGCAACACCAGTTGCGCCAGTAGAACCAATACCAGTCGCCCCTGTTAATCCAGTCGCCCCTGTTAATCCAGTGGCTCCTGTTGCACCTGTAAGACCAGTGTCTCCAGTTAATCCCGTCGCTCCAGTAAGTCCAGTTGCGCCTGTTACACCAGTTGCACCCGTCGCGCCATTATCTCCAGTTAATCCCGTTGCTCCCTGTTCACCAGCAACTCCGGTTGCTCCTACCAACCCCGTGGCACCAGTTGCTCCCGTTTCACCGTTCGCCCCAGTTGCTCCTGTTAAACCAGTAGCACCTTGCTCACCATTAACACCAGTTGCGCCAGTTTCTCCCACATCTCCAGTTAATCCAGTTGCTCCTGTCAAACCAGTTGCTCCCTGTTCCCCGGCAACACCAGTGGCTCCAGTTGCTCCAGTATCGCCAATACCAGTTGCGCCAGTCAAACCAGTTGCTCCAGTTGCTCCATCGCTTCCAGCAACACCAGTGGCTCCAGTTGCTCCAGTATCGCCAATACCAGTTGCGCCAGTCAAACCAGTTGCTCCCTGTTCACCAGCAACTCCGGTTGCTCCGGTAGCGCCAGTCAATCCTGTCGCTCCCTGTTCACCTGTTGCGCCAGTTGATCCAACTAATCCAGTAGCTCCAGTTGACCCCGTTTCTCCCGTGGCTCCGGTTGCTCCAGTTAATCCAGTTGCTCCAGTATCGCCAATAACGCCTGTTGCGCCAGTTAATCCTGTAGCACCAGTTAATCCCGTTGCTCCTGTGGCACCAGCAACACCAGTTTCTCCCGTTGCACCAGTCAAACCAGATGCGCCAGTAGCACCTGTAGCACCAACACCAGTTGCTCCAGTGGCTCCAGTTAATCCTGTTGCGCCGGTTGGTCCCTGAATTGGTCCAGCGTTGTCCCACGATGAACCGTTGTAAACATATCCATTTCCATCTTCCAACACAACATATAAGTCGCCAATTTCAGGATCTACTATGTTTGCTAAATCGGCAATAAAATTTACAGAACCTTTAAGGGTTACAGAAGTCCCGTCAATTCCAGCAGGTCCGGTTGCTCCAACCAATCCTGTGGCTCCCGTTGCACCTATACCAGTAGCACCAGTTAATCCGGTCGCTCCTGTAATACCAGTGGATCCAGTGGCTCCGGTTTCACCAGTATCACCAGTTAATCCAGTCGCTCCTTGATTTCCAGTAACGCCAGTTGCCCCAACCAATCCAGTGGCTCCCGTATCTCCGGTTAATCCAGTTGCTCCGGTGGCTCCTGCATCACCTGTGTTTCCAGTTAATCCGGTTGCGCCAGTTGCTCCATCATTACCCGCTATACCAGTAGCTCCCGTAGAACCAGTTAATCCCGTTGCTCCCTGTTCACCAGCAACTCCGGTTGCTCCGGTAGCGCCAGTTAGTCCAGTTGCGCCTTGCTCGCCATTAACACCAGTTGCTCCCTGACTTCCAGTGGCTCCTGTATCTCCGGTTAATCCAGTTGCTCCTTGACTACCAGTAGCACCAGTGGCTCCAGCCTCTCCCGCTGATCCAGTAGCGCCTGTTGCCCCATTTGCTCCATCGTTTCCAGAAATTCCCGTAGCACCAGTTGCTCCTTCGCTTCCAGTGACACCCGTGGCTCCGGTAGATCCAGTCAATCCAGTTGCTCCATCACTTCCAGTAACTCCAGTTGCTCCTTGGCTTCCAGATACACCAGTTGCTCCAGTTGCTCCATCACTCCCAGCAACCCCATCAACTCCAGTTGCTCCAGTATCTCCGGTTGCGCCAGTTAATCCAGTTGCTCCCGTTGGTCCTTGAATTGGACCAGCGTTGTCCCATGTTGCGCCATTATAGACATATCCATTTCCATCAGCCAAAACAATATAAAGATCGCCAACAGAAGGCGATACAATATCATCCAAATCGGAAATAGTAGGTACAGATCCCTTCAACGTTACTGATGTTCCGTCTAACCCCGCTGGACCAGTTGCTCCTGTTATACCAGTAGCACCAGTTAATCCAGTAGCTCCTGTTGCTCCTGTTATACCAGTGGCTCCTGTCTCTCCAGTTGCTCCAGTTTCCCCAGTAGCTCCAGTTGTCCCCTCACTTCCAGCTACACCAGTTGCTCCTGTAATACCAGTGGCTCCGGTTAATCCGGTTGCACCTGTAGCACCATCATCGCCATCAATTCCGTCGCTTCCAGCAACACCAGTTGCACCTATCTCGCCAGCCAGTCCAGTTGCACCAGTCAAACCAGTTGCTCCCTGACTTCCGGCAACACCTGTAGCACCAGTTGCACCTTCGCTTCCAGAAACTCCAGTGGCACCCGTAGAACCAGTTAATCCTGTCAATCCCGTAGCTCCAGTTAATCCAGTAGCCCCAGATTCTCCGGTTAATCCAGTTGCACCAGTTAGACCAGTGGATCCAGTTGCTCCATCGCTTCCGGCGACACCAGTTGCGCCAGTTAATCCCGTTGCTCCTGTAGCTCCTGTAGCGCCGTTGGATCCTGTAGCACCTTGGCTTCCCGATATGCCTGTAGCACCTGTAGATCCTGTTTCTCCAGTTGCTCCTATTGCTCCAGTAGATCCAGTTGCTCCAGTAGATCCAGTTGCTCCAGTAGATCCGGCTTCTCCGTTAGCACCAGTCGCACCAGTAGATCCTGTTGCCCCGTCACTTCCAGTAACACCAGTTGCTCCAGTTGCTCCCAAACCAGTTGCCCCAGTTGCACCGAAATCACCAGTTAAACCAGTGGCACCAGCAACACCAGTGGCTCCGGTGGCACCCGAACCAGTTGCGCCTGTAGCACCAGTCAAACCTATTTCTCCAGAATCACCTGTAGCACCAGGGACACCAGTTGCTCCTTGTAAACCAGTAGCACCAGTGGCTCCGCTATTTCCTGTAGGACCAGCAATGCCAGTGGCTCCAGTTAATCCGGTTGCTCCAGTTTCTCCAGTAGCCCCAATCAAACCAGTTGCACCGACCAAACCAGTAGCACCAGTCGCTCCCGTTAATCCAGTTGCTCCAGTGGCTCCATCACTTCCATTAAACGACAATTCTACCCAATCAGAATTTGTTATGCCACCGATAAGCTGATATGGCTTGCCTTCTGAAACAACCCAAACGACCATTCCCTCTTTACGGCGCTGATCGGTGATCAAGTCTCTTTCCGTTAAATCATCAACACTTCGCCAGCCATCACGACCATACTTGGCATCGTGCGTGGCGAATGTATCTGCCGTATCGAACGGGACTACTCTAGCGGCGACGTTTGTACCTGGGATTTGCGACATTATCTCATCTCCGTTGGTATATAGCTTCCGTTTTGCAGATTAAAGGATCTATACACATTATACGTAGCTGTATAACCACTTCCATTTGTTACGCTCAACTGAAAGCCACTTGTTGTCGATCCGCCAGCATTGTCTGACCAATCGGAAAATGAAAGATTATTCACTTTAGTGTTTATGGTTGATAAGTTTCCAAAAGAAGCTGGGAAGGCGTAAAAGAAGTATCTTCCTCCCGTGCAATCGTAACTTATGTTTTTTGATATGACGCTACTTAATTCGCTACTGCCTGCTGTTATGTCAGCAGAAGTCATAATAGCAGCCGTAGTTACTCCCCAGTATCTTCTATTTAAAAATGAAACTGAAGTATTTGCAGAGGCACTTCCACGAGCACTATCGACAGCAGATAAAGTAAATGTTTTAGCCGAGGTAAATGGTGTTGTGTAGGTATATGTTCTCAAAGGCAGGCTTAGAGAGCCTATGCTGTTGTTTATTGACTGCGACGTGTCTGGGGCATAATTATATGCCCAATTCAAGACAACAGAATTGATTGTTGTGCCTATTTCGTATGTTCCACCGCCTGTAAACGAGGTAATAGAAAGCGGCGTAGGAGCAACTGCGACTGCTATATCATATCCACCAGAAATCGGCGTAACAACAATTGACCCATTGTTACTCGTAAGAACATTTGATGAACTGACGGCTGTTTGTAAGACATCTACTACACCACCGGGTGTATGAACAAGTAATCTTTCGTATGGGTGGTCCGCAGATCCAAATTTAATAGTATTGCTCTGGTCTACCTCAACGCCATGACCAACCGCTACTATATTTGTAATAAATCCTACTATTGATATATTTGTTCCAATTCCAATGTTATAACTATGGTCTGTAACATTATTTAAGACATTGTAACCTATACCGACATTATAATCACCGTCTTTAAGTACCTTAAGAGTAAATGTGCCGAAAGCAGTATTGTACTTCCCATGCCCCATGCTACTGGTAAAGGCTTCTAATCCAACAGTTTGATTTGACGGATCACCTATCCAAGACTGTAATCCGTTAATAGATATATTAGCGGTTGGTGTTTTTACTACAGGTTTTTCATTATACTCTAATGTATATGGCATAGAAGGATGACCTACTATGCTTATTTATCAAAAATACTTATTAGAAAGTAGAAAGTGATACTCTCTTCCAAGAATTTACACCAATACAGATATATAGATGTGTCGTGTCTATTGCTATAGTATTTGGAACCCCAGGTGAAGAGTTAGTTAGCGGAACCGCAACTCTTGTAATGACTGAGTTGCTGTTGCTGGTCAGATCGCCCGCAACATCCACATCACCACCAATTCTGACATACTTAGTGTCAAATTCACCATATATCAACGCATCTGCTGAAGTTCCTGTGGTTATCGTGTTGGAATCAATATAAAGCCTGTTTGATCCCTGTTCATTGTAACCAGCATTATTTCCAATACAAACATTGTTTGATCCGGATATATTATTGGTTAAAGACCCTTCTCCTACGGAGACATTAAAGTTACCTTCCGTGTTTAGATATAATGATAATGAGCCAATAGCGACATTTCCAGATCCCGTTTCCATTGACAATGCTGCACTAGAACCTATAGCAACATTGTAAGATCCAGTGGTATTATTTCCCAATGCAGCACTACCAGCAGCGACATTATCTGTTCCTGTGGTATTATTATATAAAGTAAAGAAACCCACTGCTGTGTTATTAGATCCTGTTTCGTTGGAATACATTGACCAATACCCAACAGCAGTATTGAATTCACCGGAAGTGTTACTTGTCAAGGCATCAGATCCCCACGCCTCATTGGTTGGCATGCCACGCCAGCTTGTAGATCCAGCCGTTATTTCCATATGACCAACCCGATGGTTGGCAGGAGCGCCAATGTCATCTATAGTATGAAGAGTGTCTGACGAGTCGCAGTATATAGCAACATGGTCAGTTGTGGCTAACGGATAAGCATCTCCGCGTTTACGCCACTCAAATGCAAAATCTTTCCAGCCTGCCATAAGTAACTCCTATATTCTTCTATTTATCATTTTCTTCTTTTAGCTCTCTAAAAGAAAATGGTTTTATTGGGGTTGACGGATGTGGATCTACGCTTAGATCACCAGCCTCCACTAAATCAAGCTTAGCGTCTCTTTCGTCGTATAGATCAATTATCCATTGACGATCTGCCATTGCTTTTGGTCTACCATAAGCGCACCATTCTGCCAACTGTATGGCTCCCGCAGGAGTTATATTAAAAATCTCACATTCTTGATATAGATCGTAAATCCTGTTTATTAGATTCTGTTTTTGTTCTTCTAATATGGCATTTAGCTCGTCTTGATTTTTTTGCCTAACTGTATTACCTTCTATCACCCAAAGAGATTTATCAACGCCTTCGACGGCACTTAAATCCGGATTTATTATCCATTCTTCGTTGGAAACTTTTACTTCGTTGACTGATGAAACAAATTTAAGAGTTGATTTATGTAAAGCAGATACTAACATTTTATTTCCTCATGTGTATTGGAGTTCTTTTTGCCGAAAGAGTAAATTGGTCATCTATTAGTAAATTTCCCGCTGCTGCTTTTTCAGTAATAAGATTTGTTTTAGGTGGGGATATATCGGGAACAGTAGCAGGAACATCAATACCACTTGGTCCAAGGTTGCTCATGGTTCTTACAACAAGACCATCTACTATACTGTCTTTTCCTTGGGACTTGTAAATAGTTCTAATTTCATCAGCAGAGAGTTGCCTATCATATACTCTTATATCCTCCATCCAACCATATATATGACGTGCTGCTAAATATCCATTTGGTCTTGCAATTGAAAGTGGCGTGGTTGTATTTGATAATGATGAGTTTTGTGTATGGTTTGCCGGGAGGGTACTGGCAACATTATAATCGCCGTTTATGTATATTCTAGGTTTTCTGTCATCTGTTGTGGATGATGTGGTGTTAAAAGATCCAGCTATATGAAACCAATCCGAGGTAGTATTTATCGAGTTTGTAGAACTAACTGATCTTACCTCTGTTCCACCACATGTTACCATAAACGCTAAACAGTTTGAATATCCAGTTGGAGAAGCAGATATATCATCTCTCCAAAACAAGATAGGAGTTCCCCCCTCAAAAGCACTGCCAATATGAAACAAACAACAATCGGCATTCAAATCTCTGAATCTAGCCCATGCCATAAAGGTTCCCTGTTGCCAACCGTTTCCGAAACTGTTATTAGTTCCTCTTATTCTATAAGAGTTGGAAATATTAGGAAAAGAAAAGCTCATTAACTTATCTCCAATATTACCTTCAGAAGATGCCAATCGACCGCAAGTGTATCTGATCCGTTAGAAGCATCTCTAGTTATTTCAAAGAAAGCAATATCACCAGCAGATATACCAAGAGTAGTAGTTGTAAAAGTTTCTTCGTCGTAAACAAAGTTAGTTGATGCTGGCATTGTAAGTATATTGCCAGATGTTCCTGCTGACCAAGAAGATATTGCGGCTTCGCTTCTTAAATATCTTGTATAAATCTTCGGAACAACATCACCGCCAGCAGTAGTTGCACCACATGAAACCCACTTGAATTTTATATTATTTGCTGTTGGTGGCATATCAATAGAAATACCAACCCCTTCTTCCGTTGTAGCATCAAATGCTCTGACTATTATTCCAGAGTTACTGGCATGAGATGTATTTGGCGCAAGCGAATTTACTGCCCAATCGGCTGTAATTGGATTATCCATTTCCATTGCATTGAATATGTAAGTAACAGGCTCAGATGTTACAGTGTCGATTTGGGCTTGCAGAGATTGATCGGTCGTTGTCAAAACGTCTATTTGTGACTGTAAGTTTCCAGTAACATCTGCTACAGCAGTGCCGCTTATATAATCATCAACAGAGAATCTATAGTTTGGCGATTCTTCTGTGATAATTATTCCATTTCCTTCTAATGGAGTAAACCCAGCCCCACCACCCCCTGATATATCATCAATGTACGCTAAGCTTCTATCGGTTACTCCATCATATGCATATAAATGACCGTCTGCTCGCGCCACGACTGTTATATCACCAGCGAGCGTTGGCGCTACGGGAGAATCTTTTTTTGTAATAGATACGGCTGATTGTTTGAAGCTGGACATTAAAACTCCTAATACGGCTTGCGCCCGAGTTGTTATATGGTATTTATCTTATGGTTTAGAGAAGATTACTGGAATGATCCTCGTTCTTTTTTCTATTTTATCTAACTTGCCGCCTGCTTCTTCTATTTTAACACGCGAAGCCACGGCTATATCTTGCTTATCTTGTTCGGTGATTGGCGACTTAGATTCTATAGAATATACTTTATCTGGATCCATCTGTATAGATCCTCCTGTTGGAGTTATAACGGTCGTTTCGTCGCTTCGGTATAATCTTCCATCTATTACCATGACAGGAGTTGCTTCAGTGTTGTCAAGGTGAAGATCGACTATATCAACATTTATTCTATAATTTACAAGATCGTCTGGGAGCAGCCCACCAAAGTAATTCCTAATACCTTCTTCGGTGGTTAGATTATACTTCCACCAAGCAAACAGTCGCTTGACGCTGGTTGTACCGTCACCATCAGAAACATCTATTTCTATATTAGGATAGTCAGCCGAGAATTCTGTTACAGTTGAACCATCTATTCCATTCGTATTATAGACACTGCATTCTTCTTGATCGGCATTTATTGACCATCCAGCAGATGATACTGTTGTTTTTCCTTCGTATTCTGCTTTTGCAGTTATTCCGCTGTTAGCAACAATACGAACTCTTACAGTATCGCCAATACTAAATTGATCGCCTTCGAGGAATGTGCCTGTATAAGCAGAGCCACTAATAACGGAATTACAGCATTCCATTGATGTCGTCTCATTGTAAACTTGAATACGTATTATAGAATCAAGTGGATCAATGTTTGTAACAGCAAATGGCAAATAAGTTCCCGAAGCATCTGTATAGATTCCGTCTATTGATCCATCGTTGGCAAAAGTTATATCACCAGTAGTAGTTATATTACCAGTAACTACAGAACCATCTACATGTAAGTCCCAATCCCCAAGATCCAATTCCACAACTGTCTTGGACAATGGATTGTCGTACTGCATATTTCCGGAAATAGTAGCTGAATAAGCAACATAATCGTATATATCAGTAATTCCATGGTTTTCTGTTACATCTATTTCACCTATACCCATATCCACAGAAATACCAGTGAGTAATCCTGCATTTACTTCACTCAATGTTATACGAGGATCTGTTACGTCTGGAATAGCCAATGTTCCGTTTGGAGAGGTTGCTTTGTATGATCCACTTACTTCCGTAGAACCGTAACGACGATAGCGGAAGAAGTGTGGTGTTTTCTGTGTTCCCTGACTATAAGCAGTTTGTCCATCTGTCATGATACACCTAAATAGATCTGGTATATCATCATAGGTTCCGCTTATGGAAACAGAATTATAAATTTCAGCATCAACTAAGTCCTTTATCCACAATCTTCCGCCTGCTTGTATTTCGGTTCCGGAAAGTGAAGTTGCTACTAAGCTGTTTTTGACCGTGAGTGTAGCAAGTGAAGATGCATTCCAACTTGCTATTGGGGAAGATTCATCCAATGAACAATCAATGAGAGTTGGACTGTTGGAAGCATCGGTTTCTGTGATGCGAACGGATTGTGTTACATTATTTGTTTCGACATTTCGATATGTCGCCGGACCCCCACCTGCTTGACCGTTATGATATACACCCTGCGCCGAATCATGTGCAGTAATGTTGAAGAATCCACCGAAAGGAGATGCAGAACTAATAAGTCCTATGTCTTCTGTGTATCTTGCTCCTTTATAGTTAAGTATGAAAGATTTTGTACCTTGAGCGCGACCGCCAATTTCTCCGCGAATGTTGATATCTACCATTCTCACTATTTGTGTTGATCCCCTGTAGCAACGATAGAATCCCGCGCCGCCTATAGCGGACATATTACAGCCATAAATGAATATATTTCCACAATCTCCGCCATTACCAGTCCCCAAAAGAGTTACTGTAGATGAAGACGAAAGAGAAAATCTAAGACCGCCGCCGCCATACCCCAACCCACCCTCTGATAATGTTCCAAGTTGTAAATGGGCACCGATATTTACTGCGAGTGTAGATGTCGTTGTAGTCGCATTTTTAATTACAATAAAGCGATTAGAGTCATATACAAATGTATTATCAAGAGTTACTTTTTGATCAAATGTATATTGATTTTCTGATTTTATTATATTAACACCGTCGTCAAGATCGTCCAAATAGTAGTTCACATAACAAACATCATCTACTTGTGGGTCTACTTCTATTGCAGCGCCTTTCGTAGCCAATACAAGAGGATCGGTTAAACTCTTTCTCCACGGATACTCAAGAGTTATTGTCGATGCTCCTGTATCTACTGCCGTGATTTCACGAACCTGTCCAGTTGCAGGGCTTGTTGAGCTTGCTACAATAAACTTCCTGCTAACCCATGATGACCCAAGGGCGGTTCCGGTTACTGATTTTACCTTGATAGTAACATCATCAACTATTGAGTCAATGAGAAATCTTGCATATTGTGTGTTTACTGTAAGTGCCATAAGATGTTCTCTGGGTTACTGAAGACCTGTGATTGTTCTACTGCGTTTCTCTGTCTTGTCCATTTTACTTCCAAACTCTTCCATTTTCTGACGAGTAATAATAGCGATATCTTCTTTGTCTTGTGACGTTACAGCAGAAACAGTTTGTACGGTATAAACTTTATCTGGGTCTATTTGAATACTGTTAGAAGATGCAGCTATTATTGTTTCATTATCATCACGATAAATTCTACCGTCCGTAATGACGACTGGAATGGCACTAACATTTTCCAATTTAAGATCAAGAACTTCTGTTACTACACGATAATTAAATGCGTCATCAGCGTCAAACCCACCCCAGAAATAACGCAAGCCACTTTGAGATGTTAGATTATATTTCCACCAAGCATATAATCTTCTAACGCTTGTTACTCCATCGCCGTCACTGATGTCAATTTCAACATTAGGATAGTCGGCACTAAATTCAGTAACGCTTGACCCATCTATAGCGTTATCATTATATATCTTATCATCTATCAAGTTTCTTATGGTTCTTATAGTTCCACCAGCGGCGGAAGTTGCTATTGGAAGTGTGTATCTTTCTGTAGCGGTCGCTCCAATAACACGAATGGCTCTTAGCTCCAAGTTATCGCCTGGGTCGTAATCAACGCCAGGAACTAAAGTTTTACTATATCCACTGCCAGTATTTAATGATGCAACATAATCTAATTCTGTACCCTGAGTGAGATTATATAAACCGACTGTATTAGTGTCCAAGAAGTTAGGTGCTTCGATTATTGTGTTGGACAATAAGATATCCAATACGACATTAGCACCAGATGTGTCATATGTTGGTGGGTCTTCGCCGTAATTAAGTTTAATAAACACATCACCACTTATAGCATCTACGAATATATCAGTAGCATAGTCGTTAAACAATGTGTCGCTTACATCAAGCGTTCCCGTTCCTACAAAGTGAACGGCATAGTTACTTCCCGATACTGGCGAAGTAAACTCACACTCAAGTAGCTTTATTCCGTCTTGTCCTCTTATAGCAAACTGCTCGCTCTGGTTGAGGAACTGGCAGTTGGTGAAAGTAGCTGAGTTGGCACATACCTCATCGCAAGTATCGAAGAGAATGTTGTTGGCTGGGACATCGCTACACCAAGCTACTATTGAGTTTTTTATCTGCTGGTTGTCAAGCTGGAGATGCTGATAGCCAGAAAGCGGTGGAGTTACTGTAAAGTAGCTCTTGGAGTTTGCTGAAGCGAAGATGCCCGCGCCGAAGTATATGTTGTCGTTTGGTCCAGCTTCTATTTCTATTCCGGATATACCGTCGCCAGCATTGAATTCATATATTCTCTTTGGTGGATTGACATAGCGGGGAAGCTCAAAGGATTCGCCACGAGTATCCAAGTAGGTTGGATATTCGCCGTCGCCAAACTTGACTGGCGCTGGAATAACTATCTGACCGCCACCGCCAAGCTTCGCTCCAGTAGCACAATCATAGCCGTTGATTACTGGCTGAGCGTTAGTTGCGTTTATTGGATTGGTTATTCCACCACCAACAATAGTAGCTGGAGTATTTTTATCAATCAAATAAATGCCATAGAACCTTGGTGATGTATTGGTTGTTGATGTACGGCGGTAGCACAGACAGAAGTCAGTAATAGCACTCCAGTCGATTGCTCCGCTGGTGTATGCAGTGTATGTGGAGTTTGGTTCTATGATGGATGTATATGAAACACCAGATTCTATTTGTGCTATTGGGCGAAGATAGAATGAATGATAGTTTCCGTAAGAAGAGTTAAGGAAAGCCAATACAGCAGGGGTTCCTAATCTTGTTCTATCAGGTATTTCCCAGTTAAACATCAGCGCCTTACCATTGGTCAAGTCGATTGGATTATCCCAGTGAACTCCCCCGCCAGTCCACAGAGAACCAGTAACTACTGATGGAGTGAAAAGTCTTGCCGAGGATAAAACCTGTGGATTGAAAGGAGTTCCCATTCCAAAAGCCACGCTCACTGTATTGTAGATTCCAAGGCTGGAAGCCAAATCATAAAGATCTACGTTAGAAGCAGAAATTTCTGTATTCAGCATTGCTCCTGGGTAAGCTTCGTAGTAAAGCTTCTGTGGGCGGCTATTACAGAAGATTGGAAGTGAACCACCGACTTTGTTTCTTATGGAAAGTGAGAGAGCATGTGAAACAACATTCGCCTTAGTTATCTGATACGCTTTCAGTGCGGTGGTAGTTCCGGCGACTTGCTGAACACGCTCACCAACAACGCAAGTATTTCTTCCAGTCTGACCATTTACAAGCTGCTTCGTTGAAGTCGCTGGAGCGAAATATGGGCGGAAGAGTGTGCCGGTGTTGTACCAACTACAACAATCTATTATTAGCTCGTTGTCTGTCGTAGTCGTAAGAGTAGCGCAAGTGGATTGTTCTTGTGCCGTATTAGTTACTGCCGCTATTTGTCCCCATATATTATCAGGGTCATAGTCCTCAATAGCAAGAAGAGTATGCGTCGTGTATGAAGTATAACCAACGGTGAACCCAGGCGGTTCTTCTTCGTCACTTTCAGCAATCTTCCAGCGGACATAGTATCTTACGCCACCCTGAGTAACTATCGTGTGGTCTGGATGAACTGCCCAACCAGTTCCGGACCAAGTAGCAGTCGTCGAAGAGTTGCTTGAAACTATATACAGCAACAAAGTCCCTATGTTGTGGGCTGGGATTTCAGTCATCAGGAGTGATGTACCGGAAAGATATTGCTGAATGACGCCGCTTACATATGCCATGTGTTATTCCTCAACTTCTTTCTTAATGAGGTTTCCATCAATATCATATATGAAGCTTATATTCTTATAGTAACCAGTTCCACTTATAGCAACCAAAGTATCAAAAATGTCATAATAATATGTTTTAGTTCCGTATATATCGTAAGAATTCTGTAAATTTCCTGAAGTATCATAAGTGAAAGTTATATCAACATCTTCCACTCTGCCTTTTGTAACAGAAGTGCTTATATGCCATAAAATAGCATAGCTACTCGAAGGTACTCCACTAATGACAACCTTGAAGCTCGTACTTGTTCTGTCATAAACACCAACCACAAAAATATCAGTGGTTGGATTTGGTGTTTCAAGAGAAACAACTGGAAATTCTATTGATGGATTTACTTCACTGTGAATTATCGTGTATTCTAAGTCAACATCATTAAGCGGCATTCTTCCTTGTATTCCGCTTATAAAGTTTGAAGCCGAAATGTCATCTATTTGTGATTGTAAGTTATAGACATTTCCATCTACTTCTGTTTTGCTGATGTAATCATCTACGGCAAAGGTGTATTGGTCAGGAACCAATGGGGTTATTACAATACCAGTTCCTTCGACCGGAATAAATCCGTTGATATTTCCTGACATTGCGGCTACATAGGTGTCTATGGAGTGTAAGGCATCGTCAACCGTTACATCGGATCCCTTTACAACAACATCAGAAAACGGTGTTTTTCCAAGATATACCAGAGTTGCATCGTCACCAGCTTCAGACTCCATGTAGGTGACGAAATCTTCACGATAATAGTAGCTGAGAGCATCTGTGGATGTTAGTTGATACCAATACCAGATATAACCTTGCTGACCAGCCATGGGTTTAAAATCGGTTGTTACAAGTCCAGCAGAATCTATAGAAGAAACTTGGATTTTATCTCTGTATATTGGAATAATACTGTCGTAAATTACCTTTCCGTCAAGGTCGGTGATATATGCTTGAAGTGACAAAATTATATATCCGGATCCCCACGAGCCAGCAGAAAAGGCGGCGTTTTGTATATCGCCAATTAGCTGAAAAGTATCCTGAGTTCCATCAGCAGTAAATGGCTCTTTAAATACAACATGAGAGGTTATATCTTGAAGACCACCAACCTGTTGTTGGAGATTGGCTACCGAACCTGATAAAGCAGCAGTAGTTGTAGCTGGAGTAAAGTAAGATGCTGGATGACCCTGCAAAGTAGCGGCGTCTATCGACCCAACACCACCAGTCGATGCTCCAGCGTTAATAATACCTTGACCAATAATTGCCATCTATGTTCCTTAATGTCTTCTTATGAATCCTGTCATGATCTTTACACGGGCAGTTGGCGATCCTCCGGTTGTTCTGATATAAACCTTATGGTGCCAATCCAAGAAAGGGAAAAATGCATAACCACTTGCTGTAAAAGGCTCTACAGTTCCGACTGTAAGAGTCGGATCGTGAGCAACTTCAAAATCACCACCCTCACAGACTATATAACCGTCTAATATGTCGTAAGTTCCCAATTCAGCTAAGGCGGCTGGTGACAATAAAGAAGACACTAAAGCGAAGCTGCCCGGAAGAGTGATTGAATATATGTATTGGTTTTTGCCAATTACTGTCTCATGAGCCATATAGAAACCTCAAATGGTATTTATATGTTTTAATATATTATTACTCATGTGGAATAATACGAGCATAATCGTCAAGATTTATGGGATATTGCTCGTACCAGCCCTTCTTTCCGTATATATTTAGAATATCAGTGAAGTATTTTTCATAAAGCTTAGCAACTCTATCCAATGAAAAATTCTCACCAAAGGCTCTGCAATTTTGCGGCTTTATATTTGATATATTATTAGCTGCCCAAACAAAATCATTAAAGGTGCGGCAACGATAGCCCGTCAATCCATGAATATTGTTTTCTGTAAAAGCGCCCCAATCGGTTGTGATGGTTGGAGTACCTGATAACAGACATTCGACCTGTACGCCACCAAAAGGCTCATTATACATCGAAGCAACAAAGGCACCCTTAGCGTTAGCCATAAGCTCCCTGCGCTTCTCTACATCTGCGTAACCGATAAACTCCACATGCTTGGGTATTTCTTTATAACCACACTCTTGAAGAGTGCTTTGACCAGCTACCTTTAGCTTAACTCCCAACTTTTCAGTTACTTGGACCGCAACATGAATACCCTTTCCCGAATATACTCTTCCAAGAAACAAGAAGTAGTCTTCTTTCTGCTCTTTAAAGGTAAAATCATCAAGGTCAAAGTAATTAGGAATAACAACGTCGTACCAGTCTTGCTTACATGTTCCCACTGAGGCAAGACCATAATAGGCGTGATAAATCGCATATGATTCAAATACCTTGAATCTAGCCCAATGCCCCCCGGCGTAGCCAATTCCAGGCTCAACGCATATCAAGTCGGGATGGGCGTCACATATGGGTCTTACTCCCGATCCCCAAAATGGTAATATGAAATCGTTTTTCTGTTTTCTTAGTCCGACTTCTCGTATAGCGTTACTGTAAAAGGTTTTATATGCGTGGTCATTGACGTTAAACTTGAAGAATGTCTTTCGCCAATCATGGGTTCCATAGGTTTTCATAAAGTCATCGTTTGTGAGAACTGAAACATGCTCACCGTCAATCTTAGAGTCTTCATGTCCATAATGGATAATCTGATGTCCACGAGCAGACATCATTTTGCAGAATTTAACTACCTTTTGGGTGTAGGCACAGTTGCCGCTCCAACAAGCCTTTCCGTTTCTTCTTACAAAAACTATATGGTTGGGAACTACAAGACAATATACTTTACCTATATAATTGACATATTTTCTGAAATCTTTCTGCGAATTGACCAACGGTTCCTTACAATTATCAGAAAGAGTAACTATATGGCGGGGAATATTTGGATCTGGATCATCATACTGAGTTACGGCATATCCTAGCTTTAATGCTATTTCATTAAAATCATTAGCTAAATTTTTAGAAAACGAAACATATCTCTTGTTAATACCATTGGTCCAACCGTCGCCCAATATCATCGCATTTAATAGTATATTTAGTTGTCTTTTACAAAGATTTTTAAAACAATGTGGAATATGTTTTACACGCGCTTTCCCAAATTGGGAAAACCAGTGTGCGAACTGAGTATCGTGTATATGGAACCCACGAGATGACTTTTTATACCTAATGCAGAGTTCGTCAAGCCACGATTGGATTATTTCTCTGCTTTTTGATTTTTCTTGGGCAATAAAAACTGTGTGCTTGCCCTTAATAATACCATTTTTCGTCTTATATCTCGTGCCGTCAATATTGCCTTCGGTTATATAAATACCGAAAAGCTTAAGCCACGAATCCATCTTAAACCTTCTCTGCGGTCTTATATTTCCATTACCATCAGTAATTTCAGGTAACTCAAAGTATTCAACTTCCTCACCGTCTACCCACGGAAAGTCCCGTTTATGATAAACAACTTTCGGAGCATCTTGCGCTTCTATAAATCTATAACTTCTTTTATTCCTATCGTCTGCTACAGTCTTACACCACATTCTATGCTCTGGTGTAATCTGAAAGTCAATTGACATTCCGGTTTGATGAAACATCTTTCCGTTGTATTGATTGATAATCCATTTATGTGGGTAATAATATTCTACCTGATTTATCGCTGGGTTTAGTGTAGCTATTTTTATCTTTATATTTGCCTCGGCTAATTCTTTAATGGACTTCCAGCCGTCTTCTGTCATTATTTCTGTATCTGACGAATAGCAGGCGACATACTCTTTGGAGGAAACTGTATGTGGCAAGCCTAGAACGTGAAAACGCATATAATACCTCGAAGATATTATATCAGTAAATTTATATATTTACTTGCCTAGCCTCTGGATTATTTCATTGGCGATGAAGTTTGCCAATGTTGAATTTTCCTTGTGGTTTGCTGGATTAAAGCCAGGATCAACAGTATCATCAGAATGTGGCATTCCAGCCCCATCTTCGCCATATCTATCTATAAGCACTTCCCTATAATGTCTCATTATCTCTTTTCCAGTTTTTGACATAAGAAATTGATTAACTTCATTAGCAGAGTTTCCCACTCCCAATTTTTGGGCGATGATGCGTAAAACTTGAATCTGCAACAATGAAAAATTTTTCATGGTAAATAGTTCTTTAATCGTCTCAAATGATTCTTTAAGGATATTCCTTATTGATTTTCTAAATGGGTCTGTGGGTTTCATAAAATGTATCTTACAGTATATTAAAGCCTTATATAGTTATTTCTGGTGGATATGTAGTCACTACTTCAAAAATATACAAGTCATTTATATTTGATGTATATTCTTTCGTTCCTGAGTTATAAGTAAAATCAATGCCAAGGACAGCACGCTTAAATGCATTTGTCCCATAAGTTAAATCTAATTTAAATTCTGTGTGTCTTTTTGTCGCTGTGTAAGTTTGTGTATTGGATAGCGTGGCAATATGATAATACATCAATTCATTAGAGCCGTAAGGATAGTCGGTGTCTTTAACTGTTAATTTGAACTTTGTGTCCGTCGTTGGGTCAAACGAAACAGCCAATATATCTTCAGGGTTTGGTGGATTGGTTGATGATACTACTGTAGTATTATCAAATGCTTCTAGTTTAAAATATCCCACGGGTGTAGCTAAAAATTTCGTAGGATTAATTTCAAACAACATTAGAGAAGTTGGAGCAGTTCTTCCATAATATGGTTGTGCATAATCCATTTCTGCATATCCACTTGTATCAATAGAAAGGAATGGCTGCAAGCTTTCGTCTAAATCAAGTGTCTGTGGAACTATGCCACCGCGCATGCCCTTGAATCTTAAGTCATTTGTCGAGTAAAATTGAGCTACTGCATTTAGAGGATCTCTTAAGGGTATTGAAACATGCTGCTTTGTAAATATTTGTTGATTGTATTGTGTATTTCCATATGAAAACGTTACTACTCCTGATGCTGTAAATGTCGTATTATTTGAGTGTAGTGGGTGCCACAAATATGCATTATAATCAGGGGTGGAGTAGCTAGGAATAAAATTGTTTCTTACCATCATCCTTCCGACCGTTGAACTAATATCCGTATAGTGAATTTTAATGCTTCCTGTATCGGGATTATTCCAATCATTCCCCCTTACCTGTCCATATGGATGGTTAAATTTGGTTTTCAACATATAAACTGGTTCATTGTCAACCAAATTTTTATATATCTCATGTCTTTCAACTGAAAGAGTCAGCATATTAGATGGATCTAGGTTCGCAATCTTTAAGTCAATATTGGCGGAATAAAGCGATACACCATTAGGATCCGTTGATATAAGAGAATAATCAGATAATCCCGAGATAGATCCTTCCTTTTCAGCCTGTGTATAAGTTTCTGTAGATGCTCCGGTTATTTCTTTTGTGATGAAGTAGCTTGGATATTCTTCGCGCCAATAGAAGTTGTCTCCACCGGAAATATCCGTAAATGTCATTGGACATCCTGTTGATATTGACCAGCTATTATCAGACTCATCTTTAGTGATATCATAATCCACACTAGAAGAAGAGTAATTCTTCTTTACATAATAAATATCGCCGCCAAATTGTTCTTTATCTAATATTGGACCAGCGCCACCAGTAACATAATCACATACTATTCTATTTTTGCCGAGATTATAATATGAAATAGGAATAAATGTATTAGTGGATGTGTCGAGGGTTACTGAAAATACAGCCCCAGAGATATCTCCCGTTGATATTCCATTTGAGCAGGAAAGGATATTATTATAACCATCTATATACAAATAGGCAATTTTAGTTTCTTTTGACTTCGTTGTTCTATATGATATTGGGATATTTGTTGCTGATGGGATATATGTTGATGGGTTAAATTTAGCGAAGCCGCCGCCATAGTATATCTTTGTACCCGGATTATAAATTTTATTTAAATCTTCATTCTCCAAAGGAACATACATCTTTTGATTTAATGTATTCAAATATGGAGAACCAGTTGGGAATACATGTTTATATAAAACAGGATATCTATTGACAACTTGATGTTTGGTGAATACACCTACATTTGTTGTTACCTTTAGTATATATAATGCCTCCATCATGTGGTTCATGTTAGCCACTATCTGGTAGGGGTCTTTACTTATGTTTATCACTGATGATAAGCTGATAATATATGAATCGGTTCCCACATCATAGTACTGGTTTATCTGCCCACCAGAATAAGTACCAATTGTAGTTGCATAATCGAATTGACCAACGTCATCCAAATATACTAGTTTTACTTCTATCTCCGATGCTGAAAATGTAGTGTTAGAAAAATCATCAATGGAAGCATCTATTTTAAAATGTGGATCGTAGTCGTAAGTAATATTTTTTGTACATAGAACGCCACCGAAGCTACAAGATTGCTGCGTGTAGTCAGGTGTATAGTTTTGCGAAGAAAATAAAGTATATACACAATCAGATTCACTTGCCGCTACACTACGTTCATGGGCAAATTCCCCAGATAATGAAAATGAGACATCAAAATAATCACCAAACCCAGAGTATGACTGATTGAAATTATTTAAATCATAAAACAAAACATAGAATCTACCACTACTATATCCCAGCGATGGCTCTCCAGAAAATGATCCACTGTTAGAATAATACCCATTAAAGTTAGAAAAACTATAAGAGTCAGTAAGAAATGAATCCGTGTAATCCATAGGATCCATGTTGTTAACTTCGTCTATAAATGATTCTAAATCAGAGATACTGTCAGAGATTGCAATCCCCATACCAGTATAGCTAGAAGATACACTTATTGAAACATAAGGAGAAATAGAGTAATACAAATCCATCTTCTCTGATTGCATCCAATACAAAGAATTAGAAGATTCCCCCGATGTAAAATCTATTGATCCACTAAAGTCCCTTGAAAAGATATAAGGATCTGATCGCGTAATCCCACCTACGTTTGTGTCGGCTTCTTCGACTATGTTCGTAATAGTTTTTGATATAGGATCGTTATAGACCACAAGATCAGGATAGTAATTCCAGTAGCTTAGATTTAGTTTTCCACTTCCGCTCATGTAATTACTTCCTATGCGAATTTCTTAATGACTGTTGTATACATGTTGGTGTTAATTCTTAAAATTGACAGAATATCTACGGCATTTGCTTCGTTTGTCAATGTAATAGGATCGCCGTTCGGGAACTTCCATGTGAATCCGTTAGCATCATCAAATGTCATTGTATAAGCAGTTGATGGTTGATTTATGATAACTGTTATAGTTGATCCATTTGGCATGGTTGCTTCGGGGCAAGATAAGGTTGCGTTATCAGTAAGATAATAGTTGTAAGAAGTCAAAAGACCATCTGGCATGAACGCATCACCAGTGACATCAACAACTCCTACTTCTGGTAAGGAACTTCCCTGCGATCCAGAGGCGTCTATTGTTATGGTGACACTGCCACCACCATTATCGACAACGCTGCTTATTCCAGTACCAGAGAATTCTATTTCATTTACGTCATTGACTTCAGTAGAATTATGTGATATTGTTAAACTTCCTGCTGCCACCATGGAAATCCAATCATTGCCATCGTGGTAATATGGTTTATTGTTATCGTTATAATTGAAAGCTATTGTTCCTGCCTGCCCGCCACCAAGCCCACCTTCATCAATTGACCATTTTATCCACGAAACATCTTCTATGCTGCCCGGAACTTCCAGTTTGGACTGTGTGGAAACCCATCGCAACCCATCTTCAACTGCAAAATCTCCGCCTTCTGTAGAAAGCTGAATCATTCCATCATATGGTCCACCATCCTCACTTGGAATATTAGCACATTGTGTTTTGGCGGCAACTATCCATTCAAATCCATCATAATATTTTAATTCTCCTGTGTTAGAATCAAAAAATATCGCACCATCTTCGCCGGTTTCAGGTGTCGTTGATGGTGTTAATGTTAATACTATAACATTAGAAATGTATTCTGTCACTTCCGCTCTTTGTGTTGAATCATTCCATACTAAAGGCGCAGGTCCAAGTGGCAAAACATTATCAATCATGACGGCTGTGCCACCACCATCCAAAACAACAAATGTACTATCATCAGTTAAATCAGCATCAATAGTAAGAGTTCCTCCAGAAACCGTACTGTCAATATTTAAAAGACCGGGACCAGTGGCTCCAGTGGCTCCAGTTGCTCCGGTTAATCCAGTTGCTCCCGTTGCTCCAGTGGCTCCTATGTCTCCAGTCTCCCCAGTTGCTCCTGTTGCTCCTGTTGCTCCAGTATCTCCAGTCAATCCAGTAGCCCCTGTAGCCCCATCAACTCCACCGCCAGTTGCAAATGAACCCCATGCACCATTATTCCATGTATATGCGGCAGACATCTCTACAACATAGCATGCCATTCCGTCTACTTTTCTCGTGGCTAAAATAGCATCTCTTTCAACAACAGTATCGACCTGATGCCAGCCACCGAACAACTCATTGGAGTATGCTGTTGGTATCACGTCATCAACACCTTGTGGTCTTATTGGGGCGATTATCAGTGTGCCTTCGTTATTTGCCATGTTGTAAATCCTTTAAGATACTGCAATAGATATTCCAGAGCCGCTCTGGGTGGTATTGGTTCTATACACATTGTAGTTTTCTACATGCCCACTTGCGTTTGTGTGACTGACCACATCAAGAGTCCATGCGGTGTTCAACAGTCCATTTACAGTGAATGTCGCAGTTCCCCACGCAGCAGGATATGCATAATAGATATATTCACTATTTCCGTTTATCGTAAACGATTTACTTCTCGAAGAACCGAATTCGTTATTAGCCAGCCCAAGTATTTGTGCGCTTGACAAGGATGTATTTGCGCTTGTGCCCCACCAGCGACGATGGTAAAAGGCAACCGTGGTGTTAGCAGTATCGACAGTCGTACCATCTCCAGCCGTTATCGTGAATGTTGTATTGGTTGTTATTGGAGTTGCGTAGTTATAGTCTCTTACTCCAACAGTTAAGCTTCCAATGCCTTGATTTATGCTTTGGGATGTTTCTGTTTTGTTTATGGTCCATTCAAGATCGACCGAGTTTACAGTTGACCCTATTTCATTTGAGCTTCCACCAGTAAACGATGATATATTAATATCTTCATAAAGAGATATAGTTATTTGACCGTTTGGTAATGTTGTTACTTCTATTCCATTACCATTAACAACGGTTATGGCACCAGATATATCATTTACGGTCGATACATATGATGATATAGCACCACCAGATTCTATGATGTCATCTACTTGCGTCTGAAGATTAGATACATCTGTATCAATGTTGTCTATTTGTTGCTGAAGATCGCCAGTTATAGCAGCAACTTCCATTCTGAAGTGGCTTTCAGCCTGCTCGCTACCTAAAAGATCAGAAAGGGTTACAGGAGTTGTTACGACATTATCTTGAAATGTCATCTGTCCCTGAACTGGATCAGACTTTATAATATTGGTTGTCTTGCCAACAACAACTTCAGTCGCTAGATAAGGGTTTCGCATATAAAGCCTCTATGGCTTTATTTATACACCCCTATACTTTGATTATATTGGAATAAGCCTTGCCGTAGCAGCCATATTCAGCCAGTTGAGTTACCTTTCCGTTATTGACTCCAAGGCAACTATCAAGAAACTCTTTATTAAGCTCATGTGGGTGTCCATCGTGGGGAGGAACATCGACCCACTCGAATATGCGTATAAGCTTTGCAGCCCGACGAGCATTGGAGAGTATCTTATGAGGATCGGATGTGTGCTGAAGGCAGTTATATATCCAAACCTCATCCCAACCCACTTCATCGACTTCTTCGCCACCCTTGACAACGACATCAATGTTTTTTATGGCGTAGCGGTCTATGGTCCATTTCGGGTAATGGAGAGGATCATATACTCTTCCTGCTTTTAGATTCTTGGTCTTGAGTAGCATTGATACTGGACCGCCACCAATGTCAAGAACAGATGCTCCTTGAGCGTCAAACGAGTAGTGTTGTATTGGAATACCCATGAAGCGAGCATATACATAATGCTTCTGTTCCTCGTCAAAGGTATTTGTACAGTCGCCCCAGTAAGATGCTTCGAAGGTCTGGTCCATTGGTTTATTATAACTGATTTTATAATTAATCCAAATACATACAAAAATATGTCAATAATATGTTATAATGCGTATAAATACTTTATAGGAGATAACATGTTAGAATTAAATGACAAGAAATACTACACTACTCGCGAACTTGCTAAAAAACTTGGTAAACATATAAGGACAATACAGGGGTGGGTAAGGGACGGGAGACTGAAGCCTTTCAAGTTCGGTCCTAAGAAATTTTACTATGACGAAGACAGCGTTGAAAGATGCTTAAGGGGGGAATAACAACACATGAAAAGACTTAGTACTCAATATGTCAGAAATTTTATAGAAAATAAATTCCCAAACATTAAATTGCGCGATGATTTTGAATATAAAGACGCAAAAACAAAAATTGTTATAATATGCAACTCCCATGGGGAGCAAGAAATATCTTTTCATAAGCTAAAAAGTCGAAGCTTATTAGGATGTCCAAAATGTGGACTAGAAGCTGGTTATAAAAATATGCTCAAGACATGGCATTATACTGAAGAAGAAATTAAAGATAAGATATATCGTAAATATGGTAGAGAAAATGTAGATTTATCAAAATTTGTGTTTAAAAATGTAAGAGATAAATCAATCGTAGTATGTAAAAAACATAATAAGGAATTCCACGTGACACCATATGATTTATGTAAAGATTCAAGGGGGTATTTATGCCCAAAGTGTCGCTATGGGGCGGTTAGGGATGCGCTTCAAAGAAATCTAAAACGGGATGATTTCATCACCTTATCTAAGAGTATATTCAATGATATGTTTTTATATAATAACTTACCGGAAATAATAAACATTAAACAAAGATTAATATTAACTTGTAAAATCCACGGCGATATATCTATAAGAGTAGAGACACACTTAAAAGGAAATGGTTGTAAGAAATGTGGAGCCGAAAGAGCAAGATTAAAAGTTTTGGGAGATGGTAAAGCTGTTATGGACGAGTGTCGTGTTGCATTTGACAACTTTTACAATTACGATAAAGCGGTGTATAACGGAGTTGACGTTCCTATTATAATTACTTGTCCATTACATGGCGACTTTAAAAGAACTCCATATTATCATCTGAAAAAGAAACACAAATGCCCCAAATGTAGTAAATATGTAAGTTTTATAGAAAATGACTGGTTAAATAAAATGAATATACCAAACGACGAAAATCATAGGCAAGTTAAAATAAGAGTAGGAAAAAGAAGAACGTATAGAGTTGATGGAATAATAGAAGAAACAAAAACCATATATGAGTTTATGGGAGATTACTATCACGGTAATCCTGAAATTTTTAAACCGGAGACATTTAACAAAAAATGTCATAAAACTCATGGAGAACTATATCAAAAAACCATAAACAAATTAAATACCCTATACCAAATGGGATATAAAGTAATTTACATATGGGAATCGGATTTTAGGAAAGGGAAGTCATATAAAGTGTGGGATCCTCAAGAAACCGAAACCATCTTACAATTTGATAATGCACTTAAATCCTTTCCACCCGCATAACTTATAGAAGATTGCAAGTCTTCTTTTATCTCACGAAGAAGGTTCTTCATGTCTCCCTTATAGTCCATAAAAACCTTCTTTCCTTCGACTCTTGTATATGACGCTTTATTATGCTCACTTGCACTCCCATAGTATAGGCACTTCGTAACACCATCAACATCTATTTTCTTGGATGCTGACTGATCGTAAGCACTGAACAAACTTCCTGCTACAACCATGGTCGCCCCACATGCTATAGCAAGCGCAAAATTTCCATGATGTTCTATACCCCCGTCTGCTAAAACTGGCTTGGTTGCCACTGCACAACAGTCAAGTAGACATGATACCATGGGGCGATAAAAATTTGTCTTAAAGCGTGTTATACAACTTTTTCCTCCCGCAATTCCGCAGCGTGTCGCGTCTGCTCCTGCATTTTCCAAAAATGTACATGCTTCTGGTGTGTTATAGTTTCCCGCTATTAAGAATGTATTTGGGAAGTTGTCTTTAAAATACTTAATAAGTCTTTCCATCTTATCGGAGTGAGCATGCGCCACGTCTGCTGTAGCATAATGAAGTTCTTTATCAAGTCCCGCTGCTTTAATCTCTTTAAGTTGCTTATAGGTATCATCATTAACACCAAGTGATATACTTGTAAAATGTCCGTTGGAACGCATGAAGTCTATAAACGCCACTTGGTTTATATTCTCAAATCTGTGCATTGAGTAGAACCAGTTATTCTCAGCAAAAAACTTACAGGTGTCTTGATTAACTACGGCTGGCATATTGGCAGCCATAACTGGGACTTCAAAGCGTCTTCCACCAAATACTACACTTGTATCGCAATCTGATCGACTATCGACTATACACTTTTTGGGAACCAAGTAAACGTCAGAGTAGTTATATTCCCGTGTGATTTTAATTTCCATATTCATTCTCCTGCTCCTTCATTATACGGAGACGGAAAATAAATCAATACTTAACGAGTGGGTCCGTGCCAATCGCCGGTCTTATAGGTTTTTACTCTTGGGTCTTTATAGATTATCTTGTGAGAAAATGACCCAATGCCAACCTCACGCCTCGGGGGTGACTTAATCTCTCCTTGACGAGAGAATAATTTCTTTATAAGGTTCCATAGCCACATGGAAAGTATTTATCGGTGACTCATAAATAGTCAAGGTGTGTGATACACCTATAGGCGCTTGAAAGAAGCCTGTTGCTTTCTATAAGCCGCCTGATATAGTAAAGACATGAACAAAGGATATACCCATGCTCAAGACCCTGACCCTCTCAATGCTCGCCCTGTCGGTCGCTTTTGCCGCCGACCCTCCTGGCGCTCCCGAGCCACCCAAGAAGAGTGACGCTGAGTTGCTCTACGAGAAGTTGCTGGAAGCCAATGTGAAGGAAGCCGACAAGGCGTATTCCCAGTATCTCAAGGCGCTGGAAGTGGCTAATAAGAAGATTCTGGCGGGGCTTGAGGCGACCAAGAAAGACCTGAACGACATGAAGAAGTTCAAGAATCTTGACATTGCGGCAAGGGCGAAGGCGATTGAAGAGATTGACGCAAAGATTCTTGAAGTGAAGAAAGGGGCAGTTGGGGAAGTTATTGTGAAGCGAGCGGAAAGCGACCCTGCGGGGGATTTGCTTGGTGAGAAGCAGGATTTGGCGTCCAAGATTATAGGAAAGTGGCTTTGGACCAATGTTGAATGCGTCTTTGACAAGAAGGGTAATATCAGTGGTCGCCCAGGCACTTGGAAGATTGAGGACGACAAGATTCTGCTGAGTGTGAATGGGTGGGTTCACACCATGACCATTGACGAGACTGGAAACATGGTTGGTAGCCGTAACGATGGTGGCAAAGTGACGCTCACCAAGATTGCAGACAAGAAGTAACTATCGTGGCTCAATGAAGAAACTCAGTCCTTTGAAAGACAGGGAGTGAGTTTTCTTCATGTGTGTATGAAGAATCTCAACAAAAACTTTCGTTCCGGTATGAAACTCACCAGTGATGTATGGACACTGTTTAGCAACTTCCAGATTCTCACCCGCAAGTAGGTACTTTTCAGCACCTTCACAGTCTACTTTCAAAAGGAGCTTGGTAGGGTCTATTCCATGGGAATCTACAAGCATCTTGAGTGTTGCTGATGGAATCTTATCACCAACACCACCGTAATAGGCAAACTGTGTGGAACCACTACTGTTGCTTTTCGTAAAAGAAAGCTGCTGTGGAGTATCATCCGAGCCAAAACACATTTTGTTTAGGAAAACAGCATCAGTGACGGGAACATTCTGCTTAAGAATGTTGTAGTTATGCTCCAGTGGCTCCAACAGAATCGCCTTCTTGAAGGTCCAGCCACTCTGAATGAGACTGTTGTATACAAGACCATGATTAGCCCCAAGATCAATGTAGTAGTCTATTTTAGAACGGTCCATCTTGCGGAAATTGTAGATATCCTTCTTGATTTCACCAGTCACGATAGAATCAGTAAGATCATTGATGAATTGTGTCATATATTGCTCCTAAGCAAATCAGAAATAAAAAAATTACTTGCCAAAACTTCTTGTTCAGTCAAATTCTTGAAAGATGTTGGAAACATTGCGTTATAAAGATAAACCATTAAAGTATCTTCAGTTATCCTCTTAAGATACTTTTTCTTAGATTCAGTATCAGTTGTAAAGAATATTTCCTTCCATTTAGAGTAGAATGGAATACACTTCTTAAAATCATAGTGTTTGTATCTGTAAGACGCAGAATGTTTCCAGAGAATATCATATCCTATCTCTGTCCAACGGAACTTGTAGTCTATACTATGGTTTATGATAACATCCATATCACGAATCCATAGATCAAGTAATTTACATCCTTTCTTGGCAGCCATAAATCCTATTGATGGGCGGTTGCCAGAGCGCCCGCAACCAACAAAGTCAGTTTGTGATTTTTCCATATCGTCAAACACAGGAGCAAGGGGTTTAAGTAATATACTATCACTATCAAACCAAACGCCGCCATGTATGTAAAGAAGATATGCTCGAATATAGTCCGCCTTGTGAGCAAGACAAGGAAACTTTGCAATTTCTGGTCTGAGATTTGGCAGATACTCAAGAACCGACTTCTCATCAAGTACACGAATATCAAAGCCAAGACCACAGTTCTTTTGAATAGTTCTGAGACATAGATTCAGGTACTCTGGCTTTTTTTTACCCGGTTTATTTTCCCAATAGAGCCAAATATCCCTCATTTCAACCTATCCCCAAGATACTTAACCTGTTCCTCATATGTTTTCACAGAATGTTTTCCACGTAACCTACCATCTACTTCGTCAGTTGGCACAATAGATTCCAAATCAACCAGCACATATCCGCTCTTGGTCTTAACAAACTGATCGGCATTTATGTCGATTATAAACAGACCATTGCTCCTAAGCCACTCCATAATTTCCATATATGAAAACCCCCGATCAGTTTCCTTATCTATGTATTCTATTTCCATTTTTCGTAAACCTTCATCTTCATCTTCATATGTTATGAGTTTCGGAATGTAAGGACTGTGCAATTTCTTATAAACACTTGCTTCGTAACTCAAATCGGTCTTGACCCACGTATGAGAGAATTTCACCGATTCGCGCTTGACAACGGTAAAGGGCGAATCGTCTTTAGGTTTTTTAAGAAAAACCGAGCGCCCGGCGAGACAGTTATTCATCTTGATGTTTTCATATACAGCATCGGAAGTTTCGTTAGTGCAAAACCAAGTCTTTCTCCGTCGAGTGGTTTTTCCATATCCGTCATTTGCTTCACACACAAGTTGTAAATCCCAATAAAATACTCTCAGATAATCATAACCATAGTTTGCCCCGTCCATCTCTATGTAAGCATTTTTATATATCTTAGAGAACGTATCGAATATTTTTATCTTGTTATCTTTAACATGATGTAAAACAGAGAAACAAAAAGCAGCTTTAGCGGCATGCTGCTCCATAGACAATGGCGTTAAATCTTCGCAGAAAAACTTCGGCTTGGGATTTAAACCAGACGATTCATTTACAAACCTACAAACATCTATATACTTCTTCTCTCTATCTAATCCTGTTGCAATATAGCCATGTTTTGCCAACTCAAATATAAAATAACCATGATTACACCCCCAATCAACAAAGGTGGAATCTGTGGGGAGATTCTCTTTAATATGCTTTATAATAGCATCTGCCCTATCTTTACAGATTCTTCCAGACTGCCCAACGGTTGCCTCATATCCAGCAACATTGAGTGGCTGATAGGTACTCCAACTATAGTCGTCTTTTTTAGATGCTTCTTCATACATCTTTAGGAGAGAATCTTTAGTAATCATTTCACCAACTCCTTAAATACTTTTTCCCAACTCTTCATGCTACTCTCCAGGCTCGACAACTCGCTACACCACTTCTTCGCATCAAGAGCCATCTGCTTGCGTAACTCTGGCTCAAAAGCCATCTTGGAAGCATAATAAATGAACTCCCTATCGTTCTTACAGAGCCAACCAGTAACTCCATGCTTCACTTGTTTCCTCCAACCGCCGCGATCATCGACTATCAAGATGCTGCCAGACGACATGGCTTCAAAGCCCACTCTGGGATAGTTTTCAGTGGTGTCAGTCGGCTGCAAGATGATATCACATTGCTTATAGAAATCTTGCTGACTCAGTTTGCTTTGGTCGCTATAGGTTTTAATCCAATCCATTGGCTTACCTATCTTCTTTTCACTTCTCTCGTCAAACCCAAGAATAACTCCACGCTTGGGAACAGGGGCAACACAATACTCCCAAATATGAAGAGTATCTTTGGAGAACTTATCAGCGTCTTGGCGGCTAATGTGACCTATGCCAAATGTCTTCTCATCCCTATCAGATATGAACGGAAACTTGGAAGGTTCGAAGTAAGGATTGAACTCAAGGAACTTGGCGTCTGATGTCGGATTTAATGCTTTCAGTAACGGCATGTTCTTTTCGAGAACCTCGCCGTTCTGATAGAGAAACCCCTTGATTAGCCCTTCTGCTGCCCACATTTTCTCCTTATCAAATAACCATGTCATGCAATTCACGAAAACAGGATTGCGGCTGTAGTGGTAAATCTGCGGAAGGTTGTCAAGAAACTCTGAGTTGCAGAAACCAAGAACTGGCGAGCCTTTTTCAATGACTTCAAAGTTGTTATGTTCATGGATGGTAACACCAAGACCTACCATTTCACCAAACAAAGGTTCATTCTTATAGCCCGCGTTGGTTGGAATGATATGGACATCCATACCCATCTTACACCAGACGATTATCTGGTGATGGAGTTCTGTTCCAGCACCACCATAAAGTCCAGGGAAGCCGTAAACATAAACTTTATTGGACATTCACTTACTTCCCGTCCCCTTCAACGAGCTTCTTGAACTCTTCAGGTGTTTGAGCTTCGCCGCATCTTGGAACACTTACAGGTTCCTCAGTAGGAACTACAAAGCCGTCTTCGTTTACTTCGATGAAGTGATTTGCTTGTTTTGACGTTGGAATATTAACTTTGAAAAAAAATGGAATTTCTGGAACCTTAGCCAAGTCAAGTCCAATATCAACATTTTCTATTTCATCTTCTCCAAGACGCTGCTTGACCATCTCGGTTACTTTAACACGAATCCCATGCATGGAGTCAGCGGTAAACTGCTTAGACTCTTTCACATAGTCGCTTAAAACTTCCTGAATGGAGCGTTCAATAACCTTAAGAGTTACTGGGTTCAAAATTCTTTTGGTTTTTTTAGTATTTGGTGGGGAAACTTCCGATACATCAGACACAGTTTGCGTTCCAGCATCCAAATCAGTAGTCACAGTCTTTCCTTCAATGGCATCAGTCATAGATTATCTCCGTATTATGGGTATTATAGATTATTATATCACAAGATTCTGATATTAGCAATTAAGAAATTTCATCCAGGCAACAATCAGTTTCCTGGCAGTTGACAGCTTCGCCGCTCACATAAGTTCTATACTTTGTATTTCCATCTACTGAATATTGCCAACCAGTGTCAGCAGTTGGTCCACCGTATTCATTTATCTGGTTGCCGACAACAAAAATAATCTTTTCAGTTATTTCCCATTCGCCGTCAATGTATGTACGCTGTTTTATGCATGCCATAATAACTATTTATCACTAATGTCTCTCATGCCATTTTCAGCTTCTTCCACATCTTTATCTTTTATATCACTTTCATCATTCTGATGTTTGATTTCCAGAAGTCTAAGCTTTCTCCCACCGACAATAGGAGTAAACTTTTGACGAAAAGCAGCTAGACATGCTTCTGCTTCCTGTTCAGGGTTGTACTTTCCCGATGTAATGGCAGCAGTCCAGGCAGCAAGCCAAACCTGTTGCTCCACGGTTAATCGCTGGTCTTTCATATATATTCCTTAGAAGAAGAATACCGACCAAACGGCTTTTCCATCAACAACATCAGGAACAACCGTGCAGCCACGATATACCCATCCCTCCGTAATTGCCTTATGAATAAGAGCCTTATAAGCATCCGGATCGCGATCAATGTCAATGACAGTGCCAAACTTTGACTTTGGATTCTTGAGCATGGCTTCTGGAGTACGTGGGGGAGGCGGCGGGTTGGTCTTAGCTGCTTCTGCGGCTATTTCTTTTGCTTTGGTGACTTCATCGCTAAGAGCAGCTATAGCGTCTTTATGGGTTTCTAGAAGTGTATTGACCGTATCTGTATTTTCCTTTATCCAGTTTACTATAGCACCCTTACAGGTACAGTTTGGGTTGGTATAGTAGGAATATACTTTGTCTAAGATAGTGTCTGCTGCCTTGGAGAAATCGGCTCTGAAGGCGCGTTCCTCACGAATGGAACGAAGTACGAGGTCAATTGGTTTTGTCAGTTCTGCCATGTGTGTTCCTTAGTCGTCTGTTAGAATGTTTCTTTTATATAGTATACCGCATATAGCATAATTTACAACAGCAAGAGCTATATTTGATATAAGTATTGGTAGTATCATGGTTAATGGATTGAAGATAAACGAAAATCCAAGAGCAACCCAAAAAGAGGCACAAGGAGAGCACAGGAGAGCGTCTCTTACGAGTGGAATTTTTGTTATATATCTTCTGACAGGTGAAAATACTTTAGAGTTGCTCCAGAGTTGCGACAGCGATATAGCCACGAGGAAGTAAATGATGAGCAATAGCATGGGAGCTATTATAACATAGAAAATATGTTATTTATTCGAAATTACGGTGGGCATATATCAGTAGTGTCGGGTGGTACATTATAGTTTGGAATATCTGTACCATAAACAACTTCTATTTCTTCACTAGAGCATCCATAGATTCCACAGTTGTTTATACAATCAGTCCAGTATCTCATCTCGTTCCCCGGGTCACCAACTGGGTCAGACCATGCGGTTGATTGGACACACGAACCGTCATCATCTACACAGGAAGCTATATTTGTCTGGTAGTCTGGTGAGGCGATCACTCCACCGCAGTCAACATACCATGTTACCTTATATAAGAAGCCATCTGTGCTAAGTGAAAGATTTGGATCTGGTGGGTCTGATATAGTCTCACAACCTTCTCCCGAACAATCGGCTGGATCACATATTGTAGTTTCTGCTAACAGATAACCGGATAATGTTGTTTCAGAAGTCTCATGCCATGCTTCAGGAGTACATTCAGTTACACAATCTGAAGTCAATGCGGTTGGAGTAAACCACCCACACGGTTCAACACCACCGTCTCTTTCTGACTGCCAAACAGTCTTACAGAAATTTGGTAGATATGCGCTACTGGAGGAACTTGACGAGCTAGAAGAGCTACTTGACGAGGAACTTGACGAGCTAGAAGAGCTACTTGACGAGGAACTCGAAGAGCTACTAGAGCTACTTGACGAGCTACTTGAGGAACTTGACGAGCTAGAAGAGCTACTTGACGAGGAACTCGAAGAGCTACTTGAGGAACTTGAAGAACCACATGGAGCATCTGGAACACCGGGGTCTTCATGGTTCCAACATGGTGCAGCATCGCCATTATAACAAGTATCACCACACAATACCTTAATATAAGTACCAAACCCATCATCTGTCCAATCAGATGGCGTGCAATCTTCTACACAGTAAACATGTTCATTGCCAGGACCACCTTGGTACTGAACATCCCACTCTCCGTCAACGCATGTTGCTATCATAACAACTTCACATTGTCCAGTGGGTGCGCTACTTGAGCTACTTGAGCTACTGGAACTGCTAAAGCTAGAAGATGAACTACTTGAAGGTTCATACGAGCTAGAAGAGCTACTCGAAGAACTTGATGAAGAGCTACTTGAGCTACTTGACGAGGAACTTGAAGAGCTACTAGAGCTACTTGAAGAACTTGACGAGGAACTTGAAGAGCTACTAGAGGAACTGGAGCTACTAGAGCTACTTGAGGAACTTGATGAGCTAGAAGAGCTACTTGACGAGGAACTTGACGAGGAACTTGAGGAACTTGAGGAACTTGACGAGGAACTTGAGGAACTTGACGAGGAACTTGAAGAGCTACTCGAAGAACTTGAAGAGGAACTTATCTTCCTCCCAACCGACTCAATAACACAATAACACTTCACATCACACTGATAAGGAATATTACATTCTTCTGTTTCGGTGATGTTGTTTGTTAAAATTGTTCGCCAACGTAGTCCTGGCTGCTCAATCGCATTTCGGCGGGTTTTTACTATTGCTTTCCGTTCGCATCCAGGCACTTGGTTGGCTGCGGAAGAAACTATAGGGCAATACGATTTCAACAGCTTATCAAGCTCACTGGAAGCATCTGTTCCAGTAACTTGACTGCCGTAGCGTGTTCTATAACCTCTTCCTCGTAGTGCCATAAGTTTCTTTTATTTATTATATCGTTATTATATAGTTATTCTATGCAACAATATGTCGTTGGTCCTGGGTTAGAATCTGGTATTCCAGCACAGTCTGGTGTAGTAAACCAAGTCGTACTGTCATACTGATATTGACCGTCACAATAACCGTCAGGATGATCGCATGTTTCAGTTGCGTAATATGTCCAATTTTCGCCTAACGTATCGCCACAGTCTGTTACCCAGCAAGCCCTACACAACGTCAAACATTCGTCTGTCTCAGGTAGTGATGGCTCTTCTGCCTCTACGCAATCTAGATCATCAGAACATAATGAACCACAAACAATTTTCTCCATAATGAACATAGAAGATTCTGGATCATAAATACACGTCCATTCGGATGGTGTACAACTACCTTCACATGTTGAAGAATATAAGTAAACTAGTGAATAATCGTAATGCCATACCTGATAGCATGTTCCTGTGGTGGACGGACTTGAAGAGCTGCTTGACGAGCTACTTGACGAAGAACTTGACGAGCTACTGGAGCTACTCGAAGAACTTGACGAGCTACTTGAAGAGCTACTGGAGCTACTTGACGATCTACTCGAAGAAATGGAGCTACTGGAGCTACTCGAAGAACTTGACGAGCTACTTGGGGCGCAACTAATTTGGTTTTTGCATGATAAAGATATCTCTGGCTTGGTGCCGTTACATGGTCCGTTTGGCGACCCGTCACCCACACATCCAAGATCACCATCAATACATGTATTATCGTAATAGCATTTTGATATTATTTCACAATCGTTACCTTCTGTAACTGTCCAGTCATATGATACATATCCAGCAGATTCACATGTCTGTCCAGGTTCAAGCGTGATACAAGTAGAATAAGGATACTCTGGATCATATGTTGGTTCGTTCCAGTAAAATTCCTCTCCGGTTTCTTCATCGTAATAACATTCTGCCGTAGCCCAGAAATTTATTCCACAGCATGTTGGTAGTGGTTCCGGTGAAGAACTTGATGAGGAACTAGATGAGCTACTTGAACTGGAACTCGAAGAACTTGACGAGCTTGAAGAGCTACTTGAGCTACTTGATGAGCTAGATGAGCTAGATGAGCTACTTGAAGAGGAACTGATGCAGCAATTTGGACCCGGATCTATTGTTGGTGTTTCTGGTGGGGTTGGTTGGACATCGTTACAGTTACCCACAACAGACACTACTGTCTGAACATAACAATGATTTTCATATAAGTATGCCCAAGTATAACTTTCATCAGTTGAACTAGTCACACAATTATTTTCAGAATCTGGGAATTCATGTGGCAGCCCCCAACCAGTTTCGCAATCATAGTATGATTCATACGTGCAATTACAATATTCCACAGCAGATGAACTACTAGAACTGGACGAGCTACTGGAGCTACTTGACGAGGAACTGGAAGAGCTGCTTGACGAGCTACTGGAGCTACTGGA